AAAAAGAATGGTTAAAAAGAATGGTTAAAAAGAATGGTTAAAAAGAATGGTTAAAAAGAATGGTTAAAAAGAATGGTTAAAAAGAATGGTTAAAAAGAATGGTTAAAAAATATATATTCAATAATACTTATTTTTATTGTGGAGGTACAGGTGGAGATGGAAGTTGAATTGGTTGTACAGGAGCGGGTACTGGCATAGGTGCGGGAGCTTGTACAGGAACGGGAGCTTGTACAGGAACGGGAGCTTGTGGGGAACTATTCTTTTGTTCTTCGGCTGCTCTTTCAGCTGCTAATTTATCAACATCAATATTATCTAATAAACTTAATTTTAACATAATATAAATAAACATCAAATTTGAAATGATACAATGAGGCATTGACATTGGAAAAGGTACAAGATATGTAGCATAATTTGCTAAAGTAAAACATAATACATTTGCAGTGTTCAATGTTACATTGATAATATTAGCAAACAACTTCGCAGTAAGACGAATTTTGGTTTCATCTGCACCATGAAACTCTTTAATTTTACTAAATTGTCGTTTTATCATTGCATGATAGCACTCATAGAATATTAGATTCAAGTTCTTGAAAAATAACATACTACCACCATACACTTTCTTGTATGTTCTATTTTTGTATTTTCGTGTTTTTAATTTCATTTTTCGATTACCTCCAGATTGATTTTTTAAAGCTTCTATTTGAGCCGTATTTAAATTGTATTGCATAAGCTCATTTAATAAACTATCTACTGTTGCATTAGGGTCAACAATAATATTATCCATGTTTACTTCGGTTAATGCTGTATTTTTATTATCTTTTAAGTTATTTATGGCAACTTGTATAGCAATTTTTGCTTCCTCTACCATAAATAATGGATAATTTTTTGTCAAAATACCTGTAGTTTTTAATAAATTCATGTTATATTTTCCTGGATCAATATCATAATATTTCAATAACTTACGAATAACACGATACTTTGAAATATTTGTACCAAACGCACTACCAATGGCATTACCAACTGAATCAGCTGCGGATTTAATTGTTTGACCTACTTTACGTGTAAAGTTACCTATACGTTGCAATCTAGTTTGATTTTCTGGTTCTGTACTTTCACTAGCTTTTTCGAATTCTGCTTCTTCTTTCTTATTCGCTTCGGTTTCTACTTTAATACCTTCTTTATTTGTCTCATCTAAAAGTTCTTCTTGTTTATTTTCTTTCTTAGCACGGAATAACTTGGGCAAATCACGAATACCTTTTACTGCTTTTACTAATAAATATATTTCTCCCATACCTTCTTGAAATTTAGCAGTTAACATATGTTCCTTCATAAAATCACGCATTTGTCCGATTAAGAATGTCCAATCTGACCAACCACCTGACCATAATGACCTATGAATTTGGTACTTATATGTATGCACAAATTCAAAATAAGGTAAATATTCAGGTTTGAAAGAAATAAACTTAGGATTGGATTCAGCCTTTTTCAAATCATCGGTCAACAATGCATCATTCAAACGTGCGAAATTTAATCTCGAAAATCCTTGATCAATAAATCCATATATTGCCTTATTATCATTATCTATTGCTTCGACTAAACCTTGTACTTTTTGTTTGTCTTCTGGATTAATAGATTCATTACCTTCATTACCTTCATTACCTTCATTACCTTCACCGCCATAAGTATGCTTTGTTTCCTCTGTTTGCTCTGTTTGCTGATTTCCTTTTGGTTCTTCTGTAAGTTTATAGTCTGACGGATATATATATCCATCTTCACTTATTTTTACACAATTATGTTCTTTCTTTTCATTGTCACAATATAGTCGTTTAATATGGTCTTCATTGATATAATTTATAAAGTATGCATTTTTAAATAACATACGATGTACATTTGCAGGGTTTGCAATGAGTGAAAACAAATATTTGCCCGAAGAACCAATATCCTTTAAACTTTTCATATTATTTCTTATATTTTTTAAACCAGAATACCCAGTTGAAATAATTGGTGAAATAGTAGCATTAACCAATCTTCCGACACCAACTACCCCCGTTTTTGCAATATTTTTTACAGTTTTTCCCATACTTTTAGCTCTTGACCACATTGTTCTCTTTTGTGTTGTTGAGTTGTTCGATTGTATCTTCATTTCTGGGTTTGCAGGATTCATTTCACCATTTTGATTCGAAACTGCTTGATTATTCGACGAACTGGGACTAAAAACACCAGTTACCCATTCCATAAATCCCTTCCCTCCGTGCATTTTTGTAATATCTCTAAATTTACGATTCAATCGTCTTTTTTCTGTTCGTAACTTACGCTTCGTTATCTTATGCTTCATATATATATATATATATATATAAATATAATAATAATATCATGCAAAAAGATGAAATCGTCAATGACCCGTTACAAAATATTGTTTTACCTGATATAGATAAGATAACACTCGAATGTTTCATGAACAGAACACGCTACAATAAATATGTAGCAAAAACAGACCCTAAACGTAATGCCGAAACAGAATTATATTTAGCTAATGTCAAGAAATATTGTGATAAAATTAAAAGTCTCACGGGAGATTTATTAGATGATCCAACTATGCCTATCACTACTGAAGTAAATGAAATGTTTGATGCCTACATGAAAACATTGATCAAGCACTTCCAAACAAAAGAACTCGAAAGAGGGAACGAATATAATAATTATGACTGTGATAACAATGAAGAAGAAACTCTTTTTGGGCAGATGGATGATGATGACCGCGATTTAACTGGAGTATCACCTAAAATGACATCGTTTTGGAGTGGCGAACGTATCATCAAACGAAGATGATTTCAAACTCTATATTTTAGGTAATATTTTTATACTAATATAATATATAGATGCAGAGATATACAAAATATAGTTACAAACAGAATAAAAAAATGAAAAAGAGAACAAGAAAACATCGTAAAAAAGCCAACAAATTGATTGGTGGTGTGAAAAAAGCGAAAACCATGAAACCCATGAATTGTAACCCGAAACAAAAAAATAAAACTATCAAGGAAGATAGCTGTATGACTGACGAAATTCTACATAAATTGAAAAATTCATATAACAAAGAGCATCCGACCACCTCGATTTCTTCGACAGAACCAACTGCAATATGGGCTGATTTAAAAGAGCGTATGACAACATGTAGCAAAGAAGATTGTTGGTTGGATGTTATCAAAGATCCGAATGAGCGCGAAAAGATAGACAAAGAATTATTTGCACCAGATATGCCAAAAGAGTGGAAATCCAAACCGAATACTTGGCTATCAAATTTCGATATTATGGCGGTTCTCGAGCAATATCAAGAATCACACCCTAATTTTAAAGTACTCGGCCCAACGCCCATTGATTTCGACACCAGACCACCCGAAAAAAATGGAAAATGTGTTTGGGAAGAATTATGTACTTTTTCTCTCAAGCATTATTTAGACAAAAAAAAGACGAAAATAGGTATTGTATTTAATTTAGACAAACATAATCAAGGTGGATCCCACTGGATTTCGTTATTTCTAGATTTAGACGACAAATATCTCTTTTTCTTAGATAGCGCAGGTGAAAAGATGCCAAAAGAAGTAAAGGCATTAGTCGAACGCATCGTCGAGCAAGGAAAAACATTAAAAGAACCTATAGATATAAAGGTATATGAAAATCACCCCACAGAACATCAAATGGGTAATACTGAATGTGGTGTCTATTCATTATTTTTCATCATTTCAATGTTAACGAACGAAGTAGAGGGCAAACAGTTCTCCAGTATTGATGAAAAGATTAAATTCTTCAAAGAAAAGAAAATTCCAGATAAATACGTAGAAAAATATAGAAAAATATATTTTAATAATTAGTTTTTTTATACTGATACTATAGAATATGTCAAATGATAATTTAGAAATAGAAGTCGAAGTATTCCCATATACTGACGACGATGCGAATGCCCCAAAAGAGAACAGTAAAGGTTACAAAGTAGGATATATTAAAGTTTTGGATACGAGTACAGGTAAACCCTATAACGACTTCGATGCTGTCAATACTTATTTGAAACAGACTTTCGGAACAGCAGGACTATATCATAGTATTGCAGATTGGTCCGGCAAAATAACTAACATTGACGAATACAACGATACAATGGAAAAGTTATTTAAAAATAAGAAAACGAAATTCATCCTTAGACCAACGCCAGTACATGGCGGTAAATCTAGACGATATAGAAAAAAGAACTTTAATAAAAGACGTAAAACTCATAAACGTAGAAAAAACATATAAATACAATGTTATCATTCTATTTATACGTAAAATAATATGGCACTTTATGTTCATCCGGAGAACCAAGAATTACTATGGAATATCATGAATCAAACGCCCTATTTAAAAACCATGTTATCATATCAAACAATAGAACAGAAACAAGAATGGTTTAAGAGCGTTATACAACTATTTTATCAACAGAATAATCATAGGACGTTAGACAAAGCGGAACTTAACCAATTAAATAAAGATACATTATCTTATATGTTGAATTATGCAAAGGCAGCCCCTCCGTCAAATAATATAGAATCCAGTATTTTATCTCAGAGAAATCAACGTACGGTTGAGACATTTCAACCAAAAATACCTACACCTCCCATTGTTCCCGATAATCGCGCTGAAATGTTTAATCAACAGTTTAATGTGAGACAAAAAGAATACGAAACAATGTTAGATAGAAAACCTCCAACCGAACCCGATTTTAAAGAAACGGTTAGTGATGGTGTTATATCAAATATGGATGAATTAATCAAAAAACATATGGCAGAACGCGATGAAGTTTTGAAACAATATGCTCCAAAACCATTGATTCCTTTACCTGAAAATACGGTTGAACCAGTGAAACCTAAAGAAAACGTTACACTCGAACCAGAAAATCCGCTAGAAGCCAAAGTTTCTACATTATCCGATAAAATCACCGCTTTACTAGAGCAAATACAGATTCTCCAAGAAAAGGTTGATAAAATACACATTAAATCGACTGTATTACCTAACGTTCCAACTGACTCTGTCATACCGACTGACACTGTCGTACCAACTTTACAACCTGAACAAGAAAGATGAATTACACGAATTCGATTGTTAGAAATATATTATTCTATCCTATAAATAATATATAAAAAGTTCAATATATTATTTACTATCATGGGAGAACGTGAACACGGTATTAAATTTTACTTACATAAATGTGCAGTAAAATATGATAATCCTGCCATTTTAGATATTCCATTTGAATGTGGGGATCGTGGAAACGTAGATAAAAACAACATCAAATATGTAATGTGTTACGATAAAAATGATCCATTATTAGAACCCTATTGTGGTGTGGATTGGTGTTTTTGCCATTGGCCTAGTGCGAGTATTCATTCATTTGAAGAAACAAAACAGCAAATCATCACGGAATCTAGCAAAGAACCTACCATTGATAAAGTAGGTTGGTATGGAAATATTTTTTCACCATTGGACGATGTTCCCGAATACCATACCAGACCCCTCCTTAAAAAGATTGGTGACGAAAACCCAGATATATTCGACATTGTACATATTTTACCACAACAATCCATTATTGATAACAAAATTCCAAACTACTTATCATTACCCGACCTTATACGTTATAAGTATTTAATTGATATTGGTGGAAATGGGTATTCGGGAAGATTGAAATGGCTCTTATTCTCAGGCAGACCTTTAATAATAGTAGATAGAGTGTATGTCGAGTATTTTCATAAAGATTTGATTCCATACAAACATTATATTCCGGTGAATATGGATTTATCTGATTTATTGGAAAAGGTGGAATGGATGAAAAACAACAATGAACAATGCTTGATTATGGCAAAAAATGCGTTCGAATTTGCTGCGTCGAATTTTACAGAAGAAAAATTGATTGAACGAGCATATTATGCTTATAACAATGTATCAAATTACTTGAAAACCAAATAAAGCAATTATTATAATAATATACAAAGATATTTTATTATAATCTATTATAATCTATTATAATCTATTATAATCTAGTCCATTGATGCACTATAAAATAATCGACCATAAATGGCAAAAACTACTGATAGATGAATATACGATGCGACAACATGGTTTCGATTTACAACATTTGCTAGAAATCGAACATAATGAAAACATCGATTTATTCGAAAAACAAATACAAGAATCGATAGTTGAAGGTTGGGTTCCTCTAGGTGCGCCCATATTTACAGATGGTTGGTGTAAGTCGGATACAGGAATATCCAAGCGAATGTATCAGGCCATGATATTAGAAGAGAAAGATGAGCCACGAAAACTGAAAATGAAAACTGAAAAGGAAATTGAGAAAGAAGATAATCAACCTCTACCTGTTACATTATTACCAAAATTATGCCCACGTCCTCCTACAATAAAAAGACAAAATTCTAGCCAAATTAATTTGAAATCACCGAGAACCACTAGGGCAGAAAGGTTGAGACAAGAATTTATGAGAACCAATGCTTCTACTAAAAATGGACTATAAAAATAAAGATTATTCAATAGTTTTACAAAAAATATTGAATACCCAATAAAAAACTAGAAAAAAAGTAGGAGGGACCTTTTCGTTTTTGGACATTTTTAAAAATGTCCAATTTTCAAAAGGTGGCCTAGACTTTTTTCAAAAGACCATCAAAAAATGGGTTCGCTGCATAATGCAGCAAATACCAAATTTTTAATTCTAGGCTGCGCTGCAACTGAAAAAATGTCGGAAAATTTCGGGGGATAAATTTAGCGACATTTATATATGAATATCGCAAAAAATCGCAAGACAAAAAGTGACAATTTTTTGTGTGAAAAATGTGGCTACACCACGCAGTCAAAAAAGGACTATACTAAACATATATCCACTGCAAAACATCTAAAATTAACAGAAAATCCCAAAAAATCGCAAACTGTTTATGAATGTATTTTATGTAATTATCATACTATAAATCGTTATGATTTCGATAAACATCAGAACACAGCAAAGCATAAGAAACGGTCAGGAAATCCGGAAAATGCCGAAAAAATAGAAAATGATATTGAATATACACCGATTATGCAGCCAACACATGACCTATTACGTGATTTGATACAGACGAATAAAGATATGCAACTATTTATGATTGAACAGCAAAAAGAGATGCAACACGCTATTATGGAGTTAGCCAAAAATAATCAGGCTAATACTGCCACTACAATTATACAAAATAATAATACGAATCACTTTAATTTGAATTTCTTTTTGAACGAACAGTGCAAGAATGCTATCAATATACAGGATTTTTTAGATAACATCAAATTGACTGTGGCGGATATCGAGGCAACGGGTCGCTTAGGATATGTGAATGGAATTTCCCGCATTTTCATCAATAAATTGAAAGAGATGGATGTGTTTACCCGACCTCTTCATTGTACGGACCTGAAACGCGAAACGGTATATATTCGAGACCAGAATGCATGGGAAAAAGAGGAGGATGAACAACCTAAATTGAAAAAAGTTGTCAAAATTATTGCACGTAAAAACTTGAAACAACTTCCGGCATGGCAAGAGAAAAATCCCGAATATGCTATCAATAATAGTCCACAGAATGAAGCTTTTACTCAGCTTTCGCTAACCTGCTTAGGAGCATTTACAGAAGAAGAAGATGAAAAGGATACACAGAAAATTTTGAGAAATGTGCTCAAAGGGATTGTTGTAGAAAAGAATCCGATAGGGAATTAAGAGCCATCCGTGTCGATAATCGAAGATTAGCCAAATGGCTACAAAAAGAAGGATTTCTCTATATGTTATTTTCATGTATAAAATTAGTTAAATGGACACCATTTCCAATATGGACATTGCCATCACTTAAATCTTTTCTTAAAAATCCGTTTTCATCAACGTATTTATCGTAAATATCAAAAAATACATATTTTTTTTCGATACATTTTTCCTTTATTTTTTCGTTAAAATATAAAACATATTTCTTTCGCTCTTCATCGGTTCCCAAATATGGATATTCCGGATTTTCCCAAACATTATACCTTTGAATAGGTGGAACGACATTATAGACACATATATTTTTCACCTTAATTTGCGAAGTAAGTATATTCAATTCAATTGCGTCAAAATAACTATTAACGATATTGTTTATTATATCTTGATATGTTGTTGTGTCAGTTATGTGTTTATGAATATGACATCTACAGTCTATTTCACCAAAACAGAAAATAATAGTATCACCATCGCTAATATCAAAATTACGAATATCACATCTATTTAATTTTTCTTTACCAAAACTATAACATAAAACTGCTCCTAAATGATGCTGCGTTATTCCAGTCCAACCATTACTCGAATGACTATCTCCGATTGTATGAATAGACATATATATGTATATGATAATATTATTATTTTCATATTGTTTTATAAAAATAATATACAAATACCTATTTACACCGCTGTGTGTACAAATGGATAGATATTTAAATCAATATCATTGACACCATGATTTGGGAAATCTAAGTTAGGGGTAGGCAATTGAGTGGTATTTAACTGAGGAACTGTATCAAAGTATTTTTTATTAACGTATGTTAATTCGATCACATCAGGAATACCATTCATTACGTGTGCAAAGTTATTGCCATGTGCATGTACGATATAATGTGTCTTTGATAATTTTTCTAAACATTTGACTTTATTATCATAACTACAACCCCATCCTTCGTTTGTAATTCCATGAAATTCTATGACAATTTGTTTATACTTATCTAGTTGTATTTCATCCATTTGTAGTAGCCATGGATATTCACCACCTTCTACGTCCATCTTCAAAAAAATATTATTGTAGGTGCTAGATAAAAAGTTCAAATTAGTATAATTATCATCATTCACCCAATTTATATTTTTTTTAATATATGTTATTTCTTGTGTATATTGGTAAGGATAATCTTGTATAGTGCCATCAAACGCATAGCTATTACCTTTATTCATATTATATGTATTAATAAAGTCTCGCGAAAAACTTTCTTCGTCACTTACACCGGCAGAAATATAACAGTCATAACCTCCATCTAATTCTGCGATTACATATCCTCCATCCAGGTTGGCGCCATATCTAATTTTCTTGTCGAAATTATAAACTTGTAATAAATGAAGATGGTTCATTATATCATGATTATTCTGTGTATCTTTATACCATTGTAATGATAAAATATATTTGGGTAACGTAATTTCATATCAACTTTGCATCGCGAAGTTCTAATTGAGCTCTAAAATATTTATCAAGATTATGTTCCAATGTATATAGACTATCCACGCGTTTACAGTCTTCGTTTTCTATGAAACAAGTATCCTTTACTATTTTTTCATTTAGTTCAATGACAGATTTCGTAATACCTTTTGACCATAGATATCTGGATACAACTAAGTCGTCCGACAAAAATGTGTCTGACCAGTTTTTACTACGTATATCTTCTATACTACGAACATTATGGAGAACCCATTTACTAAAATCATCTTGTAGAAAGGAACGACTTATTATATAACCATAAGCTGCTTCCATGATTTCAGTCACAGTTCCATTTGCACTACAATAATAAGGCGACATTAGTTTTTTTGGATACAATACTCCAGATACACAAAATGCAAATCTTCTATTGTATTTCAAAAAATTGGATATCAAATATTCGAATAAATATTTATTATAACAATTATCATCATCTATTACTATAATAATATCATCGGGTTTTATGATACTCATATTTACAATAGGGTAGATTTTAGTAATCGGTCCATAATCGTCACATTCATTCACGATAACTTTGTCGCGTAAACTGGATGATTTTACTATGGCTCTTAGTGCTTCTATATCATAATCGATGTTCAGTCGAATGCATTTTTTTGGGTAATGAATAATAATGATGTCTGGTTGATACGTTTGTTCGGCAATGCTATTTAATATTAAATGAATATTGGTAATGCGACTAGGAATACTCGTAAATGATACAATTATTTTTGACATAGTGTATAGATATATAATAGATTTACTTTATTACTATTTTACAAATTGTATTATTTCGACATCCCTTATTTTATCCAAGTCAATCATTATTTGTTTTACATCATTTTGCAAAGACTTTGAAATGTAATAACTGAAAGATGAACCATTCAGTTTTACAGGATTGAAGTTACCAATAAATATATTATTACAACATTTGGATATCAATAAATCTACTATTGCGTTTTTCTCTCTACCTTCAAAATGTTTATCTGTGAATTTATAAGAATATCCTTCCCGTTCAAAGAAATCAATTACGCCATTTTTTGAACTAGAAGATAAAATAATGGTCTCGTCACTTTTGTCAATATACGTTTCAATGAGCTTAATATACTTATCTTCAATGTATTGTTTGAATTCTATCTCAGACATTTCATTCATTTTTGACCAATGTATAATAGCATCGTCTTCTAGTCTTAGATGAATAACATTCGTTTTTTTATCACCTATTTTTTGTATAAAACTATCTGCCTTTTCAACGAAATCGCGATGAAACCGAATATTCAATAGAATGTTCTCAAACAAATCTTTATTGATATCATTTATCCAACCAAATGTATGTGTATATATATATATTTCACATTTAATAATTTCATTGATAATATTTTCTGGTACAATTCTGGAATCAATATTGTGTCCGTCAATTACAAGTAGACCATATCGTTGAAATAAAAAAATATTCATCTGTTCCAAGTCTATAATATTAGAAATAATAGTATAATCCTCTTTCGAATAATCATCTAAAAAATGGTCAAATATCAAAGCGGGTTTTCTATCGTAAATAGCAATAATAATACTGGTTACAAATGAAAATATTTGATTCGTAAATCCTGAACTCTGACGATATATTCTTGAATAATACATATATGTCATTTTACATCTGATACATTTATATTATTACACAAATAAATAATATGAGGTTTATACTTGTAGTTATTTATATAATAAGACAATGAAGATTCTTTATGGAACAAACGAAAAATGTATCGATGTCACCGAAATATGCTGTTCAAAGTTACAAGAAAATAGTATCATCACTATACCAGCTGGTGATATAATTCGTTCAGAAATTTTCACAGACCCAGATTATGGTAATATAAAGCATGTGTATGTAGTGGACAATGATGGCATTGTCAACGCTTTCGATGAATCAGTTATGGTAATAATGGATACATTGCAAGGTTTCATGAAAAAAATAGTTATCGATGATATAGGCATGAAATTACATAAAATACACTCAAATCTGAAGTGTCAATATGGAAGTTTAACTGATGAGTTATCTGAGCAAAGAATGGCTGTTACATACTTAACCGGCAAAGAAAAAGTATTAGAGTTAGGTGGTAATATAGGCAGAAATTCTTTGGTAATTGCGAGTATATTAGGTGAAGAAAACAGTAGCAATCTTGTAACATTAGAATGTGATACATATATAGCAAACCAATTACGCGAAAATAGAGACGCTAACCGATTTTCATTTCATATAGAAAATGCAGCATTATCAAAACGAAATTTGATTCAAAGGGACTGGGATACGATTGAGAGTGATATTTTATTAGATGGCTATAACCCAGTAACAACGATTACATTAGACGAATTGAATGCAAAATATAATATTTTATTCGATACACTAGTACTTGACTGTGAAGGTGCATTTTACTATATTGTAATGGACATGCCCGAGATTTTAAATAATATTACGCTAATTATCATGGAAAATGATTACCATGAACTATCACATAAGGAATATATCGATGCGGTCTTGAAAGAAAAAGGGTTTTATGTTGATTACAGCGAATGTGGTGGATGGGGGCCGTGTGAAGATAGATTTTTTGAGGTATGGAAAAGGTAATGTATGTTTTCTTGTAAAATTATATAAAAATTGTGAGTTTATATAATTTATATAATTATCTCCAATGGAAAACCTATTTGCAAATACATTTTTGATCAATCTAGAGTCACGACCAGACAGATTAGAACATGCAAGCAACGAGTTCGCTAAAATAGGGCAAACTTTTGAACGTATCAATGCTATCAAAATGAAGACCGGATCTGTGGGTTGTACCATGAGTCATATACGATGTTTGGAATTGGCTAAACAACGTAACCTAGACCATGTCTTTATTTGCGAGGACGATATTACATTTACAAATCCGGATTTGTTGAAGGATAACTTGGCAAAATTCGATGAAAACGATGAAATTAATTGGGATCTTTTGATCATTGGTGGCAATAATGTGCCGCCCTTTCAGCAAGTCACACCATATTGTGCTCGTGTATTTTACTGCCAAACAACGACGGGTTATGTAGTAAAAAAACATTATTATGACACTCTTTTACAGAATTTTAAAGAGAGCGCAAAACAACTCATGCTGAATCCAGCGAATCACCAGACGTATGCTTTGGATATGTATTGGAAACGTTTGCAAAGACAGGATTTTTGGTATATGATAACACCACCAACAGTAACACAATATGAAAGTTATAGTGATATAGAAAATCGTGTCGTGAATTATGAGGGAATGATGTTGGATATGGAGAAAAGATGGCTCAAGAGATAGACCTCATGTCAAACGCAAAAAGTTACTTAAAACCGCCCTGTTTTTCTCTTCATATTGCATAGTTCTCAAGTTGGATGTATGTTCCTTTTGTAACATACGTTCTCTATATTGTTGTTCTTGTTGGGCTAATAGTCGTTCTGCATCTGTTTTTTCAAGAGGATTCAATGATTGCCTTCCACGTTCTCGCATAAGATGGTCTGTCGAAGCATATTTCGGCACTTTCGCGAAATCGCGTTCGCTAACTGAGAAAACAGTTTGATCTTTATGGACTTTTCTCAAATCATCGTACTTCAATTTACTAAACGGGTCAGTAGTGACATAATCCTCTTCTTCGTCTTCATCTATATCATGTAATCTTGCACCCGGACCTACACATAGGTTCTCCACTCCCTTATATTTAGAAAGAGCCGCTTGTGCTTGTGTTTCTTTTATTCTATCAAACACTTGACCCATGTTTTTGACATTGACAGATTCATTTATTTCGTATTCGTTCGTGTCTTTGGTAAACCATTCATTACGTCGATTATCGGGTTTCTGCGTCATATTGGCATCAAACAAATCATTGAATTTACGCTGAAATTCAGCTTGATTCATTTCTTTGATGACAGAATTGACGGTCTTTTTAGACACGTCATGTGCTTTGATAGACTCATATTCATATTTCTTATCTTCGACTTTCTGATTTTGTTTTATTTGGTTCTCATAATATCGAACCACCATATCAAATGCTTTTTTATAAAAAAGAAAATACTCAGGCGGAAGTCTTGATTTATCAGGATGTGTCATGAGAACCTTCTTTTTAGCTCGCTTCATTTCTTCAATGGAAATCGAATGCTTACTCGTTAAATCAAAGAGTCCCAATATCTCATCAAACGTATACATATGTACGTCTAAATTATGTGATTTCGACATGGTTAATAATATATAATATATATTATTAGCGTCAAGTTTTACCAAATGTTCATTGGTGCATTTTAGTGTTTAGCATATGGAACAACGTTGGGGGCAGGTGGTTGTTGATTTTGATTTTGTTTAGGTGGTTGTTCTGTTCCCGCATAGTTTTTCACTACATCTAAAGTAATTCCGAACATAAAAATAAGAAAGACGAAGGGTGCTACAACCAAAAACCAAGAAATGGTCTTATATCCTTTGGTACATAGGAAGTTTAAGAACCATGTCCAAATACCAATGAAAACAAGATTTACAACAATGGACATAGCATTCATAGTCATTAAACTAAAAACCATACCGATTATGGCAATAATGAGGTATATTAGTGCAGGTGTACAAAGTTGGGTGAAAGATATATTCAATTTGGGGAAATTCATGTTGTTGAATTATATATATTGGCGATAAAATTATTTTTTTGCGTAACGTTTACATGATTTACGGGATTTTCTAGATTTATTTCTTCTATGTCTTCGTGTTCTACGACGACCACCAGTTCCAACAGGCGCAGTTAAATAATTGGATAATGAATTTGGAAAGGGAATAGATGGATTATCTGATGTTTGTTTTTTTACCCAATGATCACTTCCGCCATCTTCATAATTTGCTTTAATATATGCTTCCTCTTCTGGTGTTAACTTTCGCCATTTTCCTCTATAAGATTTTCTTTCTCCTTGTTCGCCTATACAAATACCGATCCCTTTCGTTTTATTTCTAAAGGTGCTACCAAACCCGTCTTGATTCTCTATACTTATTATATTTTTGATATCAGCGTCGCTTACTACTTTAGTAGCTCTTGCAGAACTATCAGTAAACTTTCGTTCTGCTTTTTCACAGCCTTCACCTACAAAATAGTTCAGATTGTTCATATTACAATATATATATATATATATATATTATCAATATAATTATCTAAAAAAATGATGACATAACATATACAATACTATGCCGGAGATTATTACTAAAATACGCGACAGACAAGAATATTTGGAAATCATACAAAAGAATCCAGGACGAATAGTTGTGAAGTTTGGGGCTAAATGGTGTGGACCATGTAAAGTCATCGAACAAGACGTGATTCATGCATTTCATCAGATGCCGAGCTATGTCCAATGTATAATGATTGATATAGACGAATGTCCTGATGTATATGCATTTTTGAAAAGTAAAAAAATGCTGAATGGCGTACCAGCACTATTATGTTATAAAATGGAAAATATGAGTTATATACCCGATGATATAGTGGTAGGTTCTGATAAGGCAAAATTGGCGAGTTTTTTTAATCGTTGCTTACAATTCTGAATATTAGACTGTTACAACCAGTTGTCCATTGTCAACCAAGAACTCTTTTAATGATACTGCTAATTTAGACGAATCATTGGAAGGATTACTTAAATCAAAGACATTATCCCAGAACTTAGATGTAATATTGTCTTGGATAATGGTTACCATGCATGGATCTGCATACCGTTTCAGTATATTACTTTCCAACTCTTTTATCGTATCTCGATACATAAAGTAGTTTTGACCGTATTTTTTATAATTATAAATGAAATTATAGAGATAGAACCTGTAACCAAACCATTCATAAAAACACTCTGAATAAGGAGTTGGATTCAGACATTTCTGCACAACTTCTGGAATATTTTGTTCGGACGCTGTTTCCAGCATATTCGGACAACCTAAGAATTTTACAAAATTACATATCATGAGTTTTTGTGGAGGTATAGAATGGTTCTTTGCCAGATTTATTATATAACTCATCAAATCTGTCAGTTTTTGTCTATTACAGTAATAGTGAAATAAACAAATATCCATATTTACATCATTTATGCTTTTTAGTAGGCGAATATTTTGTTCTAAGTTTACTTGGTTGTTAAATTGATCTAATATAATACAAAGCGGGTGTTCGTTTAATGATTGTGTTTGCATAAAAGCGGGGACCATCTGTGTCAAACAATTAGACCTGTGTTTTGTATTTGATTTTATATCTGGAAATTGAACAGTCGTTTCGTTCATCTTACCACCGATTGAAACATAAATAGATGTATATTCACCATAGGTTTTCGTAATATCATGAATCTTATGCTTCAATAAAGTGAGATCCTGTTCGGTTATCGTATGAATACGAGGTGTTGAGTTCACTTCCGTTTCTGAAAAATCGCTGACATCAGAAATTTCGGACATTGTTATATGTGTTTGCTTTTTGCCTTTATTATAGAATGTATTTTATAATAAAATCTTTTCAATTTTTTATCATACGTTTTGAACGGTTTTTTCGATTTGATCTAGTTCTATGTTTTTTTCCACCAACTTTTGCTTCAGTAGATGTTTTGTCTAAACCTATGGTCGATAATAAAGAGGGAGTCGGTTCAGGTTCTGTTTTTGAAGAAAAAATATTAGGTAACATAGATGTTGATGATTGCGTAGAATTATTGTCTGTTTGTGCTCCGCTTTTATCTAAAATTGTTACAGCAGCTAATGCTAAAGCGGTTGCACCAACAAATACATAAGTCAATAACGGAATAGACTCGTTATACATATTATTAAATTCTTTATAGTATAAACAGATTTTTTGTACAACAAATATTGATTTCTATTACTGTTTTTAATTTTCTAATGTATAATAGTAATTACTAATGCATAATGGTAAGGAATTATTATGTTTTAGAAATATTAATTGTAATTCAAATATATATCATGCCAAGATCGCGTGACCATTCCAGTTCCTCATCCAGTTCCTCATCCAGTTCATCGTCCAGTTCCGATTCCTCATCCGATTCCTCATCCAGTTCCAGCTCTCACCATTCACGAAGACATAGACATAGACACAGACGTGTATATCATTACCACTATTATTACGATGATGATTATCGATTTATTCTACCATTATTATTCTTTGCTAGACGAGGAAGTTATTTTTATGACTAATTATATTTGTAGAATTGTATCCGTAAGAGTAACAGGCTTTTTATTATAGACATAACCGCTATACTCTTCTTCATCTCCACATGGTTTATGCATTTTGATTAAATAACGCATTTGCCATTTATCTTCATAACTGATTTCGTACCATTTTACGAAATAATTACAAACACACTTGAAATGATTTGTTCCATAAAATTTCACGGACTTATAAATATCACCGATAGGCTGATATGAATTGTATGTTAAGAAGCAAATATGGTATTCTTTTGTTGTCTTGTGCAATACCATTTTTCGATTATTGAAAGACAATATCTCGTTAATCATTTCAATTGGTAACATTTTAATTATATAGAACTGTATATTTTTATATAATTTATCATGAAGTGATATCTGTCCATTCGCCTAGTAATCCGCCTGATTTTAAATTCGGCTTAAATTCACTTGGATAATTCATTCGATTATATTCTTCGATGGCGTTTAGTTTGTCGATTTCGCTAGTATAATTGTTTTCTAAATAACATAATAAATCCATTTGTTTTCTGAAACGAGTAATGTTCATAATTACCATGTTATCGTCTGTCTCATTACGCAAAGGGCCTCTTCTCATATCATACCCAGCAAAAAACGTTTCATTTACTTTTGGTTCTATTTGAATCCTTTTTATATTTGCATTGGAATCAGGCGGTGTTATTTTAACCGGTGGTTTGGGTAAATATTCCTCGATAATATTTGAATTGTATAGTGGTAGACATTTGAAATGAGCTCTGTGATTCAACACAAAGCTCATAAAAAAGGTTCTCCAAAACATGTATAATAATTAAGAAGAATAATAATATTCCAAAAGATATTATTATTGTCTAGTTGTGTTTATTCTATTTTACTTTATCTTTTATTTTACTTTATCTTTTGTTCTTTGTTCTTTGTTCTTTGTTCTTTGTTTTAATAGCCCAACCTTTTACGCACACTCGCACATTTATCAGCCCAATAATTTTTTGTTTCAATAGAGACGCTAGTATGCATATGCTTCTCGTATTGTTCAGGACTATCGAAAAAACAACTACCTGAATCCTGACCCAATTCTCCAGTAGCCATCTTTACCTTGAAAAACTGATGTTCATTAATAGAACCGACCAAATAGTCACGATATCTAGTACCTGTGACTGCATCTCTTATACATGTTCCAGGACAAATAGGAGACGTATAGATTACAATTTCTGTTCGTTTACCATTAATCGTTCTAACCAATTTATGATAATTTTTATCAGTGGATTCATATGAGTCCTTTGTCTTCTTACGATTATATTGTTTAGATTCGATTGTAGATGATGTATCGCTCATCATACCATATGCTGGTTGGAAACCGTCGTCGTCATCTTCTTCTAGCTGATACGTATCGGTTTCATCAGGAAAGGAATCTTCATTCAACATATTATCGTGCATTTCGTCCTCATAGTTCATTTAGAAAGAGTTTGATAGAATTAACTATACTACTGGTCGCTAGTAACTTTACCGGTAGTATAATACATCAACGAATCTTTATATTATTTTCTAATTTGTTTTTTGAGTCATATTGAAAAAAAAATTACATAATGTTATATATATTATGGCAAAAACACCGAGAGAATTAATTATGGAGAAATTTATGGGTGAATTACCACCAATGATTGGTGAATTAGAAGAAAATGCCGAAATAGCAGATGATACAAGCGTTGTGGACGAAGATGAAGAGAATATGGATTCTACCGAAAAAGGCAAAGATGAACATATTGATGTAGACACATTAAAGGAATCCGATGTTCAAGAGATTCATTATTTAAAGGATGAACCGTTATCTAAGGATTTCGGGTTTCAACGTGACTTTTCGAAAGCATATAAATTAGGTGTTTTATTGTATAAAATTAATTCTGAATCCTATAAACCATTTTTAGAATTTTTGTTGAAATCACAAGATAATACAGTGGATATACCTTTATTTGATTTAAATATGGAGGCTTTTACTGAACAGCCTCTTGTACCTACACAAGAGCCTTCGCAACAGCTTGTACAAGGACCTTCGCTAGAACCTACGCTAGAACCTGAACAACAGCCTTCGCTAGAACCTACGCGACAGCTTGTACAAGAACCTGAACAACAGCCTTCGCTAGAACCTACGCAACAGCTTGTACAAGAACCTGAACAACAGCCTTCGCAAGAACCAACGCAACAGCTTGCACAAGAACCTGAACAACCGCCTTCGCAAGAACCAACGCAACAGCTTGTACAAGAACCTGAACAACATCCTTCGCTAGAACCTATACAAGCTGAACAACAGCCTACGCAAGAACCTGAACAACAGCCTACGCAAGAACCTATACAAGCTGAACAACAGCCTACGCAAGAACCTGAACAACAGCCTACGCAAGAACCTGAACAACAGCTTACACAAGAACTCGATGAAAAAAAGAAACTAGAACAAGAACAAAAACAAAAAGAGCTATTTGGTGGAGATGATTCAGATGAATCAGATGACCCCTTCTTCCGACAATGTGCCAAGTACTATGAGTCACTAACATCTCAACCATTCGATAAAGCAAGAAATAAATACAAGGGATTTGTCGAATTAGATAATAATATAATTATAGCAGTATTTGATCATACTGATGAAGATGAAACTGTCGAAGATAAAACTATACCAGCCAATTCAATGACAACCGCAATCGTCGATGAAATCGTCAACAAAAAGAAGGTATTAGATTTGACTGTCGGTGAGAACATGATAAAAACACTTGAACAGCATCCGATTCTACAATACATTTTAAATGATGAAACCAGCGGCGCAATCGATATACCCATAGTAGTATATATTTGCAAAGAAGCGCCTGATAGTAGTTATGATAATGTATTCTATGAATCAGAAGAAGAACAGAATAGAGAACATTCTATGATATATGAACCCATATTCCACGAACAGTTCGGAAGCACTCATGTGTTCTCCAAAGAACCACTCGATGAAAATAATCAACATTTGATAAAACGATTCGCCACATTCACGCAAAATACAGTTTATTTATTGAATAAAAACATACCACTCGGAGAATACAGTCATTTGAAAGAAAAATTAAGCGTTTGTTTCTGGGAAAATGACAGTGAATTCTTTTCGGTAAAAACGACAGATTTGTTTATTGAACTATAAAGTCAGTTGGGGCAGTTCCATGCAAATGTGCAAGTGTGTAATTACAATTCTACATTTTTAAACCACAAATGCTGACATTATATACTAAGTATTTAAAAACTTTAGTATATAATATATATTATATCCCAACCCCGATACATGTACCAATATGTTTTCGGTATTACATTATTTGATATGTTAAAACCTTATCTTAGAAAACATGTATTGAAAAACGTTGAAAATCACGAGTTTTTATTTTTGAACACATTTGTTATACTACTTATCACAACATGCTATTTTACCTACGAATATTTCTTTGATAACCGGTTTTTAAATAGAACAATTGAGAACTGTTGCTCTCTAACATACACACAAATTGCGGCACTTTTTTTCGTATCCCTGCTAACAGTATGTTCAACTTTACTTTTACTACAATTCGATAAAGTACATAACACACCATCGGTAAATACTATTATTTTAAAATCGTTTTCATTGATACTTTTATTTATAGTAGGTATCGCACTTTTTCGAGAACAATATACAACGAGAAAAATAGTAGGTATAGTGATAACGATACTAGGTATTTTAATTTTGACTACATAAAATGATGTGCTATACAAAATTATCACCCAACATAGTAAATTCATTGCTATTCAAAAATTTCAATAGGACATCAGGGTCAACTTCTTCCTTCAAATTATTGTATATATCATCTCTCAAAGGTCTGCGCTCGTATTCTTTTACATATTTACTGATATATTCTTTGATAGGGATACATGCTTGTATGTATTTTTCTTGTGCTTCCTTAGTACTTCGCTCTATCGCCAATATTTCTTCTTTCTGTTTTCGCATAGTTTCTCGTGTCCGTTTCAACTCACTGTCTTTATCCTTCAGCTTGGTCTGAAGTGATGTATTGATCGCATCTTTCGATTCGAAATCGAAATCATCCGTCGATTTTCCGATATTAAGATACCATTGATGACGGATTTCATTCGCGCTAATAATGGTATTACATATATCGGGCTTCTTCAATGCATCGAAACGCTCTCTTTCTACCGATTTATCGGCACCTTTGAACGTCTTATTAAATTTGGCGATAACCTTTGCATCTACCATAGGACTCGTTTCCATTAAACGGTCGAATTCTTGGCGATTCAGTTTTAAGAAATGTCCAGCGTCCATACGTTCTTCGGGTTTTTTCGCCAATTCTATACGTATATTACGCGCGAACTTATCCCATGAAATGGCCGAAACACGGTGTGCTTCATTTAACTCCGATATTTTCAAATACTGCTGCACAGTGGTAAGGATACCAATAAAAATATTAATTGCACCGATAGCCATCGGAGAATAAGATTGATAGGCAATCGGTAAGCTGGTTTGTGCGAAAGATGCCGTACCACTAATCGTGGATAGAACAATAGCAGGTATAGTGAACCAGGCATGCATATAAGAATAGCGTGCATGCGATTCCGCGTTTAACCATTTATAACATTGGGCAACATCACACCATTCCACCATAATCATTTCGTTTTCAGGGGACCATTCTACATGTACAGTATTACCAGATGGAACGGTGCTAACTGCATCGGCGTTATCTACGGCTGGTCTACTCTGTTTATCTAAATGTTCTTGTTTTGCATGTATTTTCTTTAATTCAATCAAGTTCTCCTTTTCCTCTTCAGACATCTCAACAATATATAGTTGTGATATATATTTTTGTGTGTGTATGTAACTATTATCCTCATCTCTTGTTTCTTCTCTTATTTTTACGTGTTCCTCGTGACGACTTTGACTTACGACGAGAGCGTCTACCACCGAACAATCCAAACAATTTTTTACGTGGTGTAGCTACTGAGCCTGATTCCGATTCTGATCTCTTTACATCTACCATGTCAGCTTCATATTTGCGTATTACCTCTCTTAACCAATCGATTCTTTTATGCTCATCTACTCCTTTATTTTTTAACCATTCCAAGTTTTCATTGGTTTTATCTGTAATGTATGCATCATATTCTTTTGGATGTTTTTTATTGTACGCGTCACTCCAACCTTCCGAATTTGCATTTATACGCAATTCTGCAATAATTAGGTCTTTCGTCCATGCAGCATCTACCGGATTGGTGGAATTTATATCCTTGACAAGATATGCGGCCTTTTCTTGAGGTGACAATCTAAAGTAGTCTCCTTTGTTTATGTTCAAACGTAATGTGATTTCCATTTTATAGATAATCTATATTATACAACTAGATATTTTACTGTTTTCAATAAAATTCGGTGTATAGCTATATATCATCTTTACTCTGAACATCTTGAATTTCGTCATTATTCACATCTTCTAATACTATATTATTAGTAACCGGACTATCTATTTTATTTTTTGATAACATAGTGTCTATTTTATCTAATACTTTCTCACTATTTTCCATCAAAAACTCCGAGTCTTCTAAAATATTCGATATTTCGACATCCTCCCCAATAACATAGAATTGGTGTAATCGGTCTTCATCTGTAATATCGTTGATAGAGAAAGTACGATTAATATTTATGTTATCATCCACTTCTTTATAGAATTCTTGCATACGCGTATGCAGCCGATTTAATTGTTTTCTCTGTGAAATATGGAAGAACGAAAGATAGTTGATATATAGAGTAATCTGTTCTCTTAGAAGTCGGTTCTCATAAGAAAGTGTATTCAAAAAGTTCGATATAGAGAACCCGACCCTATGATTTTCATTATAGTGGTCAATATCGTTATCTTTTGCCGTCGTCTTAACATAAAGCTGATTAATCAAAACCAATATGTTTGCATGTACGTCTTTGATATCTTCAACTTTATATTCTTGGAAAGGTTCTAAATCTTTATAAACAGGATACGTTTTCATAATTTCTTCATTTATTTCTAAATCCGACTTGTTGTCTTTAATGAAGTCCAAAATAATATTATATAGTTTATAGTAGTCACAATACATGCGATTATTCATTAAAGCACGAAACCTGTCGATATGTTCCATCTCTAATGTAAATGTTTTGTATTGAAAATAAAATGAATCCAAACAAAATAATAATGTTTTTTTACAATTTGTTTTGGTAAGATCATTATAAACTTTTTTTAAATCTGCTAATTTACTAGCAACTATGACTTTTATCTTGGAAACCTCTTGTTTCAATGTAATAATATTATTAAAATGAGTTTTTAGCTTTTCTATATGGAATGCATGAGCAAAAATATTATCGTTATTTATCATACTATATATAGTGATTTTATAATTTTTTCAAAAAATTGAATGATAGAAAGCTATTTTGCATAAAATTACAAATACCCCTTCAAAATATAATAATGTGCTCAGCGATTGAAGATAGCGAACTTGTATTCCATTCTGAATTGAATGATGATGGCAACCATTTCGGTATTTTGAAACTGAAGGTAGCAAAAGTCCCTGTAACAAATAAAACCTGTTTTCTATATTTTAATGTCGATAACTCGGGTTCTATGGAAGAATCCCATCGCGGTAAATCGAAACTATCTTATGTAAAAACAACCTTAAAAAATATGATTCGTTTTCTAGTAAATCAAAACGCCGATATTTATATTCAAATACAAACATTCAATAATAAAGTAGAACCTTTGGTACACCTTAGACATATAAATGAAGACAATGTTACTGAAATTATAGAAAAAATAAATGCTCTCGATGCTGAAAATGATACGGATATAGGCAATGCTATTGTCGTAGCAAATGAGTTTATTGAGAATTATAGGATGGCGAATCCCGAACATGAGATAGGCCATATTTTCATGAGCGACGGTTCACCCACGAGCGGCATGACGAATCCAGTCCAACTCGCCGAATTAGTCAAAGATGAATTCAGTAATACATTTATCGGTTTTGGTATGGATCATAATGCGCATCTTTTCCATAAGTTCTCAGAGAAAAATAATACAGAATATAGATTTATTGATAAGATCGAAAATACAGCTATGGTATATGGCGAAATTATCCATCAGTTATTGTATCCGGCACTTAGAAATGTAGTGTTTCAAGTGGCTGGTGGCGAAATATATGATTGGAAGACGAATACATGGTCAACGCAACTTACTGAATCAGTAATAGTAAGTGAATTAGAAAAAATATATCATATTCGTTCTCTGTATTCTGCGTCTGAAGTACAAGTTGATATCACACAAGCAGACGAACCTGAAATCATCGACGTAGTTTTACCGTTACCTAGTTTGATGTCAGAAATAGATGGTTCAATAACACACTCTAGTATTGAAGATTTAACAAAATATATTTATAGACAACGTACGATGGAGTGTTTATTCGAATCTAAAAAGAAACTCAACAGTGAGAGAAAACGAGAACTCAAACAAAAAATGCGCGATTTATTTAAAGAAATGCGGGGGTATATGCGCGAACACAATTTGCTAGAAGACCCTATGATGAAACTACTTTGTGATGATATCTATATTACGTACAAGACCATGAACTCGGCATATGGAATGATGTTTGCTGTGGCGAGATGTTCGTCACAGGGACGCCAACAAACATACAATACAACGCTGAATAACGATGAGGAAGAAGACGATGCAGATCGGTTAGTCGATGAGTATGATAGCGATTGTGAGACAGTTATATTAAATTACGGTTCAAGACGTCATGGTCGACGTCATAATATTTCTAGACATGGTTCGATTGATTCAACGGAACAGGAACAGGAACAGGAACTAGATGAAGACGATCTAGATAACTATACTGCAACTAATAATAATACAACTTGTTATTCTACACCTACCATGTTAAATACGATGAGAGAAATGAGTCAAGGTTGAAATCCATGTTTTAGAATCATAGAACCATAATAAGATTTATGGTAAAAAACGTATAAAAAATATAATTTAGTAATATAATAAAAATAATTATGGAATCCATACAAGTTCCTGAGAATTTTCGTTCTATTATAGTAGATTTTACTACCGATTTGTCCGCCACTTTCCCTGAATATGCATATTTATGGAGTAAATGGACAAATCCAGCTCTTTCAGAAGATGAACTAAATGGTTTATTTCAATATTGTATGAAAGTATATCCTGAACGTTTTTTTGATGTATTGAACCAAAATAATGAGATCTTTCACCATGATAATACAACGAATACTATGTTTTTACCGAATGTTGAGTTTAAACTATTATTCTCTTGTGATGGTGTCAGCGAAAATACCAAGAAAACGCTATGGAAATACATACAACTTATATTATTTACAGTCGTCAGTGGAATTCAGGACAAAACCACATTTGGTGATGCCATGAATATGTTTGAAGGAATTGACGAAACCATGTTACAAGACAAATTAAAGGAAACAATGGAAAGTATTAGTAGTTTTTTTAACAAGGAGACGATGGACCAAGACAGTAGCCAAAGCCAGGACCAGGACCAAGACCATGAACAGGGTTCAAAAACCCCTTTCACAATGCCTAATTTGGATAATATGCAGGATCACTTAAAATCATTATTTAATGGTAAAATCGGTGCATTAGCACAAGAAATGGCTGAAGAAATTTCCGGTGAATTCAAAGACTTATTAGGCGAAGACATGGATAATGTAAAGAACACAGAGGATGTTCTCAAGAAACTCATGAAAAATCCGAAGAAGATTATGGATTTAGTAAAAACAGTTGGCGGTAAATTAGATGCTAAAATGAAGAGTGGCGAAATCTCGAAAGAGGAAATTATGAAGGAAGCCACCGATATGATGCAGAATATGGGTGGAATGGATAAGTTTGGTGATATGTTTAAGGAAATGGCGAAGAATATGCAAGGAGGTTTGGGTAAAAACATGCGTGTAGACGTGAATGCTATGGCCAGAATGACAAAGCAACAGGAAATGAAGGAGAAAATGTTGGCAAAGTTAAGAGCCAAACAAGAAGCACAAGCACAGGCCAAGTTTTCGGTTCAACCTACAAATACAGCAAACAACTTCGTTTTCAAAATAGACGGTGAGGAAGGTCAAGAGAAATCTTATATCCACCCTGATATTTTGAAAGAAATGGAGCGAGAAGATGCTAAGAAAGCAGAACAATCTAAAAAATCCGGCGAAGGAAATAAGAAAAAGAAGGGGAAGAAGAATAAATAATCATATTTTTTTATTTTCACATCTTTTAGTATACAGATGAGTATTAGCAAATATATTAACATCCCGCTATTTTTGTTAAGTTTAGCGTTCGGACTTTTTGCTGTATATATTACGTTACCAGACACTCGCAAGATCTATGTTTACCCTACACCTGAAAATGTAGGAGTTCTTCAATACAAGGATAAAACCGATACATGTTTCTCGTTTAAACAGACCGAAGTCACTTGCCCAAGTAGTGATAGTGAAATTACGAAAATACCTGTACAAGCGTAGCGGTTATACAAGCGTAGCGGTTATACAAGCGTAGCGGTTATACAAGCGTAGCGGTTATACAAGCGTAGCGGTTATACAAGCGTAGCGGTTATACATGGATAACGAAAGGATAATTATTCTAGAAAAATCTTTTCATATTATACTATATATAATATGAACTTCAGAAGATTATTAAATACACCAACTGGTCGTAATATAGTATCTATATTATTGGGAATAGGATTGGCCACGATATTTAGACGCGCATGTACAGATAAGAATTGTATTGTATTTAATGGACCTATAATAAGCGAGGTTGAAGGGAAGACATTTAAACATGGCGATAAATGCTATAAATACTCGACTGTTTCAGAAAAATGCGACCCTATGAAACGCGTAGTAGATATTCGAGAGAAATCAGAGGAAGAAGCTGATGCGAAGTTATTTTGATACGAATAAATATTTATCTCATTATAATATAAATGAAGCTATTTAGAAACTTCGATAATAAAAGAGTTTTAATTATAGCCATATTGATTTCTACCATTCTTTGTGTAACTACATATCACTTTGCGAAACCTTTTTATATTCTAGAAGGTGCTACTACGAATACGTCAAATACGTCAAATACAACAAGGACAACAAAGACAACAAATAAAAAAAATAGTTCAAATGCAGGTACAATAATACTTTGGATATTTATATTTATATTGATTATTCTAGCATTATTAGTACTTGGACCTTCCGTATTATTTTTTATTCGATAATTATGGAAGCGGACACTCAAATCTAGGTATTGTTAGCGGCATCAGTAGTTTCATGAACAGTGGTGGTAAAAAACTATCAAAATCAAAATTGAAAGGATAAGATAAACGGTTCAATGCGTCCAACTATACAATCTTTAGTCATTTTAGATTGTATAGTTTCAAATATATTTGAATGAGTGCGACAACCACACGTATTTCTGACCTACCAGAGAATATTACTATGCAACCAGTGCAAAATTCAATGCAACATGCAGGTGATAGTATGCCAACTAATTATAGTCCCATCAATATTCATCCAAATCCATACGGCGTTTCCGCACAAAATCCAATCATGCCTAACCCACAGGTTACGTCGATGCCTCAAAATCAGTTATCTATTCCCATTCCAATGCAACAGCAACAGCAGTATTTAACAGAAGATCAGCAACAACAGCTACAAAACCAACAGCCACGACGCCTACCTTCGAGAGATATTTCGCATGACACCACCGAATATAATCACGATGAACAAATAAAGGCGAATTATGTACCGAAGGCTCCTGTATCTTCCGATTACGTGAGAGATTACGAAGATATGACAGAAAAAAACTTACGCGAATATGAGCAGAAAAAAAAGAACGTGAGTCGATTGGATCAGATTCTGGCGGAATTTCAAATACCTATTTTTATCGGGTTCTTGTTTTTCTTCTTTCAACTGCCTATGGTAAATAACTTGGTATTCAAAAGGTTCTCTTTCTTATCGATATTGAACGATGATGGTAATTTTAATTTTATGGGATTGGCGTTGAAGAGTGTTTTGTTTAGTGCGACGTATTATATTATGTATAAAATGACGGAGTTTTTAGTAGAGATTTAAAAGTCTATCGGTGACAAGATTTTCTACGTTTTCCACCAATAGCTACTGCAGATGGATTTTTACGGGTACCTTTTAACGGTGGGAGATTCTTCTTTGCATTAACTTTCTCTTCTACTACAGGTGTTAATTTCTTATGTTTTCTCTTTCTAGTTTGACTAAGAGGAGGGCTAGATTTAACCTTTTTGTTATTCACTTCTTTCCTGGCTTCCTTAACCACATTCGACCTACCTGTTTCTTCCGTCATTTGTGAGAACATTTGTCTAAGTGACGGAATAGCTGGAAATTTGAACATACTACTCCTTGAAACCGTTGCATTTCGAGTAGGTTTTACTCTTGAATACGCAGACATTTTATTTTATTATATAATACTAAAAGATAATAAAATACGGAATTACCATAACCCAAAAAAACCATTTTTATTCTTTTTATCTGATTTTTCTTCAGATTCTTCATTTTTTTGGTGATTTTTTACCTTTTTAACCGTTCGTTTACCCTTCTTATCCGCAGGGACATATTTCAAAAACCATTCTTCGTATTCATCACTATTCCTATCCAATTCCTTGTATTTTTGAGCTTTTTCTGCACGCATTTCTTCCATAGTGGGTTGTTTTCCTATGCAAGTAGTAGTAAAACGTTTTAATAATCCTCGTTGAGCTAAACGATTACGTTGTTCGACATCAAACAAAAATTTGGCCATACACATAAGACGGTCTTTATCGAAAAAGTGCATATCAGTATACAAGAAACTCAAGTAAAAAGATAAAATAGTATCTATTGTAGCTACTAAAATCTCTTTTCCTTCAATATGTATTTTATTATAACTGTGACATGCAATTGGTTTGAATATGAATGCAATAGTATCTGCACCTACACATATTTCAACCGATTCTGGCACAATTTCGCCAATAGCATTGTGATTAATTAGTCTTATATGTGTAAAATGTTCTCGCATAAGGGCTTCTTTTACTATCATAGCACATTTATCAGGGTCTTCGTGTAATACATCAAAATCGGGTTCTTTCGATAAAAGGTGTTTCTCTTCTTTTGGCATATATTTCGAATAAAGAGACGACGCGTACGCACCGAAAAATACGCACCCCTGATTAATTAATGTATCTCTCACTACATAATAAATACGTTCATGATCATTTTTGTTTACAATACTTTCTATACTTCTCTGAAAATCCACCTTGTGACATTCTTTCACAACCGATAATGGATAGTATTTGTTCAGTAAATTAATTCGTTTCAACACCTTTTCCCAACGCGATACATCACCTGCAGGTCTAGATAGTTCTAAAAACATAGACATACGAAGATAATTCGGTGGCGCATAATGAACGCCGGCGATCGTAATAGCCTCTTTATAAATAGCATCAAAGAGTTCGGGAACTAAATAAGTAATATCGGCGATGGGTATGAAATTGACGAAAACCTTATATGTTCCTTTATGCACACCCGATTTTGCCTCAACGTCCTTATAACCTGCTTTATAGTAAATATCGGCTAATTCTTTTGCATCATGCAGAGCATGTTTAGAAAAGAAATCGTAATCGGGAATCTCTACTTCTCTATTATAAAACTGAGCCTCTTTTGGTAAAATATTATTTATAGCAGTGCCACCATAACATATTACCTTTTTCTTGTAAATAAATGTTTCGACGATTTTCAGAATTTTTTTAATATCCTCGTCATCAACTACATTTTTTCCTTTAACGGCTTCATTTTCGTCTACAGCATGACGAAGAATAGCCATCTCGCATTCTTGGAAAGTCATTTCATTATTACAGAGTTCAGACTCGTATTTTAGACCCTTTTGTGTTCGTCTAAATCTTTTATCAGATTTAAATCGACGTGGTCGATGTTTTTCTTTATGTTTTCTAGTAAATCTATTATTTTTCATAGGATTCTTCTATAATATATAAAGATTTTTTCGAGAACTCATAGTTTTATTTGTGTTTCTTGATATAATCGATGGCATATGCTAGAGGAATAATCGCACCCTTATTATTATCAAATAGTGTCTCGTAATCTTTCAATCCTGTGTCCAATATATAAAATCGATAAGGGACGATTTGAGAACCATAATCAGTAATAAATGTGTCTATAGTAGGATTCCCTTCTGTATCATCTGGCATTACTATACGCATATTATTCACATCAGTACAATGATTGCAATTGTCCGAAACATTGATCTGGATAGCATACTGGTTTAACAGTTCATTATATTGTTGTGTAAAAAGTGTAGTGCTACCACATTCTATATTGATATACTTCGTCAAATCGTAACAGGTTTTATCTATTTCTGATTTACAATGACAACTGTCAGCATAATTTCGATTGATGGATTTGTCCATAATAAGAACTATTTTCCGCATTAATTTAGATAATTGAGTTTGAGGTGTTACAGTTCCCTTATATAATGAATTTTTTAAATGAAAATCGACTGATTTAGCGACTAAAGGATAAATAGATGGGTCGTTTGATTTCACTCTGAATTGTAGAAACAATGGATCATTCGTATTAGGTGTAGGTGTAGCAAAAGCATAGGAAACGATTGCTAATAGAGCATCGTCTAATAAAATACTATTGTTTGTATCGATGGTGTTGAATGTAGAGTCTGTCGAATAGGCTACCTGAGCTTGTGGTTTTCCTTTATCATCATTTATTAAAAATATTTCCAAATCTAAAAACCTGCAGCCACGACTTAATACATATTTAATCATATCGGTACTTACATAATTGCCACTAACCGCTGAATTCGTAGAACTTTTGATTACATAATCGATGATAGGGCGCTCTGATATAGCTGCAGGTATATCATTTATTTTGATGGGATTAGAATTAGTTATAGCCTTAACTTCACTAGTTTGTACTGGATTCGACTCGAAGCTCTCATAAAATGAACCATTCAATATGCATTTGACCTGTTTTTTTATGAAATTCCAAAATAGATAAAGAAATAGTAAAATAATAATGACAATTAATACTTTTCTATAAAACTTCATTGTATAGTATTCTAATATATTTAATTATGTCAACAAAATCTACCTGTAAAAAACAAAATAAAAAAGCTAATATATATATAGTAAAAAGATGCCTGGTGGATTACTAAACATCATTGCACTTGGTAATAATAATGTTATTCTTACTGGAAATCCGAGTAAAACATTTTTCAAAGTCACTTATTCTAAATATAGTAATTTTGGGCTACAGAAGTTCCGTATTGATTATGATGGTTTAAGAGATTTACGGTTGACAGAGTCGTCTACTTTTCAATTTAAAATACCTAGATATGCTGAATTGTTAATGGATACTTATTTAGTCGTCTCTCTACCTGATATATGGAGTCCGATACATGATCCCGTAGAAAGTGATACAAATTATGAGAACGGCACAAACAATACATGGGCTCCATATGAATTCCGATGGATTAAAAACATAGGTGCTCTCATGATCGAAGAAGTACTGATAACGTGTGGTTCATTAACGCTTCAGAAATATAGTGGCGCCTATTTATCTGCAATGGTAGAGCGCGATTTTTCAGCCGAGAAAAAGGAACTGTTCAATCGAATGACCGGTAATGTTGCAGAATTGAATGATCCAGCCAATGCATTCAATCGTGCAAATAGCTACCCCTCCGCGTTTTACACGGATAATTCGTCAGGTGCTGAACCGTCTATACGAGGTCGTAATTTATATATACCTATTAATACGTGGTTTACATTGAATACTGGCTGCGCATTCCCGTTAGTTGCTCTTCAATATAATGAATTATATATTACCATAACCCTACGCCCTATCCAAGAATTATTCCAAATACGTGATGTGTATGATGTTATCTATAATCGACCCTATATTCAACCTGATTTCAATCAAAATATTTTTCAAATGTATCGATTTTTACAGACACCACCAGCTGTGAACTTAAGTGCGGCGAATTATCAGAATAAAATTAACACGTGGAACTCGGATATTCATTTAATATCGACCTATTGTTTTTTATCAAAAGAGGAAGCACAGGCGTTTGCAATGGAAGATCACGTATATTTGGTAAAAGATGTATTTGAATATAAATATGAAAATATAACTGGTGCTAAGCGTATCCAGCTACATTCAAATGGAATGATAGCTAATTGGATGTGGTATTTACAAAGAAATGACGTGAATCTGAGAAATGAATGGTCGAATTACAGCAATTGGCCATATTCGTCAATACCATCAGACCTTATTTTGACATTTAAGTCTAATTTGACATGTAGTCAGGGTGTCACCCCTTCACAAAATCCGAACCAAGCAAATACTGGTATTACACATACGGGGGACTTTGTGGTTGATAATCGATATGATATTTTAGAAACAATGGGTATTCTATTGGACGGTGAGTATCGCGAGAATGTTCAAACACGAGGTATTTACGATTATATAGAAAAATACACTAGAACACAATCTTTCGCGAAAGAAGGACTATATTGCTATAACTTCTGTTTAAATACGAGTCCATTTGAATATCAGCCATCAGGTGCATTGAATTTAAGTAAATTCAGGACTATTGAACTAGAACTTACTACCTACGTACCCCCAATAGATTTGATTAATTCTAGTTTTGATGTTATTTGTGATGGTAGTGGTGTCCCAATAGGGGTTCGTAAATCAGCATGGCGATTGTATGATTATAATTTCAATTTAACTCTGTTTGAAGAAAGGTATAATGTATTATCTTTTATTGGTGGTAATGCAGGTATGCTTTATGCAAGATAAACTAACTAACAGTTCTAGTTACAGCAATCCAAAAACAATATCGTATATTTATATTGTTTTTTATACATATACTAGTATATAGTAAATAGTAAAAATAATATGAGATATTTGGATGAAGATAATAAGTTTAGTGATGAATCACAATTTCAACCCGAAATAGTAATTCAAAAAATGAAAAAAATCAAAAAGACGAAAAAAAAGAAGATTCCTAATTACAAAAACATAGAAACACTACAAAATATTTACGATGAACCGATAGATACAGACGATAATGGTAACCCTGTAATACGTGAAGGATTATCTCAAAATGGTATTGCTGATTTTAAAGATAGCGATTATGTAGGTGGAAATGACCACATTTATGAAGGAAATGATGGAAAACCCAAGACTTTTTCACAGCATCTAGAAGATATTATCAATTATATTTACAATTTATGTAATGCGATACCACTCAAAATAGCCTTCTACATCATTGTTGGTATTGAACAAGCCACATATAAAATGAAAATAAAGGAACAAGATTTGGATATTAATAACTTGGTCAACGATCAAAAGGTTATTGCTAGATTTATAGGTTGGACAATTTGCATTTTAATTAGTATGTATGCTATATTCAATTGGTTTTTTGTAGTTGGTTACCAGGATGAAAATAAACAAGGTCCAATATTACCCGAAGATTACTATCGTTCAAATGTGGCTAATAAAGGCACACAAAATTCTATTTTTAAGTTAATAGATTATTTTTTTAATAAATCTCTCTTTTTCCCAGAATACTTACAAGAAGGTATAAAAGCAGGTTCTCCATTGTTGAAGTCTACTTTTAATCCTACGTTTATTTTCTCGTTTTTATTTTTTGGATTGATATTTTTTTTATACCATTCGATGTTATTTATTCGAAACTTCTTTATAGCAGTTGTCAATTTTGATACGAATAATTTTACATTATCATTTATGTATAGTGTTTTGTGCATATTATTAGCTTTATCGTTTTTTGATCCAATTATTTCTGTAAAAATGAAGTCAGTAGAAGATGTTGTTGCATTTCCAACTAAAATTGTGGCAATGTTTTCAGAGTTGTTGTCAAACCTTAACCCATTCAGATTTGTTTTAAATTTGGTGATTTTTATTTTACACTTCTTGTTTATTGTATTTTTGGGTGTTCCATTTGCTGCATTTTTCTGCTGTGTTTATCTGTTTGTATATACTTTCTTTGGTATTATTCTGCTAAAATGGTTTAATTTTAAAGACATTTTTAAATTAGTATGGGAAAAAATCCCGGAATATGCTCGTTCAGAAAAAAGTAAAATAAAGGTAGAAACTCCTTGTGACCGCAATACATATTGGCAAAAATTAGTAAACGCTTTTCATTACGCATTTGATTTCATTTATAAATATTCATTTGAGATTGCATTCATGTATATGTTGTTGTTTGGTCTCATCGATTCCATATACAAACTAAGAATGAAAAATGTGAGATTGACCATGATTATTGTTACCGTTATCATGATGATCACTTTATTGACCGGAACCTATTTTCACTTTCAATACGAACAAGAAATTATGGAGAAAGAAGCAATACGTAATGAAATAAAATCTGCTAAGATGAATACTGATATGGATAGTTCTAGTGGCTTAGGTAATGCAATGGCAGCAACGACTGCGGCAGCTACAAGTATTGCTACAAATACCAGTAATAATAATGGAATTTCAACTTTAGGATATTTGGCAGAAAATCCGTTAAGTACATCTATGGGTAAAATGCCTGATTTAGAAGATTTGAAAAAAAAATTGTCTGGTAAAAGTAATGGTTTACGTTCTGCTTCTTCTTTATTTTTTTAACGCACCTAATAAAATAATAATAATGAATAGTATAAATATAAAAACACTTCCTTTATTATTTATATATGCCAAAAAACAATAAGAACGCACATAACAAACACGCGCAAGGACGCGGACAAGGACACGGACAAGCACACGGCCAAGCAAAAAAACACGAACTACCTATGGTTTCTGTATGTACACCAACATTCAATCGTCGACCATTTATTCAAAACATGTTCCAGTGCTTTCGTAATCAGGATTACCCAAAACACCGCATAGAATGGATTATTGTAGATGATGGTACGGATAAGATTAGGGATTTAGTAGAAGCATCAAACATTCCACAAATTCGGTATTTCGAAGTTGCTGAGAAGATGACTTTAGGTGCTAAACGAAATTATATGCATAAGTTTGCTCGTGGTTCTATCATTGTTTACATGGATGACGATGATTATTATCCTCCTGATCGTGTGTCTCATGCTGTAGAAGTATTAGAAAAGAATCCAAGTGCATTATGTGCTGGTTCAAGTGAGATTTATATTTATTTTAAGCATATCAGTAAGATGATCCAATGTGGGCCTTACGGTCCAAACCATGCAACTGCTGGGACATTCGCGTTCAAATCCAAATTACTAGAAATAACAAGATATGAAGAACATGCCGCTGTAGCAGAAGAACGCGCATTTTTAAAAGATTATACTATTCCATTTGTCCAGTTAGATCCTATGAAATCAATCTTGGTATTTTCACATGAACATAATACTTTCGATAAGAGAAAGATGTTGGAAAACCCTCACCCTGATTATCTCAAAGAGTCGCCTAAAACAGTCGAATCTTTTATTAAAAAACCAAATGAGAAAGCTATTCGCGATTTCTTTATGCTTGAAATTGATAAATTATTAGAGAACTATGAACCTGGTCACCCTAAAATGAAACCAGATGTCCTAAAACAAATCAAGGAAATTGAAGAAAAACGCGACCAAATGATCAAGGAAGAGATGGCGAAACAACAAGCAAATGGACCTATTGTATTGCAGCGTCCAGGCGAATCACCCATCCAGTTAACACAGGTACAGGTCGTAGAACTCATGCAACAACAACAACAACAGTTGGGAATACAGCAGCAACAATTGCAATCGTTTAGTAAGCGTTCTACTGAATTAGAAATCATGGTAACCAATTTACAGAAACAACTTATTGAAAAAACACGGTCACTGCAGTTACTTCAAAAAGAGTTAAATGCATCTAAAGCAGAGGTTACATCATTGAAGGAACAGTCTGTAAGTGCGGTTAAACCAGTTGAAAGTAATGATAAGCCTTTCTTCTTTGCATCAAAACTTGCTCCTGAAGTTATTATAGATGTAAACGCTGTATAAACAATTAATTTCACAATTATATGAAAAATATACGTTTCATATAATTTTACATATAAGGCCAACCCTTATGTGTTCTTCTTGCATTACGTCTTCTTCTATGTGTTTTACCTGATTTTTTTGAACCTCCGTGTCGTTTTGTTCTCTTAAACTTATGATGTCTTGTTCTACGACGTCCACCTGACATTTCATTGATTTTGTTTAAAAATCCTTTGAATTCTGAGAGAATATTTTTTTGTTTTTCGTTTTCCGCCTTCAACTCCTCTAGCTGTGTTTTGTCTGTCGACTCGGACGATTCAACGTTTGATAACGCGGCTTCCGCGTTAGAAATGGCTTCTGTTGCAGTGTTGAGTGCTTCTTTGGCTTGTTGTAAACTAGATTTTACTGTATCTGATGGAGATGCTTCGTCCATAGGTGCTTCTCCTTCACCGTCCATAGGTGCTTCTTCTTCACCGTCCATAGACGCTTCTCCTTCAACAGATTCTGTTTCAGTCTCCATAGGTGCTTCTTCTTCAATCGGTGCTTCCTCGACAGATTCTGTTTCGACATTCATAGGTGCTTCCTCAACAGGCTCTCCTTCAACAGACTCTGTTTCGACATTCATAGGTGCTTCTTCTTCGATCGGTGCTTCATCAACAGACTCTGTTTCGACATTCATAGGTGTTCCTTCTTCACCGTCCATATGTGCTTTTTCCACAGATTCTGTTTCAACCTCCATAGGAACATCGTCTACAGGTGTTTCCATTGGCACTTCTTCTCCCTGAGGAACTCCATTAGCATCCACTGCAGGTTCACCGTAATTAGGAACTACTTGATTCTGTTGTACAGGTACTTGTGCAGGTATTTGTGCAGGTACTTGTGCAGGTATTTGTCCAGGTATTTGTCCAGGTATTTGTCCAGTTTCCATATCACTAATATTATATAAATATACTCATATAATAATTTTTATATATCTACTAAATAACTAAGTCCTAATCTCCTAAATCACTATCACCGTCTATATCTATTGTTGTATCCTTTTTTATATTCTTATCTAAATATCTATACATTCTTTTAATATCTAGCTTATTAATAGCATAATTCTCAAAATATTTCTCTACTTCATTTAATTTATCAATCTTATTACAAAAGTCACCGTCACAGAATATTCTAAGTTCTTGAAACATAGAGATCAAATCCTTTTTGTCTAAATTCAATTCTTGACATAAATTATAAATAAAAATCATATTATTATATTCTGTTGAATATTTCGTGAGAACCTTTGTAAACCTCACTTCGACAGGTTTAAACTTATTTTTATTTTCAGGGAAATAACTATGATAAATTTTATTGTTATAGAAGGTTTTGATTAAAGAACTCATCTCATTGAATTGCCATATCTGATTCTGAAATGTAATTCGATCAATGTAATCGGCAAAACACATATTATCTAAAATTCTTAAATAAACTGGAAAGGTTTTTTCGATTGGTAGATTCGACAATACATCAACAATATTTTCATGCCATAATAATGCTACTATAGTTCTATCCGTTTCATTCATCACACGATTATGCTGTTCTATTTTAAACGGTTCATTGATAAGTAATTGCGTTATTTTTTTCGAATCTTCATTATATAATTTTATGTGAAAAATGGTTTCCAAGTTTTTTTTTGTTAAGAGTTCCGGGTTTTTGGAGAACATATCATAAACAAACATCAATTTACGGAAATCACCTTGTATGAATTTAAGTAAAACATGAATATGATCGTTTTTTATTGTGGGAATTATATTTAGAATCAACGATTCCATTTGTTGTGGTGTAGGTGTCTTTAATTCAAATGTATTACAAACCTTCATCAATTCCTTTATTTTTTTGTCAATATAGTAATTTCCTATGCAAATAATAGGGTTAGCAGTCATGGTTTCCTGTCGTTGTTTTTTCGTTTTTTTCTGACGGATAATTTTAATGAGTGCTGTTATACCACCTTTGTCGCCGTTATTCATACCATCTATTTCGTCCATGACTATGGCGATTTTTTTCTTTGTCTTAGTCATCATATTAAGTACATTCTGATTCGATATATTGTTACTTGTAATTGTGTCAATTAGGGATTTATTTCTTACATCACCTGCGTCGTATTTTATTACATCGTAATTCATTTCTTTTAATAAATTTACTACGAATTGAGTTTTTCCGGAACCCGGAGAACCATAAATATAGAATCCTTTTTTAAAAGTGGGGTCAGAATATCGTTGCTCAAACGATGATAATATCGCTTTAATTTCGTTTGCGGTTTGTTCTCTCTGACAGATTTGATTTAACTCTTGAATGATCATAATAGTTTGAGATATACTATTATGATATGATTTTTTTATACCCATGTTTTGAACGAATAAATATACTTTTACTTATTTACCAAAAGCGCTGAAATCTGTGGTAATTGGCATGAAATTACTAGTCGACTTCGATGGTAACATTCCATTATAAGAATATTGGTCAGAATATTGATTTTGTGTTCCGTAATAGGTAGAACGCTGGTTATTGTTTGTTCCGTATCCTGCTTGACCTTGTCCGTATCCTGATTGACCTTGTTCGTATCCTGATTGACCTTGTCCATTACTACCTCCTTTTAAAAAATTAGAAACTCCAGAACCTGTATCTTTTAATAGATTAACAGCACCTGATCCTGCACCTGAAATAAGTCCAGTTGTTTTATCAATTACATTATTTGCTAACATACCAGCACCCATTACAGTTCCACCAATAACAGCTTCGGCCCCCATTGCAGTTCCACCAATAACGTCACCTGTTGTAGAAATAGCATTGTTTACAACACCACCAGCACTATTATTAGGTGGCCCTTGACTTTGTCCAAATCCTAGTCCTAGTCCTTGACCCTGACCCTGACCCTGACCCTGACTTTGATTTTGACCTTGACTCTGACCCAATACTTGAGAACAGTATATAGGGTTTTTCTTTGCATCATAACCTACACCATTATAACCTAATTTAGAGCAACTTGTAGGATTTCCACAAATATCAAATATAGAAACTCCAGATGATGTCATTGTTCCCGAACCACCATTACCACCACAATTCGTGCATGTACCAGAACTAGAACAAGATGGACACGATGCGCAAGATGGACATACTGGCGGTATTATTTGCGTTTTCAAAATATAATCATTATTACGTTGTGATGATGAATTTGCACCTGGTCCATTCTTCCAATACCAATACCATTTAAAATATTCTGAAACAACGCTATCATTTCCACCTGTTCTGTATCCACTTGTTCCGTATCCACTTGTTCCGTATCCACTTGTTCCGTATCCAGATAAAACATTACTTGAACTGGAACTTTGACTGCTTGAACTAGTATTACTTGTACTAACAATTACACCATCTACATCTTTACCTGCACTGGTAAATCTTACCACATTTTTCAATGTCAATTCGGTAAGTGTAGAGTTTTTCATCGCAATTAAAGAAATTAATGTATTTTTTGCATTTGCTATATACAAAACAATATTTTGACCTTTTATATCTAAGATTGTCCAAGCACTGAAACTAACATTCGGTATGGATGTAGAATTTGAAGCTGAATCAATGGGTGTTGAAACCGATTTTCCATATCTATCGTATACTAAAATTTTATTACCAGATGTATCATCATTGATTATGATCAAATTGCCATTCGTTGAATCGAATTTTACATAATGACTAACCTGGTAAACAGATCTAGTGGAATCATATACAGATTCAGTAACACTTTTGTTATTATTAGTATCTGAATCTGTATAAACACCAGTTAATGCTAATGACGAGATATTTGTAATAGAGGCCGATTGGACACCAGACGATTGGCATAGATAAGCGTTATTAATAACTTTGCTACTGCTTGTATCTAATATAGGTACCAATATCGTTTGTAATGACCATGGTATATAAATCACCGACCCTGATGCAGAAGTTGTTGAAATACTTTTTACAATAAAAGACTTATAAGAACTCTCTAAAGATGAGATTGTACCAATATTTACGTCTTGTATTGTAGGAACAGACCCACTATTACTGATATCATATTGATATACACCATCACCGCCTCTTGGAATGACATAGAGCGTTGTCAATGTAGTCCCTATAGGATCATTTGCTGTAGTATAGGCACTGCCATCTAATTCTATTAAATTACCGTTTGTCGTATCGAAATAGAAATTATCTTGTATTTTCGTTACTTTTTTAGTACTTGAATAACAGGTGAGTGATATAGTATCTACAGGATTAGTAGAATATCCAAATGCAATAAACCCTTCTTTATTCATAAAATTTTTCCCAATTGTAACTGATATTACTAAAACTATTAGTATAATCAAAAATATCATGACCGATGTTATTTTCATATTCGTTATTTATAGAGTATATATCGAAAAAATTGATTGATAAAACAAGGCAATTAATAATTATTATAGGTGAAGAATTATATTTGGATATCATGTTACAGCGATTTTATAATAATGATAACTCTTCTGTTTCCGAATTATGCTTAGATGAAGTCGGTAGGGGGTGCCTGTTTGGTCGTGTTTATGTAGCATGTGTTGTTTTACCTAAAGACCCGGATGCTTTCGACGGAAAAGATATCAAAGATAGTAAAAAGTTTTCATCGAAAAAGAAGTTGCGCGAAAAAGCAGAGTATATTAAAGCCAATGCTTTGGCGTGGCATGTCTCATATGCCGAAGCAGAGAAAGTAGATGAAATAAATATTTTACAGGCTACTATGCAGACAATGCATGATGCTGTTAAAGAAACATTGGTCAAATTAGGTCAGCCATGTTTGACGTCATGTTTAGCTGTGGTCGATGGGAATTACTTTCATTCCTATCGAACATTTGATGAAGCGAATGAAACCATTGTTGAAATGCCACATGTTACTGTCGAACAAGGCGATGCCACTTTTATGGGAATCGCTGCTGCGAGTATTCTAGCGAAAGCTGAACGTGATGACTGGATCTTGGGTTTGTGTGAGGAATATCCTGCTCTACAAGAACGCTATGGAATGGCTACAAATATGGGATATGGTACTGCGGCACATTTAGCCGGGATCAAAGAACACGGTATTACACAATGGCATAGGCGAACGTTTGGTCAAGCTTGTAAGAATGCGGTTTTGAATGAAATTTTGTAAAATTAGGGTCTATCGATAGATTTGTAGATTTTTGGCTACAAAAAAATATTAGATAAACATTTTACATATATCGTCCATGCCAATCTTCATATATTTTGTTTCTCGGTCTAACAAACTATATCCTATCAAAAACTCTTTTTTTTGTTCAAGAAAAACGAACCCAAGAGTATACTCTACTTTCTGACCCTCAAATGTAAAAAGCCTAGAATAACGTTTGACTTCATATGTAACCGCGTCCAAAACAACAAAAATATGATAATAATATCGGCGGTCTTCATAGCTGACTATATGACAAATAAACCATAGTTCTTGAGAACCGTTTTCCGGATTCTTCATGGACAAGCCATTTGTCGACCCTCTTAACCATTTGAAAAACGGGGGCGTTTCGATTGACCATCTACAGTCAAGTTCGGTGACAGGTCTATTTTCGCCATCTAAAATATGTTCTGGGTGATCACGATGTACGCCAATGGTCAAAGGGTACCATTGATACACCATTTTTATGGATACATCGCCGTGATCTTGGAAAATAGTCCAGTTTTTCTCAATCGGCCGTTGATTCTCTTTTTTTACAAGATAAGATTGTGTCTGGTGTGATTTCAAATTGAGTTGTCCATGCTCTATTACCATGCATTCATAAGATAAGCCTCGATTTGCATTGAACAAAACCTGACCACTATTACTTGTAAACAAACGTACATCTTCCAACCCTACATATAAATTATCATATTTGGTTTCGTACTTAAGTTCGAATTCGCCGGTTTTTACATAGGAATCTGTTTCCGTTTTGTGCTTGAATGTAGCAATTACATTCTTCGTAACAATACGTTCTCTGTTTATATATTCGCCCTGTTCACCTATACGATAATTGATAAATCGGACATTGACCACCAATTCACCACTCGTTTTATCGAAACATAAAGAGGGTGTGCTAGAAACCATATCAGTTGTATCAACTATATTACTACTACCAATATCAAATCTGATTTCTGAATCGCCCTTTGCTAGGTCTCGTAATTTCGTAGCATAAAATTTATAATTACTGATGACATTCTTTTGTGTATTCTCATCCGCACATTTATTCGCCAAAACACGCATACATGCCGTATCGATACAATGTTTGTTTCTATTACAATAGTAACCAATGATGGAGAATTCATAATCGATTTTGTAGTCATATATATCTTTTTCTAAGAATAAGTGATCTGTAGATGTAGACCGATTACGTTCATAGTCGGCCATTTCATAAAATGTATATGCCAAACTATTCTTCCCTGTAGTTCTATAATAAGTAATGATTTGATACAGGTTTTCAATTCTATCTGGAAAAAAATTGTATCCTTCTAACCAATAATGTAGTGCATTCGCAAAATCCCCCATTTCTTTATAACACTTTCCAATCATATAATAGGAGAACCATACTTCTTCACGCCAACCACCAATCTCTATACGCTTCTTATAATATTCTATTGCTTGGTCTCGTTTACCGGCATCTCGATAACTATTCGCCAAATAGAATGTATATCTATCATTATTCGGTAATTCCTCTAGCCCTTTCGACAAAAGTCGTATATCACGCTCAAATTTCTCTGACTTTGAACCACCATCACCTATATCTTTGATAAATATTTTATTCTTGGGAATATCCTCATAGCGATAATTAGGTGGTGTTTGTACATATTCATGGGTTACACCCCAATAAGATACTTTTGGATCATTTCGGATGATTCTCACATTTTTATAGAAAAAGGCATCGTGTCCTTGAAAAATATGATAAACGTCTGCTGTCATGTTCTCCTTGAATTCTTTGACGTCAATATTACTTATGTCGAGAACCATATCCGCATCTAATAGAAGAACATAATCCGCTTTCTCCATATCATTACATTGTCGGAGTGCATGAGTACGATTGTATCCAAAATCGCGGAACGGTTCTTTTACTATTTTACCTGGTAGTCCATGTTTATCAAAAAATAGCTGGATAATATCGATTGTACTATCTGTACTACCTGTATCACAAATACAGTAGGAATCAATAATAGGTAAGACCGATTCCAGCAAACGTAATATGATCTTAGATTCATTCTTTACGATCATATTTAGACATAATGTAGTGGGCATGATTATAGAATTGTAACATAACTATATTTATATTTTTTACCAATATAAATATATATAGTAACATTAAATAAGAATAGTATCATGGCATTTACGAGATTTCATGATGACCCTTATAGAATTCAAAAACAATTAGAGGAAAGTAGTTATGCAGGTCGTTACTTCTTAGACAAACCGGGTCAAGGTGTCGATTTGCCATTTATAGAAGATCCGCAGATCCGTATGCAAGGTTGGGGTGCAAGTTTGAGAACAAATACCATTAATTTAGAAAGTGATTTACGAGGCCTAACAAGACCACTAAATCGCGATTTAGTAGATTTTAATGATTACCAATTGAATGCTGTACCAAGTTCAAGAGTTTATTATAGAGACGCCAAACCATTTGTAGAAGAAAGTAGAGCAACCCATCCCGCGTGGATGTTTAGAGATATTGATAGACCTAGATGGGAGAACCCACTATTGAATCCATTGAATGGCTTAGAAAAACAGTTCGAAGAGAACATTTCAACGCGCATTTTAGAAAAAGATTATTTTGTCCCAAAAGTTCCAGTGGTTGATGGTATACAACACATGGAATACTATTCCATTGGTAAATGAAAATGTAGTGAAATAAATTGAAACATTAGCAATAAAAATATGGTAAATATTATATAGTCGTAATATAATTATATAATATGGAAGTTGCAATACCCCTATTTGCATTAGCTGGATTATATTTTGTCAGTAATCAAAGTAAAAGTAACGAGAACTTTACTGGTCATTCTGATTTACCGAATATAGATATTCCTAATCGAAACTATCCCTCAGAATATCCTATTGTATCATCTGAAACTGATCAAACTAGTGAATTATCTACACAAAATCGATATGATGGTAATGGGGTTTATACAGATAAGTATTTCTTACCGAATGAACAACCGAGTGGTAAAGGTTCTTATTACTCTCTTACTGGTAACCAAGTAGATAGTTCTTATTTTCAACATAATAATATGGTTCCTTTCTTTGGTAGTAATTTGAGAAATCAACATGTAGAAACGAATGCCAATGAAGGTCTTTTAGATAATTACTCTGGTGCAGGTTCTCAAATCATCAAGAAAACTGAACAAGCACCTTTATTTACACCACATAACAGTCTTCAATGGGCGAACGGCGCTCCTAATCAAAGCGATTTTATACAATCACGTATTAATCCTAGTGCAAGAATGGCAAACGTAAAACCTTTTGCAGAGGAAATGGTAGGACCAGGTTTAGGTCTAGGTTATACAAATGAAGGTGCAGGTGGATTCAATTCTGGTGTTTTAGCACGTGATAAATGGCGCGAAAAATCAGTAGATGAGTTACGTGTAGCAACAAACCCTAAAGCATCTGGATACTCTTTGTTAGGACACGAGGGTCCTGCCGATAGTTTTATTAAAACAGTGGCTACACCAGAACAAATGGGTGTCTATGAAAAAAATAGACCTGAACAAAGTTTCGCTTTAGACCAGCGTAGCGAGGGTGGGGATATTGGACGTTTATTTGTTACTGGCGGTGTACAGACCGCACCTACTATGCGCGCTGTTCCCATTGAACGCTATGTATCTAGACCTGAGACGGCAATGAGTTATGCAGGTGGTGCAGGATATCAAAATTCTGCTGCATATGTTCCTGGTGAATATATGCCCACACATAACCAACAATTTGGTGAAGTTCCTATCGGCGTCGCCAATGCAAATGGAAGAAATTACGCTACAGATTCGGATTATGGTATCAAATCGAAGATGGCTTATCCTAATAATAGGACAGTAAATAAACAGGATAACTATTTTGGGTTGGTCAGCGGTGGATTGAATGCCGCCATTGCACCTCTTTTAGATGTACTACGCCCTTCACGCAAAGAGAATACAATAGGTTCTCTCCGACCCTACCAAAATCCTACTACAACAGTAAAACAGTCGTATATATTTAACCCTGCCGATAGACCTGCGGCTACTATCCGCGAAACTACTGAGAATTCCAAGAATCATTTAAATATCAATGCAAATCAACGCGGTGGTGCTTATCAGGTAACCGAACAACAGCCCGAAACAACATATCGTAGCGAAACCAGTGATTTCTATTATGCAGGTGTTGCTAGTGCTGGTGCAAGAACACGTCAAACGAAATCTTATGAATCTGGATATAATCAGAGAAGTAGCGAATTAAAATCGAGTGTTTTAGCCAGTTATACGCCTGCTGGAAATATGGACTTGATGAATGGAGATATTAATATGCGCCAAGCACAAAAAGACGTTTTTTTGAAGAACTCGCGTGCTTTAGCAGTAGATATGCCTGGTCAGAGTCCTGATGTTGCAAATTTTGGTCGTCCATCGGGTTCATCCAATCAACTTTATTCTAATATACAGATGGACCGAACAAACCCTGATATTTTATCGCAATTAAGTAAGAATCCGTATGTTGTCGACTATAAAAGTGGATTGTAAGTAATACCGAAAAATACTGTACATCTGTCATAATAATAATATATATGTATATATTATTATGTCAGGCATAACATGTGGTAACTATAGATGCAATGAAGATTCGATCGATTATGAAGATATTAGTGACCCTGATACTTGTGTAGCGGTTGATAATGAACAATGTGCAAAATGTGAATCAATACTTGGATATAGAGATGCAAACACACAACTTTTTAACTCGAACCCTGTAAAATCGATATTTGGGGTAGAATCGACAGAAGAAAAAACCGAAAGATTTTGGGAACAACTAAAAACAAAATGTAAAATAGAACGGCCAGAAACTTCTTTACAAGAAGCACCTATAAATTACGTAGCTATGGTAAATGCAGAATCAGTATCCAAGAACAAAGAACAAATCATTAATAGAGTAAACGAACTAGGATTAAACAATGAAACTGTAACTCGTATATTCGTTGGATTGTTTGATATAGCATTGTTATCTGTTGAAGCAAACCGAAATCCACATAGCGGTCTCGATTTTGAAGATCATTATAAACATATAATTAGAGGAATATTGGAAGAAAAACATTGTTCGATTAGAACGATACATAGAGGAGTTGCTGAATTGCCATTGGTAATTGAACTATTTTTTGATTCGTTAGTATCATCAAATAATGTTAACTTTAATCGTGTAATCGAGTACATCAATACAAAACCACAGGTTTGTCTAGAAGGGTTTTTGGATACTTGCATAGCTATATTATCTAGACAAAAAGGTGGTAAACGAAAAACGAAACGTATTCGAAAAAGTAGAAAATATCGTAAAACAAAGCGTTATGCAAAGACGAAAAATAGGCGCATCAAATCAACTCTATTCTAATATACAGATGGACCGAACCAATATGGATATTATGTCAAAATTAAAAGGAACCCCTTATGTAGTCAATTATAAGAATGCTTTATAGAATAATTTAGTATTGTAAATATAGTAATTAAATTTGTAATTATTTTAGTCAATAATATATATATAATGTCTACCGTTGAAGACAAGACGAAGCAAACACATGCACCTGCACCTGCACCTGCACCTGCACACGCACCCGAACCTAAGCCATTACTACATGATACCATCATTAGAGACGAGGAAGCTGTGAAAAAATGCTGTAACGTGGTGAAGACCGATGTTCATATCTGTTTTCGATGCTGTGCCTATAGTTGGGCATGTTCATTAAATGGTATCGAGTTTTGCTGTGGTGGATTATCAGAACTATGTTTAATGATGAGCAAATGCGCCATTGGCTGCAAAAATTGTCTAGAACAAATTGATTGCGATGGACATTAAAATTATCATCGAAAAATTGAAAATTATATTTATCAAAATAGACATAAATATAATCTCGCTAATTTTAGTATCAAAACATGGCGTCTCCATTATCTGAATCACAAATTCAAGAAGTAGAACAATTTATAAATTCTGGTAGAGATATGAGTATGCCTTCAATATCTAATTGTGATATACCATCCGCTGTTAGATGTTATAATGAAATCGTCGATGAACCTATTACTACATATAAGATTTTTGGGTCTAATGGAATGGGATATTTGTGTTATGCTTATTATAAAGCACGTAATAATAGTATTTATATCATTTCAGTGAGTATTCAACAGCTTTCAAGCTTTTGGATAGTGGACGATGAATGGAAAAAGACTATAGGACTATAGGCTGGTTCAAAAGACTATAGGACTGTAGGCTGGTTCAAAAGACTATAGGATTATAGGCTGGTTCAAAAGAGTATAATAAAAATAATCGGAAAAAATCGACATAAAGAGATATACAAGTATATTGTGGGGGTTGGGATACCGGCTTTAGCTCAGTTGGTAGAGCAGCAGACTGTAGTAGTTATTGTTGTCATCTGCTGGTCATCGGTTCGAATCCGATAAGCCGGAAATATGATATTATAAAAAATATGATATCATATATACACCGATAAATCAATCAATATATATTCTCGCATGTTCTACAAGTTTGATGATGAGTGTAACAAAAATTACAAATAGATTTATTGCAATTTTGAGAATTGCAAGTATTCGGGGTTTGATTATGACGTAAAAGTAGTGCTTCAAAATTCAACAATATTTTCCATATATATGTCTGTACTTCTTCATCAAAATCTTCGTTTGTAAGATCGTCAATCAAATCAGATACTTCGTTATCAAACGCTTTCTTTTTATTCGTATAATCTGTTTTATCTTTTGTTATAATGAATGGCTTTACACAAATAACACAGATCATATATATATTACATAATATTATTACACATTGCTAATAATATATTATATAGATTAGTAGAATACAAATATAAGTATAAATTTATAACTGTACATATAATATAGATATGTATGTTTCGATTGTTTCAGCTTTTCATATTCACGCTTATTTACTTCCAATTAGATAATATTATGAAACCATGTTTATACGATAATTTCGAAATATTCCAAAACGAACCTATTGTATTTTATCCCGTTATTCAATCCGCGAATATTTTTATATTAACTGTTTTTTCTCTTTTTACAGTACATTTGCTCTTTTTTTCTAAGATTAAGAATTATACTATTTACACTCTTTCTTTCATCTATATCAAATACGTAACTGATACGATTATTCATAGCAACATAATCGGTATATATCAATATGAGTTTAGGAGAACAGTCATGTGGTTCTTTACAACGCCTCTCATTTTGAAGCTTTATTGTGATATGAACAAGTTAACACTTATGGAAGTAAATGCACATTATCATATTGCCAGTAATATGTTACATATTCTATGTTATCCATTACGTAGAACAGTATATAATCCTTATATTATAGCGACATTATCTTTATACGAAGGGTATTTTATTTATAAGTTATTCGATTTCAAACACCAGAAATGTACGATGTTTATTATTTATGTCTGGTCGTTATTCACATTTATTACTGTGATTGAAGTATTTGAGGTCTTTAATGTGCATGATATTCAAATATGTTATTTGTTAGCAGATATGATAGCGAAATTGACTACGATTCTAATTATGAATGACCACGAAGAACAAATATATTATATAAAGACGAACATCGATTTACAAGCAGTTTCGTTGCTTACTTCTATAAATAAACACATAAAGAAGTTTGAAAAGTCGACGAATGTTACACCAAAATGTAAAGAGCTAATTAAACAATTACATGGCACAATATCGAATCTTGTTCCGATAGATAAAACGCACTTAAAAATAGAACTCTTGAAGAAAATCTTGCCATTAGAACTAGAAGACAATTATTTAGCGAATTCCAAAGAATATATACCTTATAACTTTATTTGTGTATTGTTTACAGATATCGTATCCTATACAGAATTGGCGAAAACGTATGATGATGACGTCATTTATAAAATGTTAAATGATATGTACACTCGTTTCGATGATATTGTTGTTCGGTATGATAATCTACAAAAAATAGAAACCATCGGGGATGCATACATGGTAGTAGGCGATATTTATACGAATGATACGAAGAATAATGTGAAGAACATGATATTATTAGCGATTGATTTATTGAAAGAAATTAAAAATGTGCAAAGCCCTGATAATAAACCCATGCAATTACGAGTAGGAATCAATATTGGAAAAGTGGTAGTGGGTGTATTAGGTGTCGAAGTCCCTAGATTATGTGTTGTAGGCAATACGGTGAATGTGGCAAATCGATTACAAACGACAGCTGACCCTGATACAATACAAATCAGTCGACATGTGTATGAAATCGCAGAAGAAACTGATTTCGGAATGGATATTCATTTTGAAATCAAAGAAAACGTGATGCTTAAAAATATCGGTACGAAAACAACGTACATAATTACCCCCCCCAACAATTTCAATCTGCACCGTGTACCGTAAGGCGGTGATATAAGAGGAAATTTATGCGACATATGAGTGTCCCAGATAAATAATCAGGCCAGTAATATCTGATGAATTCGTACAATGAACGACTATCGTATTATTTGAAGTAGTTACGCTTCCAATATTATTATTATTCGTATCCGTAACATCACCCGTATTTGCAATAACTAACGGCTCTGTTCCTAGATTAACACCTCCCATTCTTATCACATTATCCGATGCATCATAAGCTTTTGGTTCGAATCCAGTTTTTGATATCGTAGTAGGTTGAATCGGTCTATTACTAGGAATGGGATTTGCATCAGACATTCCAGAAGCATATTGACCATATAATTGGAGTTGTAGATTATTGTTATTGGTTATAGTCAATGTAAAATTCTTTGGAAAAAGAGAACCGTTTTTCGGTGCAACTAAAATAAAACCGTTGAATTTGCCGGTTTCAACTGAAATAGTGACATTCGTTGGACTTGTTGCAGGAATATCGGCCGATTTGGAATTTATATTATTAGGGTCATTACAATGAGATGCATTAATAGGATTTTTATATGTCAATGGAAAAGAAGCTACATCGACATTTTGACTAGGTGCGCCCTCAGATGTTCCAGAAACATAATAACTCATATTTGGATTAAGCTGTGTAAATGTTGCAGTAAATGGCAATAATACTTTATATCCGGAATCGTAATTCGCTCGTGCTTGTGCTTGTTCAGGACCTGGACCCATACCTTGACCCGCCCCATAATACAATGATTGTGGTGGAGGCGGAGGTGGCGGAGCCGGATTTTTTATACACTCATTATACACCATTGAATCTTGTATTTCTATACCGAATTTCAGTTGTTTTACTACTGGTTTGGGTTTATTTGCGGCAATCGTAGTTGATGCATTTGCATCAGCAGTGTCTTTAATTTCTTGTGACGTGATACCTTCCCTGAATTGGATTAGACTTACTAAATTATATAACAAAAATGCTAACAATAATATGATGAATACTATATGATAATTTTTCATAGTAAGTTTCATTTCTATTACTATACTATCTTCAGATTTTAGAATAAAAAACCTGTCTTATTTTGTAAATTGGTTGATTGAAAATACTAAATTATCTCAACATCAAATGCTTCATCTGTAATCTTGATACAGGAAATGTCCTTTACATGATACGTATATTCATAAGAATTCGGTGAGAAAGAATTATTACTATCGATCAATTTAACAATATCGCCAGATAAACTACATATAATACCCTTTTTGTGGTTTCCACTTCGACTATTGTAATGAATCGGCCACCCTTTTGCATTATTTTTCAATACAGAAAGTAACGTTTCTATATCATCAAATTTTACGTATTTAGAACGAGTGTAGCCATGTTGCGGCATACCAGCTATCTTTTCAACTTCATCTATCATAACAACTGTTCCATGATATTTTGTTTGTTCAGGTTCATTCTTATCAATTACGACAACCTTCCTATATAACATGTTAAGAGACATATTTTATTTTATACAATTTCAGATGGTGTAATTTTTCAATTTTTTTGTTATAATACTATATATGCCGACACAAGGTTATATTCAATTTAACAATCCTATTCAATTTCAATTCAAATTATATCCTACTGCAAACGCAGCACGTAAAATCAATAAACCATTGTTCTCAAATAATTCTCAGGTTTATTATAAACCAGGTAGCTATCCAAGCGGTGGTGTGGGAACTGTACGTAATTCTGGCGTAAAGGGTCGTAGAACGTAGAATTTTATTTAGAAAATGTTTTGTATTGTATCTTGTAATATAATACAAAAATTATGTGGACTTTTTAGTACGTCTATTTTTACGCTGGTTCTTATTTGATTTTCTTTTTTTATGAGTTCTCCTTTGTTTTGAACCACCATTGAACAATGTAGTCGCTTTTGCACCTTTATCGCGAAGAAGCTGTATTATTTTATTCTGTGTTTCTGTATCATCCACCTTATTGTATCTTGCTACATCCAATGGATTATTTCCTGTTCCTTCACCATATGCTTTATTTACATCTGCACCAGATTCTATTAATTTTTTTACTATATCAAAATTATTCTTTTTAATTGCAGTAACTAAAGGTGTATATTTATCTTTATCTTCTATATTCACATTCGCACCTGCATCTACAATATGTTCGACGAATTTAACGTCTTTATATCGAATAGCATAAAATAATAATATTCCTTTATATATATTAATGTCAGCACCAGCAGCAATAAGATATTTTATAATTTTGGTAGCTTTTTCTCTATATTTTGGTTCAATATAACCTATTACAGTATTGGTCAACGGATTACTAACGAAAGAATCTGTTCTAGTGAAAGAATCTGTATAAGTTTTGTCAATAACCGATTTATTTCCTGCCCATTCGTAACATACGTCAAATATTATATCATCAATGTTTTCATTAGGTTTACTAAATGTTAATTGTCTTAAATCAGTTTCTTTACCATTAACAATAACCTTAGGGTCTGGTACGTTTTTCTTCGGTGTAGGTAAACGATACTTTGGATCGGTCAAACATGAGTTTTTTGCTTTTTCTTTCGCTTCTTTCGCTTTTTGCTCTGCTTCTTGTTTTTCTCTAATTCTTTGTTGTTCTTTTAAAGAATTAGCTGCATTTTCACGCTTAATTGATTTCACCATATTTTCTCCTTTTGTTTCTTCGTTAAACGCTGCTTTATGTAGTTTACGATATATTTGTGTTCCTGTACCTACGTCTTGTACTTCTTGATTACTACTTTGACCAGAGAAAAAATTACCCATTATACTAAATCTATATATATATCATATTATTATATATTTGTCTAATAGCTTCTAAATAAGCGACACATGTTCTCAGCTTCTTGATTAAAATCCGGTTTAGAAAATAAACTCATTATCATATCATCATCTCGAAATCGAACGGTATAATCTTGTTGAATATTATTCCGTCCAATACGTCCCATTGCTTGTAGAGTCTTCTGTTGTGTCATATTGGTCAAATCTTTACCTAAAACACCATGACAAAACTGATAATTCGTACCATAAATATAATCCGTCGATGCAATGATGATGAAAAGTCGTTGTTCATCCGCCAAAGTCTTCATGATTTCCATATAGGCAGGGTTCGGTTCTTTGACGAAGACCCCAATACCTAGCAAGAGTAAAACTTTCAGATTGTTATCGATATTCAGCATCATAATCTCCTTCGCCATTTCTTCTCCAATATTTGACATGAAAGCCTGTTCATGCACTGTCTTCGTCGGTGTCCATTTTTCTTGGTGAGGTTTTGTGTTCGGAACATATTGTGGGTCTAGAGAGACCGCCCGGATTTCCTTACGTATCTTATTGATTTCTTCTGACCATGCCTCCGACTCTTTACATAGACGCCCACTCTCTCTCGCTGCGCCCTTTTCTTTATCACCTGAACCGTTTGTTATCATTTTCGATTCTTTGGCTTCAATCATGCTTTCCAGTTCCTCGATACGCCGAATGATCTCGCCATTTCTCATGATTTTCGTCAGAATATTTCGGAAAACGGATTCGTCGATGTTCGACTGTTGGATATAAAAGTTCCCTATTTTATCCACGTCCTCTGCTAAGAAGATGGTTGGACCATCAGTTAATGTATATGCATCTTTCGTAGTAAATAAGATATTATTATATTTCGGTTTTCTCATAGAGCATAATGTTTTATGGATGTCTTGCCAACTACTATTCTTTGATTCGTCTTTGTCCATATTGATTTTGAGTCGCAATAACAAGTCCAAATAATATTCCTTCAAACTATTCATCGTAATATCACGAATATTATCAAAATACTGATCAATCATCACTTGTTCGTCTACTAATTCTTCGGAATTCACATATTCAATAAACATAATGATATGTCGGAGATCGAAATAGCGTAACATAGTTTTGTTCTCTTTACAATAATCTACACATCGGTTCAATTCATCATAGTCGGAATACAGATAATGTGGTAGTAAACATTCACCGTTTTTATTCAGAATAGGTATCGATTTCTTACAATCCGACGAAGTAATTGTATATATTTGAGGTTCCATTCCGTCGAATTTACTACGGAAATCCGCGAAAACTGGCTGTAATTCGTCTTGTGTTGGCAATGTTGCACAAGAGAGTACCATCGTTGGTATTTGATTTTCCGCCCAGTTTCGGTGGATCGTTTCATGCAAAGAATGTTCTTCGTAATCTAGCGTAATAGTCGGTTCATCCCAATAAGTAATAATACGTTCTCTAGGATTAAATGCCAACATATAATGCATGGCCGTTAAATAGGATTGCACGTCACAAATCATAATCTCTACATTGTCTCCCACACTATTATCTACTTTACCGATGCCTCCTGAACGCCTGTTTTTTGTATAATTGATTGCAGAAAAGTAGTGCAGTCTGATATCCGACGCGGTTTCGCAACCAAACGCAAAAGCCACTTTTTTCTCCATAGAAATCGCCGATTTTGCTAAGGCTAAACCGATGTGCCTAGCAATACATACGAAAATGATACGATATTCTTCGGATAAGCCTAGTGGAGACATTGTTTTTCCAGTACCTGTTGGAGCTGCGTATAAGATTAGTTTCGCATGGACAGGTCTTTCTTCTTTTAGCTTACAAAGATGAAACAGTTGTTTTTGATGTGGAAATAATGTCATGTCTTCATATTTCAATAGGTATTTATTATTCTCGATAAATTCGTATGCATTCGTAATAATATCGCTTGTTTTTGTTATACTATTTGCATAGTCAATGACTGTGTCAATGAATTCGATTACTTTTTTATTAATATTTTGAATACTAGTTTTTTTCAGCTGTAAGAGTGTATATAAGTAAAATGCGTATTTTTGTTTTCTTTCGTATAGATTCTTCATGAGTTGTCCACATAGTTCAAGTAGGAGAAATTCATAAATATGGTCCTTGTTTTGTTTGATATTATTGTCTAGATTCTGAATACGAATATTATCCGCCGTTTTTAGTTTCAATGTTTCTTTTTTCGTTTCAAATGTGATCGTTGCAAGGGGTGTCCCTTTAGTGTATTTTTTTACGAAATTCGCACACGTTTCTTCGAAATATTTTTGAAAGAGGAATTTTTCTATATCTTCTGATTGTTCGATTTTGATGAAAGAGTAGAGCGATGTATTTTCGTTTGTTCTTATATTAATATTATGATACCCTTGTATGATGAGTTTTAAGATGGCGAATTCTCTGTCTGAAACCTTTTTTTCAGCGAATTGCCATTCGGCACGACTAAGTTTTGCTTGTGTGAGATCCATGATTCGTTATTGACTTTTTCCTATAATAATATGAACTATCGAGTTTATATTATTTATGAATTCAATTTTTCTTGAATTATCATTTTAACCATCTTTTGATGAAATTGGCGAATATGTGAGGTGATGTTACGTCATCGTAATCTTCGTCATCGTCTTCGTCTTCGTCTTCGTCTAATGGTTGTGCTGGATCATTTCCTTCTGCCCACATATCAATATATTCTTCTTCTTCAGATTCTTCGGATTCTTCTTCTTCGGATTCTTCTTCTTCGGATTCTTCTTCGTTAACAGTTTTATAGAATTCATCTTCATTTCTCTCTTTGAAATACTGCATTATCTCGTCCAACATTTTTTGTGGACATCTTTTGGTAGGTACTAAGATACCTACGTCGTCTTTCGATAAAAATGTGCTTGGTTCAAAACCGTGATTCAACAAAATTTGCCATCGATCATGGTAACGTCGATTTTTCTTTGAACCATGAAAATAGTGACGTATAACACCAGGAACATACCCCAAACGTAGTGTTTTTATACGCTCTTGGAATTCGAGAACCGAATTTTTATAATCATCAGTGGAATCGTCATTAATCGCCTTCAACCCCTTTTGTATGAGACATAGCGCCATAATATTATCAGAAGAACCCAATATGGCCTTTTCATAGAGTCCCCCCATTTTTTCATATGCTTTTCTAGTACATGCCCATGCATATCCTGGATGCCAGAAATTCATCATATTCTTTGAATAAGGCTGACCTTTTATGAATTGGTGACCAAAACTAGTAAACACATTCATGGTACTTCCATGTTGATTCATATCGATACAATGACTAAAGATCTGTACAATATCACATGTTCCATTGAGGACTTTCAACGTATCAATCGCCCAACTCGGATTCTCAAACTCAATGTCGGAATCTAACCATGCCATTGCTTTCCATGACTTGGGTAATAATTTTTCGACGCCTAGATTTACCATGTTTTCTTTATGCCAAATGGGTATTTCGGTTCGAATTTGTAAATGTCTCGGGTTATTGGCATCCGTAATGAGAAATCTCTGTTTCTTATATGCAAGTTCGACCACATAAAGAGAAATATTGGATTCCTCTAGTTCCAAGCGCTGCATCATCTCTCGAATAAGAATATAGCGACGTGCATATAGGCATGGATTCGAAATGACTAAAATAACATGGAGTTTATCATCGATGGGGTCATTGTTTAAGATGGCATCCTTGATAATATTACGTTTATACTGAATGTTGTCGATTTCGATATTGTTTATGATGGTCATATCTTTTGGATATATTAGTAGTGAGATAAGTTTTTATGTTCGTTTTTTTCGATTTATTTTTATATATTTAGTGAGTTAGATTTAATATTACTTAATTATCTGTATAATATATATACATAACATTTGATATGAATGTTCTTGGAAATCTTTATAACGCTGCAAATGTTGTAATAAAAGGTTCTACATATAAAGACAAAGAACATCATGATACCAGTACTGAGGATGTCGAACAAAGTTCGGATGATTCGTCAGAACCATCGTCTTTGCCTACAAATACTACGGATATAGAATGTTTGGCTTGTTTTGAAAAATTAAAAGAGTTATTGACATTTATTAAAAATTTTGATGACGTTAAACATGAGGTTAATGATTTGCTTACAAAAGACACAAGTAATAATAATTTTTCAAAAGTTTTATTTAGAACATACAACGCAACGGCTGAACAAAACAACAATTTAGTAACTAATTGCTCACTAGTAGGTGACTTAATAGACAAAAGTAACAATGGTACTTTGTGTAAAATTAATGGAGAAGAATTAAAAATTACCGACGTTATTAAAGAGAATAATGAAAAGGACTACGGTAAATGGTATATTGTAAAGATATTATCTGAAAAAGATAAATGTAAAGAAGGAGAAGCTATTGTTGTATTGACTAATAGTGCAGCAGGTTATTATAATTATTGGTTAACCGAGTATATGAATATACTTGAAAATGCAGAGGGTTTCAATCTTAACACTCGTTCAATTGCAGAATTAATGGCGTACTTTAATACTAATACTATTAATAAACAAGATGAAAAATTTGGCGGTAATAAAAAAAAAACAAATGATGATTATTCTAACATGATAAAGATTAGAAATGAATGTACTTCAGCATTATTGAAATTTATTCATGTAAAGATGGATCATAACAGTTATCATCAACACTATAAATTCTATCAGATGGATAAAATTAAAAATAGTACCAATAACAACTACACTAGTGAATTTATTGCAGCTACAAAAAAAACTATAAAAAACAAATTTACTAGTGATAAATTAGTTGATTGTAATTATAATAGTATAATAAATACTCATTACAACGGCCTTACAAGTTTATTTTATAAACTCTTATCTAATGAAGATATTGTCGATGTAGCGTTTAGTTTTTTGTGTAAAAATATTAATATATATATGTTCTTAGATCAGGAAATTTGCAAACAAATACTGAATATAATAGCGAGTAATGTTAAAATAAATGAACGTGATAGTAACCAAAATTACGTTATCAATCCATTTGGTAACCGTAGTAACCCGAAATTTAAAGATAACATTAACATTCAACCTATATTAGATTTAATATTCAAGGAATTCGGAACTAATATAAATAAACTTCATAAATCTTCGATAGAAAAATTACCAACGATTATTCATCAAGACCAAGTCGCATATTTAAATGAAGGACTTGGCGCTTTTAAAGAATATAATAAGAAAAAAGGGTATATCTTTACATTCTATCTAATTATATATCAATTAGCAGTTAATAATCGGGTTGATTCTAGAAATTATAACGAAAATATATTGACTGACAAGTATCAAAAATACTTTTATACCAATAAATTATTTAATATAAACGATTCTAACAGTACTATAAAAAGAAATAAGGTATACAAGACAGCAAAGGATTTTAACCATGATGCTAGACAATTTATTGCAATAAATCGTTTTACGAAATTTCGCAATCCAGGTGATAAAGCATGTTTTTTGTTTCATGGTGTAGGAACGGGAAAAACTATCACTTCTCTATCGATAGCTTTCAGTCATTTAAATACCGCTCATACAGATGAAGCAACACCATTAAATATACTAATTATTGCACCACAAGGAATATATAAAGGTTCGTTCATCGGTGATGCTGGTACAATGGGCTGTTATATGTACAACGAGTATTCGTTTGATAAGGAGTATGTTGGTATCACAGTTGAAGTATGCAGTGGATCAATAAAAGCGAATGACACTGAGAATTATTATTTTAAACTTATAGGCATTAACTATGATGTATTATTTCATCAAAATGGAGGCATTTTGCGTGAAGATGAATTTATGAAAGAAATGAATTATGACGTTTTAATTTGTGATGAATCACATCGGTTTTTAACTAATTCCTTACATCCCTATGATGGGTATGAAAGACATGATATTGATGCAACTAGAAAAGAAAGTATAGTAATTAAACGAGATAAAAACAAATATGAAGCCGATCTAAAAGCTAATTTAGAAATATTTCAGCCTTTGTTTGCACAGCTATTATTATTATTATATCCTATAAAGCAAAATGATATTCATAATTTTATAGAAGAATTACATAAAGATGAAAAGGCACTACATGCAATATTATATGGATTAAAAGATAAAGTCGATTATTATAATTTTATAGAGTTTTTAATTAAATATACCAATGTAGACATAAATAAACCAGAAGTTATTAAAGACCTTATTATTGGTAAACTTGGCAAGAAAATAGAACCAAAGAAAGAATATCTTCTATTGTTTTCAATAACTAAACTTTTAAATAATCATAAGAGTATACGCAGTTCAATAAAGAGTTCAATACGTGAAAGCTATGAACCTGAGCCAAAACCTAAAGAGAATCTATCATACGTAATTCAAAATCTATTTGATGATTATTGCGAAGTTGATAATGATGTCAAAAATAACAGAACCAATAAATATGCAGAATTTCTACTTCAATCGGGAACAGACGAAATTTTGGCACAAATATTTAAGATTTCGTTACAAGATATTCCTACAAAAATGAATGATTTTAGAACTACACTTGATAATATGATAACAGACAGCTTAGCAAAAATCAATTCAATCACGCAGACTGTAACTGAACCCCAACCTCTAGTTACACAAGAAGGAGATAGTGTTGAAGAAGAAGGAGTTGAAGAAGAAGTTAGCGAAGTAATATTTCAGGAACAACAAGTACAGCAACCTGAAGCAGAACTGCTAATGAATTACGTAACACTTTCAACGGTACTTACAACTGTGGTTTCGACTGATATAACAGTTGACGATATAGTCCGTTATTTAAAAGCGGTCTTTGGTAATGAAGAATATACAAGGCCAGAAGACGATAATTATAATTTTCTTAAACTTAAAGAGTTTAAATTAATATTAATTCAAGCTTTAGAAGAACATAGCATAGTAGTAGAAACAACATGTAACGTAAATTATAATAACTTAGTAGAAAAATTGTTTGTATTAAGTGAAAAAATAATAAATAATTCTAAATATTATGGTAATGCATTCAGTGATAACAGATTCAAAGAATTTGTAAGACAAATAAATAAGCAAACTATATTTTTAACAGGAACACCATTCCAAAAGTCTAATAATGATATTATTGATATTATATGGTTTTTGAATAATCCTGACATTAATAAAAGTAATATCGATGAATTCTGCACTGATTTAATACAAAAAGGTGGAAATAGCTTATTTAAACCATTAGAGAAAGATGCTTGGAAACATACAAAAGATTTTAAGGTATTGTTTACATCTCTTGGATTCGATATCTTTAATAATGTAGCTTCTCTAACCCAATTAACTGACACCTCTACTGAAAACCCTGAAGATAACAAAATTTCAGAAGGTTTTATAGCATCAACTTATGCAAAATTCGTAGGTCAATTTACAGATTTAAATTTTGGTAAAGTATTAGAACCTGTAAATAAAGTATTAGAACCTGTAAATAGATTGGCTAATGTTATTGAAGAATTAAATATCAATCTAAAGAATATATCAGAAGTAGCAAAAAATGTCGACACGAATGCTAGTATTAATGCTTTAGTAAGTAAACAATCCACACGTTTTTCTACATTAATGACAAAATTACAAAGCGATAACGCACAATATCTCGATAATTTAGGTACTAGATTCGAAGATAAAGGAAAAGAATATTACAGGGGTATAGTAGGAAACCACGATTTATCAGTAGATGGTGTTCTAGCAGAATTATCTGGAAAAAGTCAAGAATATAAACTCAAATTTAAAGAGGAATTTAATAAAATACTATCAGATAAAGATTATGAAGAATTTCAAAAGAATTTATCAAAAACTAAAAGCAATATAAATAAGATTATTTCCGATCCATTTAATTTTGCAAGAGAACAATTTTTTTCAGACGAAGATATACGCAAATTAAAGGAGAGTGGTATTGATATAAAAAAAGAATTAGAATCATATGTAGGAGATAAAACCGAACTTTTGAAAAAACTTAAGAGTTTTTTACTTGGTAATGATAGACAGATAAATGGCACCAATATACATGATATACTTGACCAAATAGAACATTCAGATACAGAACGTACACCAGTACAAGAAGCGCTTCATGTAATGGCTAGGTCTTTTGCAGATTCTGCGGTTGCTGCATCTACAGCAGTTGCCACTATAACAGGTCAACCTGAAAATAATAGAGATACTATAAATGAACTAGAAAATAAGATTAATAATTTGACTGAACAGGTAGATGAATTAAATAGAAAAAATGGAATAAGTAATGCTCTTGTACTAGTTAATCCTAGTGGAATTCAAGGAACTAATTCACCTGAACATGCAGTTGGTGGAGGAGATGAAGTTGTTAAATTTACAGGAGGTGCCGGTGAATCAAACCTTACTGAAAATTATATAAATCAATTAAAAAACCTAAATATAGCTAATCAATATGTATTTCTAACAATTAGGGATATTGTTGATAACATTGTTCAATCGGGTGGTAAAGTTGATGCGGCTACTGTTATGTATACATTATTAAATTCTTTGTACAATACACTTATGAATATCCCAGCAATGTCAATCATTTTAGCTAGAACATTGGTTAATGTTGCTGCAAACTCTGTTGTAAATACTCTACAATTCTTGTTTGAAATTGACAATGACAATGTAGTTAAACACACTGTTCCTTTTGTTTCTATATATAACTATGATCATGAACAATACCCTATTGATGACGATGAGTTTTTTAAAGACAATGTAAATGGTAACAACAGTTTGTTCAAAAATGCTGTAAACGCACATGGTAATACGTTTAACTTCGCTGAAAAACATATAGATCAAATTCTAATACCTTATACACCTATACAACTTGAGCTAATAAACAAATTGTTTACATCGAAGATTCAATTATCACAAGATGAAAAATTTGTATTTGATAGTATAGTAGGAATATTTGATAAAGAAAAAGAGATATTTACAGCAAGAGCACCAGCACAAGAAGCACAAGAAAAATATTATTTTATGTCTTTACTTTCTTATTCTAAAGAAAAGAATTTATTAGGTTCAAAATTAAATAAACAATCAACATACGATTTAATTGATAAAAATGTTCTGCAACATGTATTAAATAATTCTCTTAATAAAAATAAAATTAATCAAATATATAAAAAGAAAGACGAGGAAAATAATAGAAGGTCGCTACAAATAACTGCAAAGACGTTTAAAAATGGACATGATGCGAAACCTGAATTGCTTATTATCCCAGTAAATATAGAAAATAGTTTCGAGTTTTCTATAAGACCAATTTCTAACTGGACTGAAGACGCTGGAAAAATAAGAAATAGTACATATACATATTATGACCTAATACATAGATTTAATCAATCAATTGAGCCACTCAGAAAAAACAAATTTTTCGAAATAGAATACGGAAACACTATAAACAGATTTGATTACACAATCAAATTACTATTAGCAGTAAAATTAGGTGTAATTTACAGTCCTCATAGCGATTTTTATTTGCAGCCTCATTATGTGAAAATTATAAAAAAAGTAAACGGAATCGAAAGCTGTAGTTATAGACATTATTTACCATTAGTTTATCCACCTACTCAAGAATTAATGTATGAGTTTGTTACATATTTACAAGAATTAGGATACTCATTTTTATGGATGTGTGACCTTGTGGATGTAGACCAGAACTTTAAAATGGCAAAGGATTCTACATTTGATATTATAGATAATCTCGAAAACTGTATTGATCTACAGACATTGAAGGTTAAAGATATTTCGAGTTTGAAGAATAATCCTATTTGTGTTATAATATCCCCTTCTCATGTAGAAGGATTTAGTTTTAATTATGGCCCAGCACTTATTTCATTATCATTATGTAAATCTGCTGGTGACGCAGAACAATTGTATGGAAGAATTTTACGTAAATATTTTGATCCAAGTTGGGAAGGTAAATTTTGCAAAAAAATATACCAACTTTTTGGTGGTGTTAGAATCGATAGTGATGATTTATCTAAATATGCTAATAAATTTGGTGGAAACAAACAGGTATTTAAAGCTATATATAAAGAAATTAAAAATTCTAGTCAATCAAGAGATGAAGGTGTAAAACTATTTGATGCATTGGTACTTCGCGATTTTTACAATTGGATAAAACAAACAAAAAGAGAAATATCATTGAACTTACCTAAGACCTTTACTAGTTTTTTGAATAATTCAGTAGATCCTACCATTTCAAGATATAAAACATATACAAAAGAAAGCGAGGCTATACAAAAAATGACAGAGGAAAAAACAAAAGAATTCTTTTCGTCTGAAGATACTCAATTACAAGTATTGGGGTTATTAAGCGATATATCAAACAAATATTTCCATTCATTAGTCCTTTATGAACAAAAAACGTTACAAGATGATAAGTTTTTACCGCTTGATATACAAGCTATAGATTTAGATAAAATAGAAGGTGAGTTATATTGCAAAAGGTCTACTATTAATTGCACCGTTTGTAGAGATGAAGTGAGCTCTAATGATAAGCCGAGTTTAAATGTACAATCAGTGAAGTCCGATTTTGTTGATCAGTGTATAACTATATTTAATAACATTTATAGAAACAAAGATAGTGAAATAAATGACGATTTATTTCTGGAATTAAATTTATTATTTATCAATAATAAAAAACATGTTAACATTAGTACAGATTTTATTACTATACCTAGTACTATGGAAATTGAAAGTTTATATAAACTATTATATAATGATAATGATAATGATTTGACAGAAATTGATATATTGCAAAAACTTTCAGCTAGAAATGAAGTCGTCGAAAAAGAGCCGAGAATATTAGACCTAATTAACGATAATTATAAGCTATTCCTATACAGTCATTGGAACTACGAATATTCTAAAATATTAAATAAATATGTGAATATGTCAAAATCATATGAGAAAGATGGCAAAATACAAAAAGATAAATTGAATAACTTAATGAAATCGTTTAATAAAGAAGTAGATACCAAACTTAAATGTAAAAATATAATAAAAAACGACGTGAACTTTTTTTTATCTTTAGATAGCGAAAACATTTATAATTTGTACAGGGGAGAATCTGATATTATAAATAAATATTATGAAGAGTTTTCAATAGAAAAATTGCTATTATATTTACCATTACTGTTTAAAGTATTTTCAGATATAAAATCGAACGAAACTTTGTGGTCATTGGTAAAGACTTTTCCAGACTTTAACGTTTTTTCATTGTATTTTTATATGAATGAAAATCGTGGTAAATTATTGAATTTTATATCAAAATCATTAGGAATAGTAGAAGATTTAAAAGTATTTGGCGATGATGAACCATTGTCTTTATATAGTCTTATATGGAAGAGCAGTTGGATAGATCTAACAAATATATTATTTGATAAAAAAATTTTTAATGTGTTATTCCCACCTAATAAATACGACTTGAAAACTAGACAACTAATACAACAAGCATTAACGTTTATATTAGATATATTAGATTCAATATCTAAAACAGGAAATAAAGAGAATGTGAACCATGTAGATGGTATTGGTTTTATATATAAAACCATAAAACAATTGACTGACCAACTAGATATTTTTAGCGAAGTGACAATAACGAATAATTTAACTACTGATCTAGTTAATTTTTATAATGCTTTTACGAAAATTGATATGTCTGAAATAGGTGGATTTATTGAGACAGTAGAGAATGTAAGAACTAAAATTACTGATAATAATAGTATTCCTTTTGCATTTTTTAATTTCCATAGAAATCCATACAAACCAAATATTATAACTAACTATGAAAAAATGCATATCAATACACAAAACTTATTGACGAATACATTGCTATCAAAAAATGTATATGAAATATCAAAAAGGGAACGCAGCTTGTTTAGTTCTATTCTTACATTTTTAAATAGTGATAGTAGTGCACAAAGTGCTACTGGTGTTCAAGGTGATACCAGATTATTAAGTGATAGGAATATATTAATCAACACTATTAAAGAAGAAAAGTTGGCCTATGAAAAAGCAATCAAGGAATATGAAAAATTGAAACAAGATTCGCGTATTCAACGTTCCGAAAAGTATGAAAATCAGATTCAAGTTCTATACGATTCTATCCGAGAAAATGAAAACAAATTAGAAGAAAAAAATAAAGAATTGAATTCTCTGAAAGATTTAAATATTTCAAAAATAGCTAAATGGATCAATGAGTTAGAAGAAAAAATAACTCAACATTTCAAACAAAAAATAGACGAAGTTTACGAATTTATGGGATATATTAGTAGAACTATTCCAGTTAGCACAAGATATATTGAAGCAGGATTCAAACAGTATTTACTTGGGATGCCAATAATCTACTTTAATGACGACTCTATTGTTAATGCAGATGATTATTTCACATTTAAATTCAAAGAATTCAATAATATTACTTATTTACATAAAGTTTTTAACCGATTAGAAGATTTAACCAGTAGTCATCTAACAAACTCAATTTCTGGTACAGAAATTAATACAAATACAAGCGAAATTGAATATTATCAGTTACTTCCAAATGACAGTGTACACGAAATTAAATTTTCTAGCAAAGATATTGACGAATATTCATGGTTCGCTAATACTACTACTACTACGGAAAAGAAAGAGACTTTTATAAGTAAATTTAAGGTGTTTTTTCAAGAATTAATAGCATATTTTAATAAGTTAGATCAAGAAGAAAAATACACTGAAAACGTAAATAACATACTTAATCTCTTAATAGCATATGACGTTGCATTGAATAATAAAGAAGATTTAATAAAATGGAATGCTATTACTAATAAAATTCGTGGAACTAGAGGAGGTTTCAGAAGAACCAGAAGCAACAGAATTAAAAACTATAATAAAAAGACTAGGCGAGGAAGATTTCATGAAGGTGCAGTAAAATCAAATTCAATGAATAATAGTAAAACGAATAAGAATCAGAAAAAGAATAGAATAACCAAACGAAGAACATATAACAATAGTATCCGTAAACGAATGCGTAAAAATATGAAAAAAGTTAATAAAACACAAAAATACTGAACTATTACTATTGCAATTCAATAAACTCATAAATATCATATAATTCTACTAAAAATATTTTAGGTAAAATTATATATATGTCTAAATTCAAGGAATCCTTCACATACTCTAGTCAAAATATTGTGCAAAACAACGGTAATTCAGAAGTACATAGTATCGACGTTAAAGATGGCAAAGGTCAAGAAATCATCAAAACATACAAAAATGGTAGATTACGTAGTACCAAGAAAAAATCGTTCAAACCCAGCGAAATCAGCAATATACGCAGACAACAATCTCTCATTCCTATGCCATTGATACCTTTGCCTAAAATCCAACTCCCAGTTATTCGAATTATGAACGTTGTTAAAAATAAAAGCTCTATGCGAAAACAATCTCGCTCAAAAACACATAAAAAAAGAACGCGCTAATTATAGTAGCACAAAACATAATAATTTATCATGTTCTCTTTATTCTTCAAAAAAACGTATCAAAGAATTTCTTTCGAAGATATACAATTCGCATTAAAATCTCCAATGGATTTCCTGATTATCAATACATTGCCTATTGGAGAACAAGACTGTTTAATAAAAAATACTGTATCCTATCAAATGGAAGAGAACCTGATTAACGATTTGTTAACAAAATACGATTTTAAGAGTAAACGTATCATAGTTTATGGTAAAAATACATCTGATATAACGGCGGAAACCAAGTGCGACCAACTCGTGAATCTAGGGTTTATGTATGTGTACCTGTTTCCGGGTGGCCTATTTGAATGGCTACTTTTACAGGATATTTATGGAGACAGTGAGTTTCCTACTACACGAAAAACATTGGATATATTGAAATATCGTGAGCAACGTGTGTTTGGAGGATTGTATATAGGATTTTGAATTTGAATTTAAATTTGAATTTGATTTCAGGTTCAGAAAATTGAAATCAAAGATGATTTGATATTTGATATTATAAAAACGTTACATCATGTTCGAAAAACCTATCATTTTATCGTGTGAAGGCAATATCGGGGCTGGAAAATCCACGATTTTATCGAACCTACAAACTTATTTAGAAAAACATAATGAGATTCGGTATCGCGTGTTATTTATGAAAGAGCCTGTCGAACAATGGGAAGCAATCGACGATAAAGAAACCAATGAGAATATTCTACAAAAATTCTATGCCGACCCTAGAAAATACGCATTCTCTTTCCAAATCATGGCATATGCAACACGTATGAATATGTTGAAGCGACTCATTTCGGAAAATCAGAAAGAAGACGAACGATTAATTATCATTTGTGAGCGTTGTTTAGAAACGGATAAACATGTTTTTGCGAAAATGTTACATGACGATGGCTGTATTGATGAAATTCACTATCAAATATATAATATCGTCAGTATAGAGAACCCATTTCCAATTGATGGGATTATTTATTTGGAAAGCGATCCAGAAGTATGTATGCGGCGCATCAATCAACGAGCGAGAACTGGTGAAAATGGAATATCGATTGATTATCTAAGAAAATGTCATGCCTATCACGAATCATGGTTCGCAAGCTCTACTACTCCAATTTTAAGATTGAATGTAAATCAAGATGTCAGTTATAGTGAATCGGATAGTTCGGATATGGGTATGACATGGTTACAACATATTATCGATTTTATACCGATGAACATTTGATACACTTGAAGATTGTAATCCGCCTTAATTTCCCTTCGGGCAATCCGGTGATGCCGCTAGCGGCACTTACACAAAGTGCGGATTGTGTTCAAAGGCAACGTTACCTATGCTTCTCAACAAATCAATGAAACTTCACCACAATTTTAACAGTCTCTTTTTTAATGCATTTACACGCTGATACTGATAATTCCTCTCTGCGCTTACGGGTCTTTGCATTATCATTTGATTCATCGGATTCATTAGACGAAATACTACTACCAAGACTACGATTCTTCGATGTGCTATTTCGTTCATTCATATCTTTTTCTATCACTGCATAATTCGTCTCGATATAATCAATAATCTCATTTTCGATTGCCCATTTGAAGAAATTTAATTGACCAATCGTCGTTTCCATTATTTTTTCATCGTCATATGGTACGGTTATGCGTTCCCATCGACAAAAAGGATCAAAACGTCTCTTCGCATATGCCTTTAGCTTGAGCTTATAGTCGTTATATACCTTGAAACGAGTACTTGTCGACGCATTACGTTGGATCTCATATACAGTGTAGTTTTTCTTGGCATAATTCGTTACAAACCAGTCTACAATGCGTAGTGAAATATTGGATTCACCATTAATAATCGCCATCATTCTATCGAGGTTCTCGCGACACTTATAAAATTCCATCAAATTCCGCATCAACAGATCATTTTGTGTGTTTAATTGATTCGAACAATAGGATGCCATTTCGTTTTATAAAGGATTACATGCGTTTTCTCTAATATATTTTTTCGTAAAATTCATAATATCTTATACAATATAGTATTATGAAAGAGAGAACCTGTAATTTTTGTACTATTATGGAAGATAGTGTTGCATGGATAATAGGTTGGTTCGAAGGATGTGTAATTGGTTGCATATTTGCATGTTCAGAAGACAATGACTCAGGTGGTTCTACGAATATTATTAATGAAATGATAAATGGTGCGAAAACCGGTTTCAGTGAAGGTGAATGGCTAGGCCATTTAGACAAATAACGACAATAATATTATATTATGATAATATAGGTATGTCAACGTATAGACAACACAGTAGAAAATATTTAAGAAAAACTCGTAAAATGATGGGTGGCGTACAACCGCCTTCTTTACTAACAACAAACGGTAATCAACCGAAACCACCTATTCCTATACCAAAAAATATACGAGATATAGACTACTTGGAAATTAGTGGTATCGTTCCATTTACGGAAGATAAACCTCCATATTTTAAAGATGACTTTAATGGTAATTATCGGATTCTTACAAAAGAAACAGTAGATCCCAAAACAAAGGTCGAAACAACAGTAATAAAGAAATCTGGGGGGCAGCCAATATTTACAAAGGGCATTTTAAATAAAGATAATACAACTCGTCACAATTTATTATACAACAATAATGAAAAACGATGGTACATTTGTGATCGTCCTTGTTTACCAATGCCAAATACTGAATGCAATGGGGATAAATATGTAAAATGTTGCGACAAAGGCTCAATCTGTTGCAAAAACGACATTTCAAAATGTTGTACAAAAGTTACAAAATGTTACGCGTATAGTGACTGTCCGAGTGGACACTTTCCGAGTGAAAATGCAGTATGGTTTGTAAAACAGTATGAAAAAAAGAACAATAGCTTAGTTTTTAAATGGATAAAACACCCTGTACAGCTAAAAGTAATTTACGAAAAATGCAAAGGTCCTGGAGCTTTATCAAATGCTTCTTGTTCTGTGAAAAGTAAAGCGTCTAACATGTTCAGTTCCATGAAATCGGAAGTAGGTTATTCACAAAACTCACCAATTCCAAAAAGAGGATTATTTAAATCAGCTTCACAATCAGCAAAAGAAAGTTCAACCGAAAGTATATTTGATTGGTTTTGGTCATTATTTACAGGAGGTTCTAAAGACAGAAAATAAATTATTATATTGTAATTATATATATGCCATTGCATAAAAATCGTTCAAAGAGAACTAGTAAAAAACTAAAGGGAGGTCTTTTAGGAAGACTCACTTCTCTAGCAATGGGACAGGGTGTGTCTGCACAGACCTATTGCTGTGATTCAAAGAAGTCTAATATGAACACAGTTTTTTCAGGAGATAATGTGGGAAGCAAATGTTATCCAAGTTATACTGGACAATGTAATATTGGTTATGGAACTGGACAAAATTACAAATTTAGGTGTTTCAATCCACAAACGAAAGAGTATCGTGAAACGATAGAAGAGAGCAGTGACTTGCGAAATAATGGAGAACGTTGTGAATATATAACCGGAACCTTAGCCAAAATTGCAAAAGTTCCTCTTGGTGCTGCAGAGGTCGCATTACAAGTAGCTGCAGCAGGAGGAAGTCGTAAAACAAAAAGAAGAACACATAAAAGGTCATATAAGAGACATAGTCGAAAATCCAGAAAATAGATTATAAAAACTAATATAAAAATTTAGGAAGTTTTATATTAGCATAACCATGAGTCACTTGATAGACCGTCATCAGCAAGACATAAAAGATACGTCGCTCGTCATTAGTATGATGTTCCCAGCTTATGCGACATCTTGCTATTTGAATTTATCGAAACATAGCAGGTGGTTAAAAACAATTGACCCGAATACACTACACCTATTTTCTATTGTACATAATTTTGGTCTCCATACATTTAGTTTATATACTTTCATTCATTTGTTTGGAACTATGCTACAACATGGCATAGTGAATCAGCCGGGTTATTATTTCGAATTACCGGGCGTTCGTACTATATTATGGCTGTTCTATCTTTCGAAATATTACGAATATATGGACACAGTATTATTGTTGGCAAAGGGGAAGAAACCTATTTTTCTACAAAAATTCCATCATTGTGGTGCGGTTATTGTATGGCATTTGGGTTATGTTTTTTCTATGGATGGGCTATTTTTCGCTTCTCTTATTAATTCGGGCGTTCATACTATTATGTATTTTTATTATTTGATGTCATTGTATTCGAATATGCGCGATGTGATCAAGAGATATAAATTTTATATTACTTCTGCACAAGTTGGACAGTTAGCATTCGGATTTGTTGCATTACCGTATTTTTATTATGATATTGAAAGTCTTGCGAATAAAAATGTGATTATTATGTTTGATATTTATATCGGTTGTTTATTGGTGCTTTTTACGAAGTTTATGGTGGAAAGTTATATCATATGATACAATGTAGTTTTGTGCCAATACTCTTATAATAAAGCCCGTTGTAGGGATGATTATTATTTAATGCCTTTGTGAGAGTTTTATCGCTCATATTTAAAGTTCTTATGCAATGATATTTACATACGAACTCTCTAACTAAATTTTGATGTTGATCAAATTGACCTACTCCATCTTTATATAAAATAGGTTCTTTGTTTCCGTTTTTTATTACGAAATTGTTTCGTAGATTGGCGCTGCATTTTTCATATAACATATAACAATGTCCGTTTGTTATAGACCCATTTTTAACGGGTAAGTCTAAAGCCGAAATGGATCTATAATGATTTAGTGTAGCGGCAGTTTTACGGTCTAAGTATACATCGATAATCTCGGTTTTTTGTGCATTAAGTTTTGCGATATATCCTATGTTTTGTGGTCGCGTTACCTTTGTTGGCTGAATAGTGACTATATTGGAGTCTAGTTCTCTATCAATATATGCCCATCTGAAACCGTTATATATTGTGTTTTCCTGAATAGCTTTATGTAAGCTTGGTCGTTTATACTTAGAATCCTCTCTCATGCATTCGGTCACTGTCTCATATACTTTAATGAGTTGTAATGTATCCGCATTAATTTTCTGTAATCTAGGCCCTAGTGTCGTTAATGGTTGTTCGAAATTTGTTGTGGTTCTCGATTGTGCTGAATTTTGTTTTTCTAGAATTTCCTTTACGGATTTTTCTAGATTTGCGACTTTTGATACTAATATATTATTCGTTTCTAGTAACATTTTGTTTGTTTCTAATAATTGTACTAGCAAATCATTGTTTTGTGGTGTTATTATTGAATTGGTTGGTTGTGTTTGTAATGCTAGTATGTTTTTTAGGGTTTCATTTTCTATACGAATTTTCTCGATGTCGCTATCAATATTCTCGTTAAAATGTTTTATATTCATTCTAATAATATTTAACAAGACTGCATAGGATAAGCGCTTTCCAACTAAGAAGAGTTCTCGTTCATGTTCATGATTTGGTAAATCCGTAACATTGCTCAGTTTTATATCTTTATGATTATGCAAAAAGTTCTCGAAATCACGACTTCGTTTTACCATGAAACAGTCTAATAATATTGCTTCTTCGTATTTGGGTTTATGTTCATTGAATCTGGCTTCTACACCACGCCTACTTTCACCAATTTTAATTACATAACAACCATTTTCATAGGACTTTACCCTGACAATATAAACTAACGCGCCTGCATTGCCGAATTCTCTTAATAATAGCTTTTGCTTTTCTAAAGCTTTCTCTTTGGTAAGTGTCTGGTCAAATTCTTGTTTTGCTTTTGTTTCCTTGATTACCATTTCATTCTTTAGTTGTTCGAGTTGATTTCTGAGTTCACTACTCTCTTCATTCACGACTTCATGTAATGTTTCTTCTAATTTCAGATAATATTCGTGTATTTGGTCTGCTTTCTTGGTTCCCGCTTTCAGGCAAAATAATTTGAATGCTTTAATTGTAAGCAATATAGTTTCTTTATTATGACCTCCTCTACCACTTTTTGCTCCTGATGCATCAGGAGCAATCATTTTGTAGTCTTTATCGATAATAAATTGTTTTTCTAATAATATTTTAGCCTTTACTTTTTGTCCAAAACCTAACCAGTTCCAAACGTCATCTAAATCAATAACGAAATCTTCTGGATTGCAGTTTAAATAGCTATAAAAACTAGCTACAAATAACTGCTGTTCTTCGTTTATAAATTTATTTTTAATTTTGGTTATTAATTTACCATGGTATGTATCAGATAATCGTGTAATAGGATTCTGTTCGATAAGCTCAACAATATTTAAGGTTGTCATATTTGACATAAATTAAAGAACGTTTTTCCTTTATATTCCTTGATGAGATATTGTTTTCGTTTTACTAAAGCAATAACAAATATGTGTGTTTATTATATCGTTTGCTTTCCCTGTAGGGAAAGCAAACGTTTTCTCTGCATTTTGCTTTGATAATATTTTGCAAAAATAGAATATAAACTCATTTTTGCTTCGCAACTTGGCGAAGCAAACAATAATATAATATTGAATAGTATAAAAACTTATCACTATGATTTATTATACTAGAATGAGTAATGATAATCTGAATTACGATGAACTTATAAATCAATTAAGACAAGAATTAGAAAATACGAAACGTGAATTGGCTTTGACAAAAGAACATCTTAAAAAATATACTGCACCAGCATGCAAAAAAAAATATTATGAAGACAACAAAGACGAAATAAATAGAAAGAAAAAGGAATACAAACCTACGGATGAGCAGAAAAAGATGTGGGCGAGAACGGCTTATTTGAAGAAAAAGGCTGAAAAGAACAAAACGTCGATAGAAAACATTTAGTCGTTTTATATAGTATCATAGAAACTATATAAAATAATATCTCCAGTTATAATATAGAAGGATAAAACCCGTATATGACCGAAGTATTAGAATCGAAATGTTGCACTAGTTGTCGTAAAGAATTTCCAATGGACCAGTTTATAGGAGAACGCCATACTGCTATAACAAAAACATGTAAAAATTGTAGAGAAATTAATAAACTAAGGGATTCTAAGCGTGACAAAGCGCATCGTAATGAAATAGCTCGTAAAAACGAAGCAAAACCAGAAAGAAAAGCAGTAAAGGCAAAATAGAGTGAAGAAAACTACGACAAAGTTGCAAGACGATGGATGGATTATAGGCAACGAAAGATAGAAACTCTCGGTGTCGAGCAATATTTAAAAATAAACGCAGAACAAGCTAAGAAATGGAGAGATAATAATCCAGATAAAATGGTCAAGGCAAATGAAGATAAGAAAAATAACAAGGAAACTAATTATAAGAATTATAAAAGAAATGCAGATATAAAAAATTTAGAATTTACAATTAGTTATGATGACTATGTAAATATTGTCGAACAATATTGTTACTACTGCAGTATTATACAAGAACGTGGTTTTAATGGAATTGATAGAAAAGACCAAACAAAAGGATATATAGATGACAATTGCGTAAGTTGTTGTAAAATGTGTAATTATTTGAAAGGTTCAACTAGTGATGATGTATTTATTAAACGAGTACAACATATACTGACTTTTCAGAATAAAATAACTGGAAATTTATACCCTGAATGCTTTGCAAATCATAACTCAGTAAGTTATTCATCTTATAAAAGTAGATCAATAAAAAAGAAGTTAGAATTTAGTATTACAAATCAAGATTATCATGATATTATAATGAATAATTGTTATTTGTGTGGTAAGCCAAATGACGATAACCATACAAATGGCATAGACCGAATTGATAACAGCAAAGGGTATTTGATAGATAATGTAAATTCTTGTTGTTGCGAATGTAATTATATGAAAAAAGATTACGAATTCGATGATATCATTAACAAATTTATCTTAATTTATGAAAATCACAAAAATAATCAATGCAGTGAAAACGTACTCATAACCAATAATAACATAATTGTTAGAAATCATAATAAAAAATCAAAAGAAGAAATACAAGAACATTTTATAACACAAAAGAAAATAAAACAAGGTTTATTAGTTGAGAAGTATAATGATTCTGAAGGAATCAAACGCCGTGCAAAAGAAATTGCCGAAAACCGGAATAAAAAGTAATAAATATGAAATTGATATTATTATTTCATATTCATTTGAACGTAACTATGAAAATATATTTTTAATTTGAGTCTCTACTACCCCTAAGTTTCCCTAGGGGGATGGACTGTATCTTAACCCGACTCAGGTTGCTTACACCTTCATCATCGAGCGACTACCGTTCAGTCTCTGACGGCCAACCATAGACTAGCGTCTTACATGCGTCTTTAGGTTGTAACCATGCGGATTGCCCAATCCTTAACATTATTACTATACCGGAGTTCTATTCTCCGCCATATACAGGTTTCCCAAGTATACTTAGTAGTTAAGGCTCTAAGGGTTTCCCCGAACAACAAGTAATCTTGCAAAAGAACCTAAGTTCCTTTACTAACAACTGACCATGTGAGTTTCAGGGGTCAAAGCGAAGTTATCCACAAACATAGCCTGATTGTTTGTGGCGCGTTGTTTTTCTGCTCTAGTCGCAATCAGATGTAATAATGTAATAACATACATCTGAATTGCCGTCAAAGCTACTCCTGCCATACCGCTCATTACGCGGAGAACGTTGTAATTTACTGCATAGACACGGACCTTAGCGGTGGCGGTACCGGCAACTGTGGGGGAGGAGAGCACAAGTTGGAGTACGGCGTTGTCAATGCGAGAGAAGTTGCAAGATCCCGAGGGCTGATGCTCCTCGGGCCTCAATGCAAAAGAATATACATTGATACCAGTATCAGGAGCACGGGTGTGGTGTTGCCAAGGCTGAACAACATCGAAGTATGAGCCTTCGCGCTCAGAGAAGCGATCTTGGCCGTTGAGTTGGAGCTTGGCAGTGACTACAGGGTTCTCACCCCAGCAGTGCATGTCCAATGCAGTCTCGGCAAGAACGAAGGTTCCTGCATCAGAGACAAGTGAGCCCTCATCGCCAGATGTGGGGTTGAAGGGAAGATATGTGGTGGTACCAACTGATGTCTCATTCCATCCAGAGGCGGGTGTGGCATCATCAGCACCGGCCATTTGGAAAAGACCTGATGCATTGATGAATCCATTGGATCCGCTGACCTCTTTGGGTCCTCCGAAGGCGTGGATGGCGTTGGGAAGAGCATCGATAGCATCAGTGTAGTTGAAGGGCTGGGCACCAAGAGTGCGGTAGAGGACACCTCCAGAATCAAGGGATGAGCAGTAGTCAACGTTGGCATCGGGTTGGACAACCCAGATGAGCTCCTTGCAAGGGTGGTTGAAGTTCAACTTGATCTTGTTGGAGCTGGATCCGACGGACTCGTCACCGGTGAATTGAAGCTGCTCAATGAGGTACTCGTGGGGGTTCTGTGCCATCTTTCTGCGCTCATCGGTATCCAAGAAGATGTAGTCAACGTAGAGGGAGGCAGCAACAAGGGATTGTTGGTAAGCTTGGCTGACAGATTGTGTTCCTGCAGATGTGTTGGCGGCAAGGGACTTGACAGCCCACAAACACTCACCGATAGGGCGGAGATCGAGGTTAATCTTTACTTCGTGATACTGTACGAATCACTTATACCCTCCCTTTCGGGATATTTATCAGCATTCTCAAACCGATTAACATATTACATTTGAGAACAGTAGCTGGGGACTAGACTATATCTTAAGCCGTCATAGAAGGGGATTAATCTTCTCAAGCCCATAACCATTTAGTCGTTGAACCTTCCTCATATCCTTATCATAATGGATTTAGAGGCTTGGCTGCGGATTGCCTATTTTAGATTCTAATGAATCTTCATCCATAACATTTTTACGATACCTGAGTTCTAATCTCAGCCGCCATATATTTTCATATATGGTTTCGTAGTTATGGCTTTAAGGGTTTCCCGCAATTTGGATATGTTGCCACAGCGTGACTAAAGTCCATTAATTGGACCTTAGCAACAAGCTGAGACTAGCATCTGGGACTGACAATTTTCATTGTCCTGAGACCACAACAAATTTTTCCCAAAAAAGAGCTCAGATTTTTTGGGTTGGATACTTTTCTGCCCTACAGATTTCAAGGCGATGAGTGGCAATGCGAGACCAGGATTTCTGCAAAACCAGAACAACAAAGGAATGTAGAGGGTGGTCTCGGGAAGAGCATTGCGGGGGGCACATACTTGTGTGGGGGATCCAGTGGAAGCACAGGGTCCAGAGATACCGGCAAAGTTGGGGTCGGTGATGTATGTGAGTTGGGTGGTGTTTCCAATCATCTTCCAGTAAGCCTTCTGTTGCTCTCTGGACAATGTGAGCTGGTTCCAGATGTGCATCCAGTCACCATATTGGCGGTCAATGCGTTGACCTCCAATCTCGACCTCAACTTGGGCGATGATTTGCTCACCAATGAAGTCCAACCAACGGGCATAGACTCCATCAGTTCCGGATGTAGCCATAGATTGGTTGATCTCGGGAAGAGTGAGCTGGAGGTATGTGCGGTAGCACAAGTCACCATTTCTGGAGATTGTGCATGTTACACGGCGACCAAAGTCAGCCTGTCCAGAGAAAGTCTGCTCAATAGACTCCATAGCGAAGTTGGTATGGCGTCTGTAAGAGACCTTCCAGAAAGTGATTTCGGGCGTACCCGTGAGAAAAACGTCTTGTGCGCCATAAGCGACTAGTTGCATGAGTCCACCGGCCATATTTTGGAATTATACTTTCGTATATACTATGCTTAGAAAATAATCTGGAGAAAAATAAAATAATAATTATTTTATTATTCAAAACCGAAAATTCCTAAAATAACAAAAAAATGATTTTATACCCTCGCATATATAAATCTCTATTAGTGTACTATACAATATAGTATTAGAAATTATTTTTGTATTAGTTTACTGAATTTTCGAAAAATTGCTAAACACAATGGGATTTTACAAAAACAATAATGCAATATTCAGTAGTTACATTTTCAGTATTCATCGTAAAATAACTGAATACACTCTAACATTTTATCTGTTTTATTATCCATCCAATATTGAACTTGTAGCGCTAACACTTTAAGCCTATCATTCCAACGTTTAGAATCATTCTTATTTACACTTACAATACCTTGTTTATTGTTTGTCCAACATTTTAATACGCGGTTTCCTTCTTTATCTATATAGTCATCTGGATTGAATCGAATAAACACAATATTACGATGCCCAACATCCTTCGATATTTCCATTAACCGTTTATTTTCACAACTACAATCATATTTATTATGCTGATTTTCATCTACTTCAATAATAATTATTTGGTAACCCAAGTCTAAAAATAAATCCGGTCTACGCATAGAACAACCATCTTGTACGCGTTTATCTGTTCTCCATGTAACATTTGGAAATTTAGATTTTATATAATCTATAACAGCTGTTTCTTTCGTTTTATAGTTTCTAACTACAGGTTTATCTGGAAATAAGTATATAAAACATCGATAGCAATAACCTTCATATGACTTATTACTATATCGTTCATCACACCAACTAGATGAACACTTTGTATGTTGAACATCTACCATTCCATCTAATTTATGATCCAAGCAGTATAGAGCTGGTTTCATTCCAGAGTAATTATAAAAAGGATATTTTATATTACAGGTTACACATTTCAAATGTTTTACATCTACCATTCCATCTAATTTATGTTCAGCACAATGTGTTGCTGATTTGCCAGGTTCTCCGTAACTAGGTGACTTCGCACAATTCGTTTCGGCACATCTCATATGTTTCAAATCCACCATTCCTTCTTTCTTATGTTGCGCACAATGTGTCTTCGATTTACCAGGATATCCATAGCTTGGAACGACACTGCCACATTCTTCACACATTTTATTCGTAACGTTTACCATTCCTTCTTCTTTATGATCAGCACAAAATAAACCTCCTTTTTTTCCAGGAAAATTAAACATACGAACTTTTCCACATAATGAGCCATTCACACACACACCTTCACAACGCTTCTCCAAACTATTCACCATCTCGTCTGACTTATGTAACGAACAGTACATGGGTTTTCCACCTGCGACATTGAAACTAGGACGCTGACTACAACCTTGTCCATTCTTATCTACATACACACACATTTTATTAATGACATTTACCATCCCGTCTAACTTATGTGCTGCGCAGAACTTGGCGGGTGTTATACCCGCTGAATTAAAACTAGCCGATGTTTTTTTCCCAACACTAGAACACGTAACACAGAATGGCATTGAACACGATATATTATATATTGTATAAAGAATACGATTCTATACCTTTTACGCAAAATAATATTCCTAAATTTTACATGGATTCATGCAATTCATCGATTTTTCGAACTTCGCCTTTTGAGAAATCGTGGCGAAGTACTCTTTCCACCTTTACTACTTTTTCCATTTTTATTGGATATATATTTTGATTTGACGACTTCAAAATTAGATAAATCTGTTTCCACATAACACGAATATTGATAAGCTTGATGTGTCAATATTTTCAATTCACTTATTTCATGGTTTAATTCATTTATAATTTCATCAACCGACTTCATATAATGAGCTAATAAAATTTCAAATAGAAAAATAATGATTTCGGGTTATGACTGTGGGTTTGTAATTACAATTGTATCAAATCTTACGCTGCATATATGCGTTAAAACTTTAGTAAAATATATAATACAATGAGATGATATAGATGGATACTTGGTCCGACGCAGGTGATGATCATGAACAGCAAATTGTTCCTATTCTTATGAATAAAAAAATTACAGCACATCGTAACTTGATTCAAAAACTAGAAGCTATTATGGCATCTTATGAATTACAAGAAAAATACTCTACCAAATTAACACCCTATAGTTTGAATGTCATTGAAAAACTCATCAAGAAGAACCCCGAATTTTTCCGTATGGTAGAAAGCACACTTTTACGTAATATTAATGATAATAAGATTATGACAACGGACGTACCCTATATTATTTCAATTATAGCTTATTTGTATAATATTTTAATGACAATACAAGGAGAAACCGATTTTGTAATGGAAGAACCTGCTGATACATGTGGTTATATTTTGAAATTCGTATTTTCCGTTGCTATTCGAGAACAATTGGTGAAAATATCCGATGAAACAGATGCTACATTACTGCTATTATGCTGTGATAATATCATTGATTCTTGTATAAAATTGTTGAAACTAAAACAATTAAAAAAACTGGTTCCTCCTCCTATTCTGCCACTACCATCACCACCTCCACCTCCACCACCACCACCTAAAAAAAAGATAGTCGAAGAAAATTCGGATTCTAATAAAGTGTTCTCTCCGCCAATTGTCCCTCCACCTAAAAAGAGTTGCTGGACATGTTGCTGCGAATAATAAGATAATGTTTCGAAATATCTTATTATTTGTCTATGGAAAAATTCGATATCAAGAAGTTCTCTAAATAGTTTTCCTTGAAAACTTCACGTTTGTTTTCGTGTTTTTTTGTAAAAATATAGGATTCATCTTGCTTTTTAATAGTCCAACCTTGATCCAATGCATTCGATAAAAACAATAATTTTCTTATTATGGGTTTTTCTATTTTTGAGACATCTATGGAATCCGTCATTTCTAATTCCATGTTTTCGTTTGGCGTTTTCTATATATTTTTTCATCATTTAAAAATATCGATTTTGGCGAGTTCTCCTACTTCTCTTTTTATGGGATTTCTTGTAATGAGTTTTACGATGTTTACGGGTTTTTCTTGGTCGTTTCCTTAGCGTTCGACGTCTACCTCCAAATACAGATAATTCGTTTCGTTCTATGTAATTATTATCACCAATCATGGGTTCTACATCATATGTACGTGGTTGTCCAGTTCTACTTGATTCGCTTTCTAAATTTACGTTATTATAAAATGCACTCAACAATATAAATTTGATTCTAGACAAGTTACCTTCTGAAACAAACAATGTTTCAATGATTTCTAATAATTCATCGGGTAAATTTATTACTTTACCATTTGGTTCATCAACCGGTATTTCACCGTTAAACATAGAAACAATGAACCGTTTTTCTACTGCGGGTATTCTTTCATCTTTAATATTTAAATAGTGATATAATGCTTCGAGAATGTTCACGTCTCCAAATGAATCTATAGAATAAATGTTTCTAGAAAATATGGGTTCGTCTTTGTTATTATAGAACGCGGACACATTCAAATTATCAAGTTCATTCGCATAATTTATAAAATCATTTACTTCAACATTCTGCCATGCTGAAATATTCGGTTTAGTATGATACAAAAATTCATAAATATTACTCATTATTGTTTTGTCATTGGATTCTGTGATTGAATAACCATATTCTTTTATCATGATTAATAGGCGTATTAAACCTTTTAAGAATATATCATAATAGTAAACATCATCACATAATGTATCTGTTGCTCTTCTTTGTTCAGGACTCAATGAATTATATTCATCGTTATCCATTCTTAATGGATATAGAAACTCTGGTTTCATTTGTAACATACGACTCGTTATCTCATTCGCGGATGTTGTATCTTCATTAAATAGAAAACTTCTTCCACCTTTAAATCCTTCGTATTTTTTACCTTGTTTACGAATAATAAAACTGATTAATTGTTTTTTTGTTTTTGTATCAATATCTTCATTTTTATCATTCCATTTACTAGCAAGTTCTTTGAGTTCAGGTAGTTTCATCTTATCTAAAATGCCGGTTGATATCCATGATCTTGATGCATTGACAGCCTCTTCCTCAGCCTCTTCCTCTGCCTCTTCTTCAGCCTCTTCCTCTGCCTCTTCCTCTGCCTCTTGTATTACTGGAACTTTGGATTTTACCGTTGTATCACGTGGTTCATTTCGTTTACTTATAATATAATTTATCAAGTCCTCTTTTCGTTTTCCTATGCGTTCACCGGGTTTCTTTATGTCTTTAATAATTCGGTTTAGATTTATCACTGTCATTTTACTTAAATTGCTTTTTGGAATTGATGTAATAGATTGTTTTGCTTGTGGAAGAATACCAGTCTCTTTCTTCGCCTTTGCATTAGCAGTAACCTCTTCTAATTTAGCTTTTCTTTTAGGTGCATCTGCCTTAAATTTTGCAATCTTCTCTTTTAATGTTTCTTTTGCTGGTTCCACGACTTTTTCTATTACTCCTTCCTCTTCCTCTTCTTCCTCTATATCTTCATATCCAGCTTCTTCCTCTTCCCTTAAACGCTCAAGCCTTTCCATCTCTAATCTCATTAGTCGTTCATTTTCCTCTTTGATCCTCGATTCTATTTCTTCATTTTCTGCATCTGTTCTTATTATTTTAAAAAACCCAATGTTCTCTAATTCAAAGATAAACTTTTCTATAAATTTCTTGGTAAACATTCCCAAACCAGGATGACCCGACATCTGATTAACTAAACCATTTATTTGTGAAACAAAATGTGTAACAAACGGTTTTGAGTAATCCGTTATATGTATAATATTAAAAATCGTCATAATGGAATTCAACGATAACTTACCATTGAGTTCATAATCAATCTGCATACCTTCTCTTGGTGTCCAATCTCTTCCGAAACATAAATTACGCATATTTACTGCAATCTCATCTGCTTTGGTTATATTAAATATTCCCTCAGTAGTTGTTTTATCAGGCTTAATATTTGATTCAAGAATTGTGATGATATTTGTTATATTACTTAATTGTTTATCATAAGATTCATATATACCATTTATTTCAGTTATCAGCTCGTTTACTATTTTTAATATTTCTTTCACATACGTGACTTCAGCACTATCAATAGATGGTCTAAGTATTGACTTTAATTGGTCTGTTATACTCTTTGTTGTAGGTGTTGTAATAATGGTAATTAAATCAGTTCGCGTTATTTCTTGCACAGGTGAAAGTCCCGTTTTTTCATTTAATTCCCTTATTTTACTATTCATTTTCGATAACAAACCCGTTATTATTTTCTCTGTTGTCATATCAGATTCCTCGAGTGTTAAATAACCTAACATATTCAACACATTCGCATACTTTTTATAAACTTGTAGAAAAAGAGCATACGTTTTATCATTATCATGTGATATCGTAAGCTTTTCAACCTGACTATATAATCGGTCGACTAATAATTTCATTTTTTGAAAATCGCTACCTTCGCCACGCCCTATTCTTGTAAATTTGCCATAAATAGTCGTTAAGCGATATATGGCTTCTTCTATTTTTGCATTATCGAGAATTGAATTTAAACTATTCAATGGATTGATTAAATCTTGTCTTACGTATACAACATACCCAATAGGTTTATTACCATGCACTTTATTATCAGCAGGGTCGAATAATTTACCACGTATGGATTGAATCACTATGGGTGCATTATACATCACTGCTGCTGCATTCGCAATTCTATCGAATGATATAAATGCCATAAATTTATTCGTAGTAAATTCATCAATATTGTCTTCAAATTTACCAAACCCACCTTTTTCTTTTATCGTTGGGTCTCTAAATTTCTGTACAATGATATTTTCTCTTAGACATGATAAAGCCTGTCCGCCGTCTCCTAAGCGTTTCGATAGAAATTTATTCGCATCGCTTTTTTCTTGTACTCTTTTTAAAGCGCCCAATAATTCTTGGTTTGTTGCTCCTTGACCACGTAATAAATTTATCAAAAATGCCTTAATTGCTACAGACCTTGTATTGTATTCCGCCGTCGAGATGTTCGATTTTATTTCGGCCATCTCACCATCAGCATAAGCGTAAATATCAGGATTCGCAGGATATGTTATTAATAATGCTGCCTTGTGATTTTTATAATTATCATCGTGTAATGCACTATTTACCTTTAAAATCGTCATAAATAATTTTCGATTGCTATAAAACATAATTTCTTTATTCGCTGAGTTAATCTTATAATCATTCACATTATCTGCCCATTGTGGATATATGGTTGGTGCCGAACTGTATTTTTCCCAACAGAATATGAATTTCGAATCACCATCCTGGAAATGCAAACTTTTACCTGAAGGTGTATCCCATTGAATTTTGGTAGCTGGGTCATACATAGTTTGAGCGTTCTGTAACCAGTAGAAATGCTGGTCTTTAACTCTAGATAAATCGAGTGTTATATTGGGGTCACTTGTATCACATATAAAAAATACGTCATCCGTAATACCGAGAGATTTGAATAATTCTTCGATATAAGATTTTGGTGAAGCAACTTCGTCAGGACTTACATAATCTCTTTCTGTTCCACGTAATGAAAAAACCTGATATCTGTCCTTTATTTCTTTTTTAAATTTACTATTAATCGGTATCCAATGAAATCTCTCCTCCTCTTTGGGTGATAACTGGTTATTTACACCTCCTCCTTTTTTCGCCTTCTTCGTTTTTGGGGTACCTACGGCTTCGGCATCTTCGTCTTCGTCCGCTTCAGCATCCATCTCGTTGAGTATGAATTCCGAGAAAAACTTATTCTCGTCCTCTTCGCAACTTGTCAATGTCGCATTTTTCGGTAAATAACTACTTACTACATCTTCCTTATATTTTGCTTTAAAATCGTGATGACAATCCGAATGTGCAGTTTTACAACCTTCAGTAGCAGTATATACAAAACCAGAAGGAAATGACATATTATTTATATAATCAAGAGAAAATATTATATAAAAGTTTCCCGAGCTATTATAATAAACCATCGAAATGAATTCTACTAATCAAAAGAATAATCCGAAAACATTAGTCACTCATCAGGCCTCTACTATTGATGAAAAACACACCGAAATGTTAGAGCGATTCCAAAATATCGAAACAATACTTATTCCTAGCATTCGCAATGAAATCGAACTATTGAAGCGGAAAATTGCATCACTAAATGAAAGTCAAATCGATATTTTCCTAGATAGTCGAGACCGAATTCTTCAATTAAAACAAAATATTAAGTCTCTGAAACAAGAAAAAAAACGCTATTTCTTAGACAATTCTAAGTACATATTCCAATACTTTGAAGATAAGAAACAAATTTCGAATGTGTCTAATGTACCCACTGCTAAGTCAAGTAATGCTCTAATGTCTTTCTTTAAGATTAAACCATCATCGACGTTGGACGGTACGGAAAATACAGATATGAACACGAATCCCGCGAAAAAGAGTTACCAAAATTATTGGCACAATGTAAGTAATGAGATTACAAATATACAAGATTTCGTCATATCTACTGACGTATGTGACGCATGTTCATCTGGAGAACTTATACCACAAGATGAAGAAGGCATTTTGATATGTAATAATCCTATGTGCGGCAAATTTATTACGTATATTATTGATGGTTCAAAACCGGCCAACAAAGAACCTCCCAATGAAGTATCCTATACTGCATATATCAGGCTCAATCATTTCAAAGAAATTCTATCGCAATTTCAAGCGAAAGAAACTACGCAAATACCGGAAGAAGTTATCAATGCTATCAAGGCGCGTATCAAAAAAGAACGTATCGAGGATATGTCTCTTATCAACTATGATAAAATGCGCGATATTTTGAGAAAATTAGGGTTTAACAAATATTTTGAGCATATTCAATATATCAATTCTCTGTTTGGCATCAAGCCACCCATTATGAACGAAGAATTACACGAAACTCTATGTGTTTTATTTATTGAGATACAGAAGCCATGGGCAACACATTGTCCTGCAAACCGTACGAATTTCTTTAACTATACATATACACTGTATCAGCTATGTGTCCTATTAGACCAAACACAGTATTTACCTTATATTCCTATGATGAAGGACCGTGAGAAACAATTGGAACAAGATATGATATGGAAAAAGGTTTGCAATGACTTAGATTGGGTCTTTTATCCAAGCGTGTAGGTCGATTGTTTCGTATTATCAGCCCTTTCATTGTGAGATTTGTTCTTTTTTACAGAAAATACATAAAGTATTCATTGTAATATACGAATAGAAACATGTCTTATAAACTTGATATGCAAATCAACTACGGGAACAACGAGCAGTATCGTATTCAGTTTCGAGAACTATGCAATATGCAATCAACAGTCGACCCCTCGTTAAACGATCTTGAATTGGACGAAGAAACTCTTGACGAACAAGATTTTGACATGGCCGCTGCATCAAAAACGATGGACTATATATGGGGACTGACCAAGTATAATCCTTTGTTTAAGGCGATTTATAGGATGGCCGCTGCCATTATGATTTCAGAGAACGAAGAAATAGGTCTTGCAATTATGATCTCATACGATTATTTAGATGTTTTTCATGCATGTTTCTGTGAATTTATGCGAAACCCTGCAAATTTCGATGAAAAAAATGCGACTTATTTGGCGGTTCTCGAACGTTTCACGAAATTAGGTTATAATCGTAAGTAGTCAAAAATATTATCTTATCTTACTATAATATAATATTATCATGGCTTCTACCAGAAATCGAAATTGTCCAGGTGATTATGTTCTCGAACAAGCACAGAATAGGAGTATTTGTAGTTACTCCGAATATGGTCATTCGGCTTACGGATATGCGAAAGAAACCATGTTACCTGGCGATGGTCTTTTACAAGGACGTGTTGCTCCTACCAATCTTTCGGGGAATTCTTGTGATATTGAATCTCAACTATTCGGGATTGGTTCGACGAATTTAGTAAAACCTAAGGACCATGTTCATCCTGATCTTCATCCTCTTTTAAGTTTACATATAATTGATCGTCTGCCAGTTCTAGTTCCTGAACCTCTTGTAGTTGCGAAGAATCAACGTCCTTATCCGTTTCACTAATTACACTATCTTCTGATGGAGATTCCTCATCTGAGTCACTCATGGTTTCGGTTGTTTCCGAGTCATCCGATTCATAGTGTTTACATGTATTTCTACTTTTTCGACTATTCGAATAACGTTTAAATGTGATGTTTTGAGGCCTTTTCTTTGGCATTTTTTCCGGCGAAACGAAAACCTTTTCACCTTCTAAGCGCTTTTTTTCTATAGCGTCTTTGATCTGGTCAAGAAGTGTGTTCTGAACATTTGGTAAATTCTGTTTTTCGGGTAACTGGTCACATCTTTCAATGTGAATTTTAATGTATTCTGGCATCAACTGAAAATCTTTGTCGTTTGATATGTCAATCGGTATTAACACGTTTGCCATTACATATTGACTTGTCATTGTTCTCTTATTCTTATTTACATGTCCATTTTTTATATAATTTTCATTCAAGTTATATAAAAAGCTTTTATGGGGTTATGGGGTTGGTGTTGTAGCTACTGACTGTGTTTGTGTTTGTGTTTCTGGTTGTGTTTGAGGTTGTGTTTCTGGTTGTGTTTGAGGTTGTGTTTCTGGTTGTGTTTGTGTTTCTGGTTGTGTTTGTGTTTCTGGTTGTGTTTGAGATTGTGGTTGTGTTTCTGGTTGTGTTTGAGATTGTGGTTGTGTTTCTGGTTGTGTTTCTGGTTGTGTTTCTGTTTGTGTTTGTGTGTTGAGATTTGTTTTCATATCGGCAAAATTAATGGCATCATTTGGTGCATTCATAACATCATTTGTAAAAACTGTAGCTATGTCTCCATCTGCGACTTGTGCAGGTACTGGTACAGGTACAGTTGGACCTGGTCCAGGTACTGGTGCAGTTGGTCCTGGTCCTGGTGCTGGTGGTCCTGGCGGACCTGGTGGTCCTGGCGGACCTGGTGGACCTTGTACTGGTTGTTTATTTTTTAATTCCTCTCTAAGTTTTTCGATTTCTTTCCTGAGAGTCTCATTTTCGTCAGTCACTGCTTTATTATCAGCGTCACATTTCTTTTTATATACTTCTGCTATATCTATCAGTTGTTTTTTTAATACTTCTATTTCTGGTAGCTTATCGCTACATATTTTAATCTGCATTCTCAACGTACCATTTTCGGTTATTAATTTTTGATTTTCTTCCCTTAATTTTGCTAATTCATTATCGTTTGATTGTACTGGTACTGTTGCAGGTGCAGGTGCAGCTATTTGCATAACCGGACAACAATTACATTGTCCCATACAATTATTGTTACAGTTATTATTGCAATTATTGTTGCAATTATTGTTATTCTTGTCAACCTCTCTATAATCTTTTTCTTTATCATCTTTTTCTTTATTTATCATGCTAGTTCCTATGCCCATTCCTATACCAAAATCTATTAATTGTTTTATGAATTCAAGATTCTCAGTATTTGTATTGATGGGTTCGGTTTGGGTTGTTATGTTATTAGGAGTAGATGGATCATCTTTTATTTGAGGTAACACCGGTTTGGGTGGATATTCACGGGGTTGAGGAATAATATTTGCTGGTCCATTTATTGGAAGATCAAGCGAACCTGGATCACTAGTATTTTGATTACGTATTATTAGGTTGTCTTCTAGACTATTATCATCTCCAGTTCTTTGGTGTACATCTGTTACTAGAGTATTATCATATCCTGATATAGGCTGGATTTGACTTAATCGTTTGACAACATTTATTAATTTTGCTAATAGATCGTTATTATTCGACTGTATAGGACTAGGACCAGGTTCAGGTCCAGGTACAGGTACAGGTCCAGGTTCAGGTACAGGTCCAGGTTCAGGTCCAGGTACAGGTACAGGTCCAGGTTCAGGTACAGGTACAGGTCCAGGTTCAGGTACAGGTACAGGTCCAGGTCCAGGTTCAGGTCCATTTATTGTTGATATAGGCTGGATTTGACTTAATTGTTTGACAACATTTACAACATTTGATAATACATCGTTATTATTCGACTGTATAGCACTAGGACTAGGACCATCAGGTTGTTTTTGACTTACGTTTTTAACTACGTCTATTACTTTTGGTAATACCGATGGTTCAACAGCGATTTGACTTTGACTTGAACCTGTTTCTTGCCCATCAGCATTTCGTTCGCTCAATGTCTGAACAACATTTACTATCTTTGCTAATACATCGTTATTATTCGACTGTATAGGACTTGGACCTGGTCCTTCATTTATTGTAGGAGATGTAAGAACACCTGGATAACTAGGCTCATTTGGATTATTTATATCTATTTGGTCAGTTATATCGGGATTTGTTTCTACCGAAGGTAAATCTACTGAAGTTGGTGTTTCTGTATATTCATTACCATTATTTGGAGATCTTGGTATATCGCTCAATGTCTGAACAACATTTACAACATTTGATAATACATCGTTATTATTCGGTTGTACTAAACTATTGGCTGCATTATTACTAGAATTATTTACTTTTACTTTTGATAAAAGATTGTATAAATCTGTCCCTAATTTATTATTGTCTAAACTGGTCATAGTACTATTATATAATAGTATTATGTTTTTTTGTTATAACGTTATTATTGTATTTTTTATTTTGCATGTTTTGTTCTACGTCTTCTGCCAAAACCGAACATTTTAAACATTTTATTTGTTGTTCTTCTCTTGACTCTATGATTGGTTTTATTTTTGTGGTGTTTTCGTCGTCTTCTCGTTCCACCTCTAGTGCTATTTTTGTTTATTCCTGCTAATCCATTTTTAAGTTCGGCTTCTGTTGGTCTTGGTGCAAACAAATTACTGAATCCATTAGCTAGACCAGTGACTGCACCAGTAGTTGCACCTAACACACTACTAACTGCATCAGTAGCTGCATTGGTCGCACCAGTAGCTAGACCAGTAGCTGCACCAGTGACTGCATTGGTCGCACCAGTAGCTGCACCAGTAGCTGCATTTAACGTACCAGTGGCTGCACCTAACGTATCACTAACTGCATCAGTAGTTGCACCTAACGCACCACTAACTGCATCAGTAGCTGCACCTAACGTACCACTAACTGCATCAGTAGTTGCACCTAACGTACCAGTGACTGCACCAGTGGCTGCATTGGTCGCACCACTAACTGCATCAGTAGCTGCACCTAACGTACCACTAACTGCATCAGTAGTTGCACCTAACGTACCACTAACTATATTGGGTGTTGGTCCAGGTATATTGGCATATTTAACAACATTGTCGAATCCGGCACTTCCTGAACGATAATTTATTTTTAATTTTAACCCCCGTATTTGATCATCTATTTCACTTATTTTAGCTGCCTTAGTTGCCTTATCCATGTTAACTAGACTAAAAATTCTTGCTTTCTCAGTTACAAGTGCATTTATCTTGTTTTCCAACATGAAGGTAGGTTCTGCATTACCTTTTAATGGTGCTTCATCAATATACTCTGTACCCGCATATGGTGTTTGTATCAAGCTATTCGCAATAACTCCTGGTTCTGACTCCGGTGTAACCTGCATATATCCAGTACTTTTTTCGTCTTGTTTAAGACGAACAACCGCGCTACGATTTGCCGGTGTTATGGTTCCTTCTATATAAAATGGTTTATTATTATCAATATAGGTAGCCATTTTTACTTATATATATATATTCATTATATAATATTTTTCCATCAATGGATTTTCCCATCATCAAAATCTATGCCGTCCTCGCATATATTTGCCGACGCAAATTCTCGAATATCATTATTGATATACAACTTTTCATCGCTAAATAAAATACCTATTCTCATCGAATTTACATTTTTATTTTGCTGGAAAGATTCGAACAGAGTGACTAAATCACTGGGTTTAAGTTCATTGAAACCAGCCGGTTTATCCTTATTTTTGATTACATTACTAGTACGTCGTAATTTAATTTTACCGTCGCATTTTTCTAAATAAAGAATCATCATGTTATTATTATCTATTGTAGGATTATCCAATGTAAACAGAGACCTTGTTAAAATTTCACCTGCATTTTCAATAGGACTATAAGTTACTGGAACGGGTTGTACGCTAGGTATCACGATTAACTGCTTTAATACATCTATCACGTTAGAAACCAATCTTTGGGTAGCTTCTTGTTGTTCTGCTAAAATTGCATCTTGCTCTTGCTTTATACGTACTGCTTGTGCTTGTGCTTCCGCTTCCGCTTTTACTTGTGCTGCTTCTGCTTTTACAGCTTCCTGCCTTTTCATTTCGGAAGCTTGTTCTGCAGCCATTGCTTCTTGTTCCAATCGTGTTTTTTCTGCTGCGTCTGCAGCTTGTTCAGCTTCTTGTCTTTTCTTTTCAGCTTCTGCAGCTAATGCCTTTTCTGCTTCTATCGCTTCTTCTTTTCTACGTTCGGCTTCTTCGGCTTCCGCTGCTTTTGCATTCATTATTAGTGCGTTTGATTTTTCATGCGCGCCATCAATGCCTGCTTTGATCGTTGATACAGATGTCGATACTGTATTCGTTACTGTATCTCGCTGTTTGTTTCGTTCTTCGTGTTCTAGTGCTGCTATTCTTGCTTTTTCTTGTTCTAGTTCTTTTCGCTCATTATCTTTGATTTCTACTTGTCTTTTTACACCCTCTATGCCTTGATTGATAGCGTTTAATGTTGTTGTGATTACACCTCTTTGGGCATTTTCTTGACTTTTTCGTTCTTCCGTTAACCTGACTCGTTCTGCTTCGGCAGCTTCTTGTTCTAGCCTAGCTTGTTCTTTGGCTTCAGCTTCTCTATCTGCTTGCTCTTTTTCCAATCTAGCTTTTTCTTCCGCTTCTTTTGCTTCTGCAGCCTGTTTTAACAATAATTGTTTTGCTTCTTCATCACGTTCTTTCGCTGCTTTAGCTTCTGCTGCTTCTTTCGCTGCTTTCGCTACTGCTTCTGCTGCTGCAGCATCATCAGCTTTCTTTTTAGCTACTGCTGCTTCAGTTGCAACCAGTACAGAATTTACAGTTGCTACGGTTTTTGTTATTACCTCTAGACTGAGTTTCTCTTGTGCCAATCTTAATTTTTCTTCTTCTGCTGCTGCTCTAGCTTGTTCTTGTTCTTCTTCTTCTGCTGCTGCTCTAGCTTGTTCTTCTTCTTCTGCTGCTGCTCTAGCTTGTTCTTCTGCTGCTGCTGCTGCTCTAGCTTGTTCTTCTGCTAATGCTCTTTCTCTAGCTTTTTCTTCTGCTAATGCTCTTTCTCTAGCTTTTTCTTCTGCTAATGCTCTTTCTCTAGCTTTTTCTTCTGCTAATGCTCTTTCTCTAGCTTTTTCTTGTTCTTCTGCTGCTGCTTGTACCTTTGCATCCTCTATGCCAGTTACAATAGCATTGGTTACGCCTGTTATGAGTTCTTGCTGTTTTGCAATAGTTGCCTTCATGGCAGCTTCTTTTGCTAATCTTTCCGCTTCTAAAGCTTCTAATCTCGCTTTTTCAGCTTCTTCTCTATCTCTGGTTTCTTTTGCTAATCTTGCTGCTTCTTCTGCTGCTTTTCTTGCTTCTTCTTTTGCTAATCTTGCTGCTTCTTCTGCTCTTCTTGTCTCTTCTGCTTTTCTTGCTTCTTCCGCCAATCTTATACGTTCATTTGATTCTGCTTGTGCACCATCAACGCCTTGTTGGATAACTTCTATTGTTTTCGATATTATGTTTGACTGCTTTTGTTGGTCGACTGCTCGTTTTGCTTTTGCTTCTTCTTGCCTTTTACGCTCAGCTTCTGCTGCAGCTAAATCTGCTAATCGTTTTGTTTCTTCTTGCCTTTTACGTTCCGCTTCTTCTGCTGCAGCTAAATCTGCTAATCGTTTTGTTTCTTCTTGCCTTTTACGTTCCGCTTCTTCTGCTGCAGCTAAATCTGCTAATCGTTTTGTTTCCGCTTCTGCTGCCAATCTAGCTTTTTCTTGTTTTTCTTGTTTTTCTTTTTCTAGCCTAGCCAACTCTCGTTCAGTCTCTTTTTGTTTAGCCTGTGTATTTGCGCCTTGTATGCCAGATACAATAGCATTTGTAACAGTCGTAATTATTTCTTCTTGTTTTGATTTACTTGACTCAATTAGAGCTTTTTTGGCCAATAATTCTTGTGCTATTCTCTCTTTTTTCGCTTCTTCTTCTGCTAATCTTAATTTTTCAGCTGCTTCTGCTGCTTCTCTAGTTTTTTTTTCTTCTGCTAATTTTTCAGCTTCTGCTAATGCTCTTGCTTTTTCTTGTTCTTGTTCTGCTAGTATTCTTGCTTTTTCTTGTTCTTCTGCTAGTATTCTTGCGTCCTCGTCCGCTTTAACTTTTGCTGCTGCTTCTGCTGCTGCTCTTGCTTTTTCTTGTTCTTCTGCTGCTGCTAATGCTTTAGCTTTTTCTTCTGCTTCTGCTAATGCTCTAGCTTTTGCTTCTGCTGCTGCTATTTCTCTAGCTTTTGCTTCTGCTGCTGCTATTTCTCTAGCTTTTTCTGCTTCTTCTGCTTTCTTTCGCTCAGTTTCCTTTTGTATAGCCTGACTCTTTGCACCTTCTATTCCAGTTACAATAGCATTGGTTACGGTTGTAATTATTTCTTTTTGGTTTGACGTATTTGCCTCAATAAGAGCTTTCAATGCCAATAGTTCTTTTTTCTTTTTTTCCTCTGCAGCTGCTAGTGCTACTTTTTCTGCTAATGCTGCTGCTTCTGCTGCTTCTCTAGTTCTTTTTTCCTCTGCTGCTTTTTCAGCTGCGATTCTTTTACGATCAGCTTCTTCTGTCTCTTTTCTAGCTTTTTCAGCTGCTTCTGCTGCTAGTCTAGCTTTTATCTCATCTTCTTCTGCTTTCTTTTTCGCTGCTGCTTCTTCTGCGATTCTTTTACGTTCTGCTTCTTCTGCGATTCTTTTACGTTCTGCTTCGGCTGCTAATCTAGCATCTTCGTCGTGTTTTTTTTGTTTTTCTTCTGCTAATCTTGTTTTTATCGAAGTCAATTTCTTGAATAATTCATGTGCTAATTCCTCTGTAACATTATTGATTTTTTTTTTATTGAATTCTTGAAGTTCTATTCCTTTAGTTGACATATATATTATTAATGTATATTTATATATAGTACGATATAACCTAATTACGATTCGATGATAAATATGTTTATTATCGAATAACATATGAGTATTGATAAAAATCCTAAAATAGTTTGTTTTCACAATTCGTTATTAGAAGAACTCAAAATAACGTTTTGTATGCTTTCTATTTCTGTGTGATTTTCTTGCGTGTTTTCCTTTGCGTACGTGTCTTGTTCGTCTACCTCCTTTTTTTGTAGGAGTTAATAAATTTAATAAGCTTACTTTTTCCTGGTTTAACTTTTGTCTTTCATTTACTAACACTCCCTTTTCACTTGCGTCTTTACCTGTTAAGTTTTTAGGATAACGATTTATTCTACCATTTAACTCAGCTATTTTTTTATCGAGAACAGATATTTGTTCGTTTACTAATGTTACTGATGCTGGTGTTGATGATGCAGTTGTTACTGATGCTGGTGGTGTTACTGTTACTGCATCTGCACTTGGTGCAGGTGTTGTTACTGGTGCAGCTGCAACCGTATTATAATCATTACCATAAAATGTTTTCATTATACTATCCGTAAACGTACCTGGTGCGGTTCCAGCATTAACACTGTCAGCTGTATTATTATCGCCAGGACTATTAATAGAACTTAATTTAAATAAAGGTGTACCAGAACGAACATATACTTTTAAATCCATATCATAATTATCGATTGTGGGCTGTGCAGAAGCTGCAGTAGCTTGACCAAAACCTAACCAAGACATTATAAATAGATATATATATTATAATAAGATAACATTTCAGCTAAACTCTCTAAATCTTTTTTTTCGTTTTACGCGAATTTTTGACCTTCGATTTTTTTGTATTATTATGACCGCCAAGAAACCCCAAACCCAAACCCCAACCCTGATTAAACCCATACTTTGCCATCATCGCATCAAAATCAATATTATATTCAATCTTTGATACCTTTTTACTTATAATATCAGTAAAAATAACTTCAGAATCTTCAATATTAAATAAAATCTTAAATAATAACTTTTCTATATATTTTAGCATAAATGTAATACCATTTCTGCAATAACTCTCTCTATTTACTGATATACCAGAACTAAATTTGTTATTAATAAATTCTATCATTCTATCCTTTACCTTATTTATAACAGCTTTAAACTCTGCCTCCTTATTTAAGGTTATCAAAACTTTATCAATAAACCCAAATATATTTGAATAATCAGCTGTTAACTGTGTTTTTTGTCCAGTTGTTGTTATTATTAAAGTATCAACCATGACATCGATGAGACCGCTTTTTTCATCATTTATAAATTTTTTATAATAAAAATCAGATTCATTCGTTATTAAAATCTTATCTTTTATAATTTTTGGGCACGTTGATACAGATACACTATATGGTTTGTTTACTAAATTTATATCGCCATCTTTAAAAATTATGTCTATTACCATACAATTACCAACTGGTGTTCTCGTTAAAATATCAGGAGAATCACCAATTTCTTGTTTCTTTATATTTTGTCCACGACTTACAAGTATGGTTTCCAATGATTCGATTGTGAATGGTTTGGTGTTTCCCGAATTTCCAACATAATCTTCTATATCTATTATTGATACAGCATGACCTAATAAGTAGTATGGTATTCTCTTACCATTACTCTCAACTAAACAATGGTCCACAAATATTGATACTACTTTATTATTTAAAAAATTAGGGTCTTTTCTATATGATTCATATAACTTGTCAAAATCACTATTCGCGTCAGTCATACTATTTTATATTATCCTTATAAAATATTATCTTATACATAACCTACAAAATTACGCAAAATCGAAGCACAAAGGTATCCTCTCAATAGGAATTCTTACCATAGCCGGTTCTCTATCCCACTTCGAAATCCAACATACATAATCATCATCTCGTATCGTTAATCCTATGCAAAACTCAATTCCTACATGTTGGAAATGGAAAATCTCCGAATATTTCATGGGTTTCAACGTATCCGCATCTAAGGCCACCATAATATGATAATATCTACGCGGTAAAGTACATTCGCTAAAATGTACAATTCCTACTAAATAATGATTCAACCTTACGAAAGGTGTAGAACCTCGTACTCGATGAAACTCCGGTTCTCGAATATCATAAGACGCCACAATCTCCAGCCTTTCCATGCCATTCTCGCCAACCCGTCTTTCGCCTATCTCCATAGGGTGCCATTTATAAATGAATTTTTCCGACTGACCATTGTTCGGACAATGGTTGACCGGTATCCAATTCTTTTCGCACCAACTCTGGTAAGGCGGCTCGATGAGACGACAATTCTCATAACAACGTTCATCTGGTTGATATTCGCCAACTACCATCATATTATGCCCCGTCGGAGAATAATTGATATTCGTAGCGATAAACCGTATTTGTCCATCGAATTCATACAATCGAATATCCTCTAAACCGTAAAAATAAGCCCCATAGCTATGTAATCTCACCGAATTATCCTGCATCTCATTGAATGGGCCGATTGGTATCAGTGTTTCGCCATCTAATTCCACCACCAAATTCTTCGTAATAATAATATCATCACAATGGTTAATATGGCAATGTCCCGAATCTAAATACCAATAATTGACATATCTAGTATTCAAGAAATGCCGGCCACCTATTTCAATATACGACGCCTGCATCGGTTCATACGTATCAATTTTCGGGTAATCATAGTTATGGATCACCAAATGTTCGTTCATACTCAAACAACATTTATCCACAGGAATTTGTACTATACTATCATTATGATCCGCTTTATACCAGTTCGGCGACCAACCACTATTCGCCTCTAACCATGCCCAAAAATTCACTTCCCAAATCAACTTCCTATGTTCTCTCAAAAATGCCGGATAATATCGCAAATATCGAGCATGCATATCTAAAATAGAATTAGCATCACCCAAGATAAAACCCCCACAAAATCGCCAATATACATGATTCATGATCGATTCCGTAGAATCCTCCCCTATTCTATCCCAACAACCGGGTAAAAGTAAAAAGGGCTGACTTGTAAATGTGCGTCTAGATAGTATATCCAAATATCTCATCGTTTCATACTTGTTTCGAAATACATACGAAATAGAGAAATCTATCCATGCAAAATGCTCGGTTTGAAAAGGATTATGATGGACAGCATCAGCCATGAATTCAGTCTTGGAATTGATCAATATCATATATTCATCGATATCTTTGGGTTCATTTCGCCATTCGGGCAAATTAACCTCCAAACCTTCGCCACGAACCTGTGCAACTATTTTACCAATCTCTGTTTCCCATATCGTCACTCTCTTCATAATCTTAATATTCGGGTAATCTATGACAAAATGCTGTAAAAGAATATAGTTGATAGGGTCAACATACACACAAATCGGAATCCCCGTTTCTGCAATATCGCGAAATTTATCGAATCGCCATTCGACCGACTTGTCTTCAAACTGTGTCTCATAAATATCTATAAACGATGTTACAAATGTACATGTATATTTATCCTGATGAATAAAATTAGACATGTCTCGACCGATACACAATTTTACGCCAATATGTTTATGTTTTTTTCGATAAAATATATAAAAATTTTATAAAGAGTGGTATATATATAAATGTCGGGTGGTCCATGTATTTTAGTTGCATCTCATATGACCAAAGTTGATCGTATTCCCTTATTAATGGAAACCCTCCACTCTTTAATACAACAAACTTATACAACACCCATCTACTTGTCCATTTCTTTCGAAGACAATGAGATTAGAGATAGCTTTATACAAACCGTTTCAGAGAACGAGACAATAAACGCATTCCCCTATTTATGGATTCTTATGCGCCGAACAAAAACACCACAAATGCGACATTTCGCCCTACTCTTCCCCGAAATTACAGAAAAGAATTATGAATGGATTTTTTTCAGCGATGACGATGACATTTATGACAAAGACCGTGTCAAGGTTTTCATGGAAGCGATCGAACTAGAAAAACAGCATCAACAAACCCAACAAGAACAAGAACAAAGGCCCATTGCCGGTGTATATGAAAGCTCTTTCGGTAAAGAACATCGCGAACAACGTCATGAATATTGGTGTTACTGTCTAAATATCGAGACCTTACGCCGATTCTATTTAGCCATTCATTCTTATGAAGATATAGTCAACCATCAATGTTGTGACGTGTTGCTAGGTGAATATTTGAGACGCATGAATGATGACCAAATTTTCATACGTATTTGCGAACAATATTATCATTATAGAGTAGAAAATAACGAAGATAGTGTTACAGCTAAAATCCAAAAGTCTCGTTCTACATGGGTTCCCAAGCCACCATCCATAGGCGACCCTAAGTTCTCAGAATACATTATTGAATTAGACGATTATTTATATGAGAACATTGAACTTTATTTTCACGATGCCTATTTGAGAACTCTAATAGGACAATCGTTTGACACGATTTTACAGTATGAATTCAAAGAAGATTATCCACTAATCACCTATTTAGATGAAGTGCATATTTATAAATTGAAAACCTTTTTCCTTTATATACAAAAAGTATGTAATGAATTATATGATATAAAGATTGAATAGCATGAAAAATTGAATCTCTTTTTCTATAAATACGATTTTGCATAAAACTTGTAAAATGAATACTATTATTACCGCACCACTTCGTAGACGTTATTATCTGGTATTCGATGTAGAAACCACTGGCTTACTACCGAAAAGAGTTCCAGACAAACAGGGTGGAGGGCCATCCATTGACCAATATCCACATATACTGCAGTTGAGTTTCGCAATATATGACATGGAAACCCGCACTATAAAACAAAAATATGATTCTTATGTAAATGTCCCGGATACCGTCGTAATCAACGATTTTGTCAGTCAATTGACCGGAATTACTAAACAAATATGTTCGGAACGAGGTCAGTCGATTTGTACTGTCTTATATGATTTCTATAAAGCATATAAGACGTGTGAGGGGTTAGTAGCCCATAATCTAGAATTTGACACAAAAATGATATTGGTTGAACTAGAGCGAAACCAGTCTGCAATCATTCAACAAAACATGGCCGACTGTTTGATGTTATTTAATCCTATTCATGAAAAAGTAAATCATATTGACCGATATTGTACGATGCGAAAGGGTACTAACCTATGTAATATTACGGTGCCCGATTCTAAAAATCAACTTAGACGCAAATTTCCGAAACTATCGGAGCTTCATCATAAATTATTTGGTGGCGAAATGCCGGCGAATTTACATAATTCAATGGTAGACGTTGAAGTATGTTTGCAGTGTTACTTGAAAATGCGACATAATATCGATAGCCCTTAAAAAAATATTTGCTCACTTGATAAAAACAATACAACTTTTTTATCGCACAATACCAAAGCGTCCTACCGCGCACTGACAATTATATTTTTTGGAATGAACCGCATTTACGCCACATTTACAGTGTGTTTTCATATTTGTTCCCTCATTGAACTCTTTGATGGTAATTGGTTGAGGTCTGGGCGTAAAATATACGGTTGAATTAGCAAGACGGTTTGTTCGTAAGTTCGTATTTTTACATACAGGAAATGTGGGGCAATTTGTTACCGACTTGTTCATTCCAAAAATATGAACATCACCAGAAGGCGTTAAGTTGTTATATCTTACATCTGTATTAATAATCGTATTCTCTAAAGTAAATTCTTTGAAATTCGTATAATCCTGACATGCAAAAACACGGGGTTGTTTTGATGTATTATTATCGATTTTTAATATGGTTGCTACACGTTTATATTTTAAATAATCACTTTGTGACATGATTTTTATTGTCTTATATGTTTTATAGTTAGATAATAACTTACGTAGCAAAAACATGTGTGATTTCTATTGTTTAGGGGATATGGATATGAACCGTTTGATTTCTTCTATGCTGAGCACATCTCACAAATCTCTTCTTCGGCTTCTTCATAAATCTTACCCTCTGTCGTACTATTTTTCTCTGGTTCAATTGTAAATTGCTGAGCCTGATGTCTCGCTCGACGTCTCAAATAATAGATGCCCGTTTTCAATCCTTTCGACCATGAATAAAAATGCATCGACGTTAAATTGCTATACGTCGGGTCTTCGAGCCATAGATTCAAACTCTGACTCTGACATACGTAGATACCACGATCAGCAGCCATATCAATCAAATTTCTCATCGGTATTTCCCAAACCGTCTTATATCGGTCACGTATTTCTTGTGGAATAATATCAATATGTTGAATTGAGCCATGATTTGCTATAATACTATTCTTGATTCGTTCATTCCAAAGGTCTAGTTTGATTAAATCATTCATTAGATACTTGTTTGCCATGATGAATTCACCAGCAATGGTTCGACGATTGTAAATATTTGATGTGATTGGCTCGATACATTCGTTATATCCTAGAATTTGGCTCGTCGATGCAGTCGGCATGGGTGCTAAGAGCAGTGAGTTACGCAAACCATGTGTTTTTACACGTTCCTTAAGTGATTTCCAATCGTAACGGTCATTGTTGTGTTCTGTTTTTCCACCTTCATCCTTTCCACCAAAGGCTAGCCATAGGTCAAATTGTAGTTGTCCCCGTTGTGCTGGCGACCCTTCAAATGTCTCATAAGGTCCATCGCGTTCTGCCAATTCACAAGACTGCTCGACGGCTGCATGATATATCGTCTCGAAAATATGTTTGTTTATTGTCTTGGCTTCTTCAGACGAGAAGGGCAGCTCCAACAACATAAATACATCGGCTAAGCCTTGTACACCGATTCCTATCGGCCTATGACGCTTATTACTTCGCTCCGTTTTTGGTGTAGGATAGAAATTAACATCGATAATTCGGTTCAAGTTATATGTCACCACTTTTACGACTTTATGTAGATGTGCGTAGTCAAGGTATGGCTTACCAGTTATAGGGTCAGTTACTATAAATGTAGGTAGGCCAATACTCGCCAAATTGCATACTGCGGTTTCTTTATCGTCTGAATATTGCACGACTTCACTGCATTGTGATGTCAAGATACCATTAAAAATTCCTGCGTGTTGTTTTGGTTCAGTAAAGCAATATGTATCATCAATGCGACCTGTATTTGTAACAGACTTTATCTTTACAAATTGGCTGGCCGCACGATTTGGTGTAGTAATATCAATCTTCAAACGTCTAGTTGAAAATCCATTATCAACCAATTTCTGTAAATCAACTGATGTTATTAACAATCGATAAATAGACTGTGTATCAAAATATTTGTGACCCCCTTTACCATCAGGTAAATAACTCGTACCTGCCAAACGCATACATTTTAACTTTGGATTTACACCACATGTTTGTAACATTAATTTTATATTCATTAGGAATGTTCGATTCACTGATGAGATTTGTAATTGTAGATTTGTGCCGTTCTTGGCAATTGTTCCGTCTGCATCACAGTAACCCGAAAACCACTCCATTTTGTCAGAAAGCGTGTTATTCATTGGAACAAAGAATTTCTCATCAATATCTACTGGTAAATTTAATACTATGCGGGTTGTCATTGATTGTACTGAATTTTCTAATTCTACACCATCTTTTGTATTGGGAGAACGAATAGATACATTATTTTCTGTTTTACTGCGATAATCGAAATGGTCTATTAGTTGTTTTTTATCTTCATATAAATAAATCATTGCTTTCTTTTCGTAAGACATAGCATTACAACGATTGTTTGGTTTTATATTATTCGTGTTCTTAGTATTTTTTAACTGTTCTACCATTTCATCAGTTTCATAGTCTAAATGGCTAGCACAATAGTAATGTCCAGATAGCGATTTAAACTTACAGGGACTTTGTTCATCATTTACATTTCCGTATGTACCATCTCCACAAAAGAATCCATGTGTGTATGCATACTTCATTTTTTCTTTACCATCGATAACTGGGTATTCGCATTTTGTTATTTTATCGCCCTCTTTCAAATCTTTGGCTTCGACCGTTTTTATCGATTTCTTATTATATGAGTTCTGTATGAAAAATTTATGGTATGGGGTGCATTCAATACGACAACCATCGTCAGTTTCTACAGTAATTAATTCTTGGTCTTGTCCTGTTTGAACGACATCGACTTCGCTAAATTCCTTTCCATTCCAAACATTTACTTTCGTATTTACCAAAGTTTGTATTTCTTTATGGCCTTGTTCAGTTAGAATCATTGTTTCGGGAGCAACACATAAATTACTCGATTTTATGGTGCCAAGATTTTTCTGATTCGATTTTTTGTTACAGGCATCTTTATATAATAAATAGGGTGTACCGGTTTCCATCTGTGCGTCCAACACTTGAAACCATAAGTCACGTGCCTTCATCGTTTTACGCCCTTTTCCTGATTGCTCGTATTCTAAATACAACTTTTTGAATTCGTCGCCATATACATCTGCTAAGCCCGGACATTCATCTGGGCACATAAGTGTCCATTGTCCGTCTGCCTTGACGCGTTCCATGAAGAGGTCTGGCGTCCAGAGTGCGTAAAAAAGGTCACGTGCTTTCAGCTCTTCGTCACCGTGATTCTTGCGCATTTGTAAGAAAAATTCGATGTCTGCGTGCCATGGCTCCAAATAAATGGCGAATGAACCATTACGCTTTCCACCTCCATTATGAACCAATCCATTATGGATTAAATAATCATGTTGTTTTTTCATTTGTAAATCATACAATATACCTTTGTATTTCGATTCCTTTATGCTTTGAATACGAGTCAATAATAAGTCATTATGACGCATAAATTTAAAAAACTGTTTATTATCAAATTCTATTTTCATCAATTCACATATATCTTCTGTTTTGGGAATACGTAAACAATAACTAACTCTTTTATTTTCTATAATCCCACGTGATGTCATGTGCGACTCGCCGACGCGGTCACGAATATATCCACTTGTTAAAACACCCATTCTCATTGTCAAAAATCTAACCGATTCAATTAAATTATATGATGTACTATCAAATACAAGTTCGCCCTTATTACAACCGTCGGTATCTAACAACCCTTTCAAAATAAATTTTGACTTTTCAATAGGTAAATTCAACCATCTAGGCTGCACCCGCTTTTCTTTATTTTCGTCATAAAAATCGTTATATCTAAAAGGTAAATGAATACATCTATTCCATCGAATTCTTGTAGTGTTATTATCTGTATCTATTCTGTAGTTTACATATCTATCATCAAAATATTTTATCATAAAGTCTAAAATGTGTCTTTTATTGGTTGTATGTAAAGAAACGTAACCAGTTGTTTCTGTATCATTCGACATTGAACCATCGCCCATAATAACACCATATAAATAACAATCATCTTCAGAGATATTAGATATATCTTTACTATGTTTTGGTATTGGAAATACTAGCATATCATCAGTTGTCAAATCTTTGGCGTCGACCCATTCAAAATCACAAATCTTTTTATCCAATCTATTCTTAATAACTTTATAATTGAGACCTTTCTTTTGTCCGGTCAATGCATAAACCGGATGTTCTAAAGTAATCTGTAATGGTGTAATAGAATGCATTATTTCAATTTCCAGAATATCTCCATCATATGAATGTTCTAATACATTTTCAATAACTTCTATATCGCCATTTAAATTGCAAATTTCGGTTTCACCTGCAATGCAATGTTGTATCTGTTTAGGACCATGTGTTGTATAAATAATAGTTTCAGGATTAATACATTGATCAACATACTTGGCTGTATTATTAAACACTCGTAACATGGGAACAATTCCATTGGATTGTCCATTAGTTCCGCGTATATGGGAACCAGATGCTCGGATATTATGAATATGCAAACCGATTCCTCCTGCCCACTTTGAAATCATTGCACAATCTTTCAATGTATTATAAATACCCTCAATACTATCCTCTTCTAATGCTATCAAATAGCATGACGAATTTTGCTGATGGGGTGTTCCCGAATTAAACAGAGTTGGAGTAGCATGCGTGAAGTACTTTTGTGACATGAGTTGATAGGTCTCTTGGATTTTATCGAGAATCGCATTGTTGTCATAGTGAACATTGGTTTCCTCATAATGGATTCCGATAGCAACACGTAACCACATATGCTGTGGGCGTTCCACCGTTTTTTTATCGATTTTCATCAAATATGCACGTTCCAGTGTCTTGAAACCAAAATAATCAATCAAAAAATCGTTATCATAATTAATCATCGCCTCCAATTCGACACCGTATTTCACGACGCATTCGAATAACGCGTCTGATACTAGCGGTGATTGTTTTCCATGTTTATCCTTGTATTGATATAACTGTGTCATCACATCGACGAAATTATCCGATGTTTCGCGATGATGGTTCGAAATTGTGATTCGACCCGCCAACACATTATAATCTGGGTGAATGGACGCCATGCTAGCACATTGTTCAGCCGAAAGTTCGTCAATCTTTGTCGTCGAAATACCATCATATAATTGGTCTATCACTTTCATCACCAAATTTGTATAATTAATTTTGATATCTTGGCCCAATTTCTTGATACGATTCAAGATTTTATCAAATGAAACAATTTCACTTGCACCATTACGTTTTGTTACATACATTTCATCATTCGATGTCATTATCTCGGGAAATGCAGCGGATTTAGCAGGACTCGTCATACTTATATAGATATATTGAAATATATCTATATTGTTTTGCTTATATTGATAATTTGACAACAGTTAATTCATTATTTTTCACGTCTTCTTTCCGTTTTTCAATGATTTGTTGCCATAGGTCGTCTATCTTCGGGACTACACTCATAAACCACTCGCGATTTCGCTCAATTAACACACATGAAAATTCTTCTAAATACCAATATATTCTAGTGAATAAAACCAACCCCTCTTCTTTTGCTAAACTTCGTTCCATAGTGATCCATTCACTTATTTCATCTTTATCGCGACTCATCAATAATTCAACTGGCATATACCTATAAATAGGCATCGAATCTTTGGTTAGATTTCGTTCTATAAAATGTAAAATAATACCCTTGTACTCGTGTTCTTCGTCTTCATAAAAGAGGTCTTCGTCATTATATTCCTTGAATCTCGTTTCCATAAAGTCGCATTCATCCAAATCACATGTTTCCATTTGAATCTGCGTTTGAATCCAATATTCTTCTTTTGGGATACCCGTAATCTCACGATTCACAATGTTTTTGATTTCTAACATTCTACCATACAATGCCGGATTCGCCGGGTCGATATTAATACCATCCGGCGACGCACCTATAAATAGATGTTCGGGATGTCTAATGCATCCGAATTCTCCGACGCGTGTTCCAAACATGATTTCATATATCATAACAGTGACGGGTTCATATTTATTGCCCCAATGCATCGCTGATTCGGTATTCATATACTGATTCTTACTTTGGAACGATTCGAATGGTACGCATTTTTCCGCGATCAAATTATTACGCTGTGCTTCTGAACCAAATACTTTCCATAAGTTACTTGCACTTATCAGCCCATATCGAAACTCATACCATTCTCTCGTCTTCTGTTTTGGCTGTGGAATGTTTTGTAAAGACCGTATTTTATTTATCAAATCTTGGTGCACGATACTATTCTTCGTAGTTTCGGGCAACGATGACGCATATTTAATCGACCGTCTTGGTCCTATCGACGAAACGAAAAAATCAACTATTTGTTCTACTAATTCTTGTATTTCGACGAATAAGTCATCGTCCACATCAGCAATTCCGTATTCTTGCCATTCGGACGAAATGATTTCAACAATATCATTTATCATTGTCTCATAAAATTTGGTTGATGATAAAGATTGGATATTAGCCGTCACTAATTCGTTGAATAAATACATTATATCTTCGGTTACGTCCGCTATATCGGTTTCACTCAAATCCATCTCATCTTCTTCAATCGATATAATATCTGAGTCCGTATCCGAATTACTCGGTACATAATCAGAATCTGATAACATTCTTCTTATAATAAATAGAGTTTAGTATTTATACCATTACGTTAAAAGTTATTTTACACAAAATAGCATGTATATCTCTTTTTCTTGTAAATAATATAAGAAAATATTGCTAAATAATATAAGATGCAAAATTTATCAAATTTTTACTATATTACGGTTGCCACTAAACCTCATAGAGTTCTCAATAAGATTATTGAAACCGTAAATAATAACGAAGATGAATCTATCATGGTTTTAGGACAACAAGAAAACCGTTTTATTGGATGGGAAGGGAATCAAAATTTCGGTGTAAAACTACGCGAAGTGGCCGATTTTTTGAAACGACCCGACTTAGACGCTAATGATATAGTTCTTTTTACAGATGCATACGACGTTGCTTATTTAGGTAAAAAATCCAATGTTATTACACGATATCTGACTTTTATAAAACCTATCGTATTTGGTTCCGAACGCTGCTGTAATCCAGACCCACATCTAGCTATTCAGTACCCATATCAAGATAATGAATTCCCCTTTTTAAATAGTGGAATGTTTATCGGTCGTGTATGGGCATTACGTAAATGCCTGGAAAATTACGTATTCGAAGATAAGCATGATGATCAACGATTTTGGACTGACCAATTTTTAAACAAACATAGCGATTTAATTGAGCTAGATTATGAAAATAAACTGTTTTTAAATACGGTAGATATTGATATGCGTTTTTTTAGTCAAACAAAACATAATATGGTTACCTATAAGAATCGTAACCCACTATTTGTTCATGTAAATGGTCCAGATAAAAGATTAATATTGAATTTTTTGTAATATATACTTATAAAACGACTTAGACTTAAAACAATATATATATTAAATAACGTAAAGACGACGACGGTTAAATATGTTTACTGCACCCACGACTTCGAAAAATGATGAAGATTCTGTTGCTAATAAACAACAAAATGAAATAACGTATCAAACTATCGAGACCATGTTAGAAAATGAAAAACAGCATAACAAGACGGAAACATGGAATAAATTAGATAAGACGGTGAAAATCCAAAAACTACATCAATTCTCCGAAAAATATGGTAAGGAACATGCTATGCCAATGAAAGATATAAGACTATTGAAGATATTTTTTATTGAGTGTTTGGATAAAAATAAGCTTCAAAAAACGAAGGATGTAGTTTATGATAAAGAACGTCGCGAGATCATTTCGATTCCCACTCTACATTTCAACCAAACTAATCATAATTTTACATTGAGAATATTGGACGCTAAACGGGTTTCCACATTAAAATCGCTTACACCGAAACGTGTTAGTGAAAAAAATAAAGAAGACAGTAAAGACGTAGATAAGTAGTCTCTATTACACCTTTTCGCATTGAAAATGCGCAAAGGCAACATTACCTTTCACTCATTTACGCCCACTTTGTGGGCGTAAATGAGTGAAAGGTGTATAATAGATAATGCTTTCAGTATATACACCTTTGGACATTTAAGTTCGCACAAAATATGAGTATTTTTTCTTAATTTATTATATGACTAAATACAAAAGTAATGATTATAAATTGAGCGCGGTTAAATATTATTTGAAACATAATGATAGTATGGATAAAGTTTGTGAAATATTTAATTGTAAGATAAATAACACAGAAAGACCAAGTTATTTATGTAGAGAAATAAAAAGTAATCAAAGTGCTTCAACGAGTACTTATAACCAAACTTTACACGGGTATGAAAAGACCTAACTTTGAACCTTTTTTTGTTCGCTCTTTTTGTGCGAACTTAAATGTCCAAAGGTGTAAATCTGTTTATCTACTGAAAATACGTGTTGCTCTAATTCCATTCTAATCTTTCTGCTTCTTCGGCGGGTACAACGGATTCGTCGACGGGTTCACCCGAAATTGCACCAGGTTCTACAACAGACAAACTCGTTAAATTATTATATTTTTTCATTATCTCTTCAACATCCATTACGTCCAACATAGTTTCAAATATATCAGGTGTGAAGAACCACCAACTCTTTATATTGAATTCTGCAACTTCTTTAATAGATTCTATATAAATGGTTTCATATGCAGATAACAATAAATATAAGTAAACAAATTTCTCATTCAACACGTCAGGATATGTAAAATTTTTCAATATCTCTTCGTATTTTGTTTTTTCTATCTTTTTATCTTCTTCTGTCGTTTTCTTGTCGACAAACATATTTATTAAACTATCTTTTAATTCATTTACCTTGTTTTTAGTAATAAAATCTTCGCCGACTTTCACGTCAAATACTAAACCTCCATCATATTTTTCTGTTCCTTCTGTCTCATCTTGTAATTTACGTTGATAAATATCAAATATAGATTTGGCCACAGCTGCCCGTTCTTTATTTCTAACCGTAAATTTTTTTCTATTTCTAATAGGTATTGCAGCATCTGGTTCGACACCACCAATTACCTTTCGTTTAGTGCTATTATGTTTTGAAATGTTTCTATAATTATCTCGTGTTACTCTTTTATTTCCACCTTGTGCTTGTACAGGTGCTTCTTCTTGTACAGGTGCTTGTACGGGTGCATTATTTCTTCTTGTTTTTTGTTTTCTATCTTGGTCTTTCTTAGTTGTCGTGCCGACATTAAATGTACTCTCATCGTTGAATTCTGTCTTTGGTTTTTTTATTTCATATGGATTATATGTTGGTGAATGTTCAGGATTTTTTAAAAAACTTTCCAATGCTTTTTCACCTAAAGTTTCTATTTCTTCGACCTGTCTTTTATTGTATTCTTGTTTTTCTTTAACAACTGCATCATCTGATAAAGGTACGCCTTCTCTCTCTCGTTGAACCCCTCTATCTGTTATATCCACAATTTCACTCAAATATTCATACATCTTGCTATTATCTCTTCCAGGAAACCTATACTCTATATTTGTTACTGAAGAGTTTGGATTTTTTGAAAAGTACAAAGAAAAGTACAAATATTCTATCCATAACGCGTTCAACGTTATGTCATTCGATAAATTTTTATAGAACATTTTGGAACTATTAAATAACATATCATCGATTATAGTATTCGAGAACTTGATAAGATTATCTGACTGACTTCGAAAGAAATCACCGTTCATTATTTTCGTCGTTTTAAAGAAAAAGAATGATTTTAAAAAACTGATAGTAATAGATACGTTCTCATTTATATTACCGTTTCTTATTAACGGTTTTTCAACCAATGTTGAAAATGGTAAAAACTCTACATCATCGTTTGATTTATTATTCAAAAAATCACTTTTACGCAACTGAGATATATTTCCAGCTGGGTCTTCCAATTTCATAATTAATATAGGGTTCATTTCATCGATTGTAAGATTTAATCTTGCACCAGTTATATCGAAATCAATAATTATTCGATTCTGAGAACCTTGTCTTTTCCACTCAGACCAATTTTTACTTGTTATCATTTTTGGATTCGGTGGGGAAGGACTATTATTGAAAAAGATGTTTAATATCTCGAAACATGCCTTGTGATACGTCTTTGCTTGTTTCATGGGAACAATATTCATAAGAGGACCGGAAAATATCTTCCAGAATGAAGACATTGAATATCTATTTAATGTTAATTGTGTAGGGAAACGTCTGGGTAAACCAATATTCACATTTATAAATTGATTGTTCATTTCATAACTATAACCTGCAGCAACGATAGAAAAAAATCCTATATGTTCTGATGTATAATCAGTAATCGCGTCTAATGCCTCTTGACCGAATTCATTAAATGTTCCTTTCGTTTTATCCTGTTTTCCTGCTATCGAATAAGCCTCATCAATAAAGATTACTTTTCCTAGACCACTACTTAATGCCTTATAAACTTTCGGTGCAGTTTGACCAGTGTATGAACCAACTAGATCTGGTTTTTTCAACGGATAAAGGTCGCCCCTTGTTAAAAATCCAGATGCTTTTAGTGCTTTACCTATGTATTCTGATGTATAACTCTTACCAATACCTGGATTTCCCTTTAATACAATATTGAACAAACTATAGCTTGGAACGACCAATATGACTTTTTTAGGATCGTCTGGATGCAACAAATATTGATACATATATCCTATTATCAACTGAACTATGTTACTTCTCCACTCAGGTACCGAATCTAAGTTCTGCCTACAGATTTCCACAAATTCTAACAAATTTTGTCTAACTGGATAATTTGCGATATCTGCACGTAGCTGTTCTTCTTCTGATGCATCAGGCGAACTTTCGAGCAGAGCTTTAAGGACTTCTTCATCAATTTCTGATAATGCCTCCTCTTCTTCGTCTTCGTTCTTTTCTGTTCTTTCTTTTATATCTCTATCTTCTACGATTGCTTCCTCACGTTTCCTGTCTACATCTTCTATTAATCTATCATTTTCTAACGTCATCTTTTCTACTGTATCCTTTATTTTTTCGTAATCTTCATTCATTTTGTTAAGTATTTCCGTTATTTTTTTTATCTTTTCCATATAGGCTTTACTAGCCTCATCTGCCTGTTTCTGGATTTTAATCATTTCTTCTTGTTTCTCTTTCTTTAATTGGTCTAACTCTTCTTGTTGTTTTTTGATTCTTGCTTCTGATTCAGCGACATATTTCTTTCTTTCTTCGTCTCTATTTTTTATGGCAGTTAGTAATGCGTCGTACAGTTTTTGACGGTCGGCAGTTGAATCCGTTACTTGCTCAGTTGTTGCGTCACCGGTTTTAGGTATTCCGTCACTTGGCTCAGTTGTTCCGTCACCTGTTTTAGTTGTTCCGTCACTTGGCTCAGTTGTTGCTTCACCTGTCTCAGTTGTTGCGTCACCGGTTTTAGGTGTTCCGTCACCTGTTTTAGTTGATACATCTTTTTTATAAAACATATCTACAATACTTTTCGATAGAGAATTAAACATCGAAAGTAAAGGATCATCTAATAGTGGGTCTCTATCAATGTTAAATGTAATTTCGTCTTCATGTTCCTGTAAAGAAAAATCTTGATGTTGTTTTTTTATACTAGACGTTACAAGTGTTCCATTTTCATCATTCTTTACAATCTTTAATAATTGTTCTATTGATTTAGGACTTGCAATAGATGCTGGATTTTTAAAATTAAAGCTATCCGTCCAACCATAAGAATTATGTCTTTCACGAAACCTATCTATTGTAGTACGCGACGTCGAAGCTGACCAATCAAACCTATTAGGCTTTTGTGAATACATATAAATGGTCTTTGTATATTGATTATATCTCTTCACGTATCTAACAATTATATCTTCAGGTATTCCCCCGTAGGGTAAGTTAATGATAACTGCTTCTTTTGGTTTTTTTAAAAATAAACTCTTGTCTATTAAACTACCTTTTATAAACATTCGGCCTTTTTGGGTTTCACAAAAATAATATAAATTTGGGTCTATTTCCATTTCATTCAACTTTTCATCACTATACTCTTTTTCATCACCATTTTTATACAAATATCTTTCGAGTGTATCCGAGTTATAAGTATCTGAAAAGTCAGTTGTTAATGCATAACGATATTCTTCTCTATTTATTCCATCTGGACCATAAGCCTTTAAACCATGTAATTCATTTATTTCGTTAAACTTTCGGGCAAAATCCATGTTTGATTCGTCTACGGTCTTTGTATAATTCTTGTCTTCAGCCGCTACTACAACATCGGGGTTAGAAGATTGTCTCTTTATCTCAGTATCAAACTGGTCTGGAGGAAGCACTCCAGGAGGAGGACGTATAAATCCATGTTCTGCTTTTTCACGTCGTATTGCTTCCGCTTCTTCACGTTGTTTTGCTTCTTGTAGTTTTGCTTCCTCTCTTTCCCTTTTATCCTTTTTATTTTGTTCAAGTTCAGCCAATAACTTTTTAGTTGCTTCTTCTTCTTCCGCTTCTTCACGTTTTTTCGCTTCCGCTTCTTCCGCTTCTTGTCGTTTTTTCGCTTCTTCCGCTTCTCGTCGTTTTTTCGCTTCTTCCGCTCTTGATTCTAAATAATTTATAACAATGTCATTACCTGCAGAAGGGGAACTCGTGTTCAACCTTTTCAACATAACTAAAGCAGTCTCTCGTTTATCAGATGGAATATTCATGTTAATGCCTTCGTCGATAAGTAATTTACAAAATCCTGTATCGCGGTTTGATGCATCAGCAACAGCAGCATAATGTAAATACGAATAACTATTTACTTGGTAATTTATATTTTTATTTCCAAATTCATCTACCCCTTCTAGTGCGCCGCCTTTTATAAATTCCCTTAATATAACTTCATGGTTATTGCGAATTAAACTAGCAATCGCACCTTTCCCAATTTCTTTTATACTATTGTGTCCAGCATATTTTTCACAATATTGTTGTATAACAGGTCTAGATTTTTTATCAAGAGCACTGTTACGAACTGCTTCATTAACTGCGTTTTCAAATTTATCTTTCTCCAATTTTACAACATCTGCATTGGGGTCTATTTTAATAGGATATTTTTCCAAAGGCTCTCCTCCTACCTGTATTTTTTTTGCAGGTTCATTCATAAAACTAGAAAAAGGTACTATAGAATTCAATTCGTTATAATCCTTCTTTATAAGTCTCTCATATTCTGAATTGGATAATTTCACATTTCCCGACTTGAGCATTTCTAGTTTCGTTATCAGTAGACCTAACAATGAGATATAATAAGAATCGCGAGTATAACTTTCAAATTTATCATATTCACTCACTGATTGTTTTAAACTTCTTATATGACTGTTTAATTGCATGGATAAGACAGTTATATTATCTTGTGCTGCGTTGTTAGGTTCAGCACCACCGTGCATTTTTCTAGTGACATTTCTTCTTTCTATTCTATTATATTTAGTGAATCTCTTGTTGGAACCACCCCCTTCAACAGTTGCACTAGGTTGGCTACTTTCATCAGACGAGTTATTTTGCTTGGATTCTAGAAACCTTGCAAATGCATCAGGATCATAACCGCTATCATCATCAAATTCATCTTCTGTAATTTCGTTTCTTTCTACAGGTTTAGTATCACAAAGTTCGCCGTCTTTTCCACATATTACCGACCGTTGTTCTTTATATTGCTTTATACACGTTTCATATTGTCTAATCAACAATTTATATAAAACTGTTCGCTTTTTATTGTCATAATCATCTTTCATAACTTCAGATGCACTCTGACCTATGAACCCAGAGTAACGTTTTAATACATCTTTTTTAAAATCGGCATCTATATCGCTAACGTTAGAACTATTTAAAATAGCACCTGTACCAAGTTGTTCATTTTGAATTACTAAATCTCCTTCAATAATATCGGTTGAAGTTGTTGACATTTTCTCAATTAATTTTTTCACTTGACCAATTTTTATGTTACAATACTGTTCCATATTTAGACAATAATTGTTCAACAAGTTTTTATCAGTTTCATTCTTTAATTTCACTGCTTTTAGTATATCCTCAAGATATACGTTTAATGTATTATCTGAAATACTCATCTTAATATATATATATATATATATACTTATAATATTTTATGTCCTCACAAACCGCGACTCAGGAAAAAATCGTAGGGCAAAGTTCAAATGAAAATGAGATGTATAAGCGCGTTCTTGCAACCAGTGAAGGATTAAATAATGATGCAAAACAACAGATAAAAAGGTTCTTAACCCAGTCATTTAAAGACCCAAGATTCGCAAAAGCTAGTCAAAGTTATAAGGACGAATTTTTAGCGGCATTCATCACTCAAAATCGAACCAATTTTTATAGTAAAAATATTAAAAAATCTTTAAATGTACAAAAAGATAAAAAAACAGGCAATCAAATTGTTATTATCAACGGTAAAGCAAAAATTGTAACAACGAAACAAATAAATGATATCATTTCGCAAAAAATAAAAGGTAATGAACGAATACAAAACGTGATTAAAGAAACTATTTCTATTTATCGCGCACAAGAAAGTCTAGATAAAAAGATTGAGTACATTAAAGATTCTGAAATTAAAATCAAGAAAATAGGAATACAATTGGAAAAAGCGAAAAATGAATTACGAGAACAAGGAGAGCGAATAAGCAGAATGAGCGATACTCTCTCGAACATAGAAGACAAATTATATAACGTAAAGAGAAACACAGATAAGGATTTATCAGATATCAAACGATATATAAGAGAAGAAGACCGTATATTCAATCGAAATCAATTAGAAGAAGATGCACGACGCAGAGACTTCGATAAAGCTTTCGAAGAATCCCAAAAAGAATACAATAGATTGAAGGCAGACGAAGAACGTGAAAAAGAACAGGCTAGGCGACAACAAGAACAATGGGACAAAGAGACCAGAGATCGTCTAGAACAAATTAGACTACAGAAAGAACAATGGGACAAAGAAAATAAAGATCGTGAAGAACAAAATAAACGACAACAAGAACAATGGGATAAAGAAAGAGAGTTTCAACAAAAGAAAATAGATCTACAAGTGAAATTAAATCAAATTACAAAAGAAAATGGCGAAGCACTACTTAAGGCTTTGGAAGACTTAAGACTAAAACAGGCTGAAGATGCTGCTGCGGCTAGAGATGCTGCACAAAGACAAGCTGATAAACTAAGAGAAGATTTAGCAAACCAAGCCAAAAATTTAGCAGGTAAATTGGAAAAAGGACTTAAAGATATTGAAAAAGGAGTAGAAAAATTGTTGGACGGTATCGATGACGGCAAAGAAATACCACCAGATGTTCTTACTAACTATGTAGCTCAGTGTCCTGAAGAGTATGAATGGAACGATAGTACGGGTGAATGCATAAGATGTAAGGGTAATTATGGGTATGGGGCTCATTGTTTTACAAAAACACAGTTACGCGAAGCTATAAAATTATACAATGGCGATATGGAGCAAATTAGAAAAGTAGTTGGTATACGCGATGATTGTAGAGGTGTAGTCGGTGAATGGTGCAGATCAGCGTTCAGTTTCTAGCTATATAGGTAAAATACAATATAATTTATTTTTCCTTACCATATATGGTAAAGAAAAACTATAACATAGAACTATTTTATATTTTTATCAATGACCACTTTCGTGAGAACATTCTTAATAATCTTATTATCGAATTTTTCCTCCTCATCTTCCGTTGTAGCACCCAATGCCGCTAATGATAACTTTACATATTCATCATTCGATTTCGTATTATTTATGTGAAAATCGGGGTTCTCTATACTCCATGGCTGTAATGCCTTCAGATTTTTACGTGCAATTGTTTTGACAGCAGTCTTCAACCTCGTTTTCTCATCTGTTTCCTTTTCCCATGTATCCGCGTTTTTAATATATACCGTCTCTCGTTTCAAATCCGTGCAATGCAGTGGCCTAGTATAAACGTCCAATTCATTCAACTTATTCACGAATATTCTAGAAATACCGTTCACAAACCCCAATTTTCCCGTTTGTTCAAAATCATCGGCTGTCACTACCAAGTTCTCCAAAAAGTCCTGTAAATTAATCGCATCCTTGCATTTTTCATTCAGAAATATCTGTATATTAAACTGATTGTTCGTACAATTGTTATTATTGATACTGGGTTTTACATTATCCATCGCCTCTTTAAACTGGTTAATCATAGTTGCTTGAAATTCCTTATTTTGCCTGAATAATTCTACAATAATATCTTTCATGTTCTCTGGTTTGTTCGATTCTAGCGCATTCACCAATTCAGTCGAGATTTCTTGGTCAGACTCTTGCTTAGGAACACAGATCTTATTATGCTTCCATAAACCAGATGACGTCTTATATTCCTTTGTACATAGAGTACATGTATAAGTAATCGATTTATTTTTTTCCCGTCTTTCTTGATCTCTCTTTATAATCTCTTCTGGTGTCATATTACTTAATTCTTTCCTTACTTTATGTTTCACCGTAGAATTATGTCTTTCAAAATCAAATAGCCGGTTTGTGGCGAATTTACAATAATTACAAAAATACTTAACGCCTTTTACGCATTCCGCGCTTTCCATCTATTTACTATATTCAGAAATAATAAATTGCGTCTAAATCTATTTTACAAAATATGTAATTTTCGAGAATAGTTTTACGTAAAAGTATTTATTATTTCCATCTATTTCCATTTTATTTCCGCTGCATAAGAATTTTGAACAATCATTAGCATAAATGATAACATTTCTTTGAAATGACCCTTGAAAAACGCAAAATGCGCGGAAATGACGCAAAGCGTTTTGGAACTTTGTGTTTGCGTCCTTAAAAATCAGTTGCAGCGACCCTAAAAAATGATTTTTCAAGATTCGCTGCAAAATGCTAAGACTATGAAATTTCAAGGTTTTTTGACAAAAGTCCGACCCACCTTTTGAAAAATGGACATTTTATAAATGTCCAAAAACAAAAAGGTCCCTCCTACTTTTTTCGGAGAATTTTCATCTTTCCATAATTTACATAAAACTATTTATTTTTTAGCCTTACCATAATGGTAAAACCCTAAGAATATATTATTTTCTGTTACTCAATTTGCAGCCATTTCCACCGATTTCCAAAAATTTCCATTTTATTTCCGCTGCATAAGAAATTAGAGACCTTGACAGCATACATCATAACAAATTCTTGTCATGACCCTTGAAAAACGCAAAATGCGCGGAAATGACGCAAAGCGTTTTGGAACTTTGCGTTCTCGTCGTTAAAAATAGGTTGCAGCGACGTTGAAAAATACATTTTAAGAATTCACTGCAAAATGCTAAGGACGTGATTTTTGAAGGGTTTTTGACAAAAGTCCGACCCACCTTTTGAAAAATGGACATTTTATAAATGTCCAAAAACAAAAAGGTCCCTCCTACTTTTTTCGGAGAAAATGAAAGAATTTTTGTATTTTTACATAAAACTATTGAAAACCCACATAAATAATAACAAATATTTTACTATTATATAGCAAAAATAGGATAAAAACCATGAATAATAGTATTGTAGTAGATGCACGAAAGACAGTGCAAGTGGATTTTACAAAACCAACAAAGAAACCCAAACAAGAAAAAATCATCAAACCTAGAGAACCTCCCAAAAAACGTATTATCACAGAAACCGAAAAATGGACGAATATTATTCTTGGCAAGGATAGCGAATATGCGAGTCCAGACCAACAGTTTGAATATATAAAATCTATTTCAAACGACCGTATTTTACCGGAACATGCCGACATTTGCCGATTTATTATGCAACAAATAGGGCAGAAAATCAATGGATATCGTAGCCAAGATATCGAGAAAGAGCTATATACAGAAACCAGTTTTGTAGATAGCAAATCGGTATTGGAAATCATGGTGAAATGCGAGAACCAATGTTATTATTGTAAAAATCGTGTCCATATTTTGTATGAATATGTACGAGAACCGAAACAATGGACTCTGGAAAGAATCGATAATAAATTAGGACATAATAAAACGAACGTGGTTATTGCATGCCTAAACTGTAATTTACATCGAAAAACGATGCATACAGAGCGCTACTTATTTACGAAGCAATTGAATATTGTAAAGTCGGATGAATCTTCATAATAATAATAATATGATGTTGAATGCATATTATTATTTGAATGCATACTAACGTTTGCGGTGTTTTTTTGTAGAACGTCTTTTTTTAGAACCACCAGATTTCGAACTAGACCTTGATTTCGATTTTGAATTCCTTAACTCTTCTAGTTCTCGTGTAGCCCTGTTCATCGCGATACGTGTTACAGAAATTTCATACTCTATACCTGTGATAAGGTCATGTTTTTGTTGAATATTCTGCACCTGTTTACATTTTTGTAAAATTTCTTCGGCTTCTTTTACTTCATTTTTTAATTTTTCTAAATCTGGTACCTTTCGTTTTAATATTTTATTACCTTCCATTAATAACCATTCATTCTCTCTTATCTTTTCTTCAATAGAAGGTTTGCTCATTTATTATAATGTTATATAATATTTTTGCGCAAAATAGTAAGATGTTTGGAATCATATTATCAAATCAGAAGAATCCATATAAAAGTACGACTACAAACATACTATCCAATGTCACAATTACCCATTCATGATAAGATCTATGAAAAACTGGACTTTTTCCATAAATCCAACAAAATACCACATATTATTTTTCATGGTTCAACCGGTTCAGGTAAACGCACTATTATCAACAATTTCATTGATAAAATCTATAACGGAGACAAACAAAAGATCAAGACGAATGTTATGTTTGTCAATTGTGCGCACGGTAAAGGCATCAAATTTATAAGAGAAGAACTCAAGTTTTTTGCAAAAACGAATATTCAAGCGAATAATGGCCTCTCATTCAAATCAATTGTATTAATCAATGCTGAGTTTTTGACGATCGATGCCCAATCCGCACTGAGACGTTGTATAGAGTTATTTAGTTACAATACGCGATTTTTCATCGTCGTAGAAAATAAACAGAAATTATTGAACCCTATCTTATCGAGATTCTGTGAAATTTATGTACCCGAATATGTGTTAGAAGATGGGCAAATACAGAATCTACATCATCTAGCAATACATAAAAACTTCAATATTTCTACGATCCAAACGACTACAATAGAACAATATTTAGGTTCCATTTTTGCCAAATATCAAAAAGACAGGAAGTCGATAGAACATGGCGAATTAGTAGATGTGGCAAATGAACTATATGAAAACGCATGTTCATGCCTAGATTTAATAGAATGGATAAAACAAAGGAAGGACATCATAGGGTCGGTCATTGTCGCCGATGCATGTTTATGGTTCGACAAAATAAAATCCGAATATAGATGTGAAAAGCTATTGATGTTATATTTATTAGATTACTTGTTCATACGGTCAAACAAAGACGCGAAGAGTGTTCTGGCTATATAATTATTTATAGTAATAATATATATCGAGTGCCGAGTTCTATGTCACTATTTACACCTAAAATATTAAGCCACATAATGTACTACGATGAAGATGTATTTGAAAAATATAAAAATTATCGACTAATAACTTTATCTACTGCTGTTTCAAGTTTATCGGAAGGTATTGGATTGTCCAAGAATGTCGGTACGCGCAAAAATGTAAAATCATTATATCAAAGAATAAATGAACGTGATGCTGCGATTAAAAGAGAAGGTGAAAATGTAATTACTAAGTTATACGAACATGCTTCAAAAATGTGTCCAAATATAAACGAAGTTTATGTAAGAGAGTCTTTAGATAGGTGTATAGCTGGCGACCCAAATTATGAAATAATAATCGTCACTCGTCCCAGTAAGCGTATTACTCATAGCCGAAATCGACCTTTTTGGGAGATTAATTATACAGATTTGAACCGCGAAAAGAAATTGGGCAAAATTCGTGGGTTTTTGATAGCACAAAAGGGTGAGTGTAAAAAATATCCGCTTGCTTATGCCGTCAATTTAATTTGTACTCGAGAATCCGGAATTGCGAGCTTACTCATTGGAGCTTATATGTATGCGATTCGGTCAAACACAGTTCTTACACAAAAGGGGTTATTGGAACTGGCCGGCACTTTTTATAACATGAATGCATACTGTCTTTATCGTAAGATGGGATTCGTCGTCGATCCGGATATTTTTGATCCTAGTATAATAGGTACAAAATGCTTAAGTGATGACGATGGTATGTTACCCATGTCAGTTGACCTGTCAGATTTGTCATTGATGCAAATTCTGAAGATGATAGCAAGTCCATCTACTAACAAAGAACCTCTATGTGACCGACGTTTTACAAAAGAAATGAAATACTCAGATGAAAGTGGCGCGAAATTGAATACTTTACGAGATAGAGTTTATAATCTTGAAATGATTACATATTATTTTAATAGAGGATTTAGTAGAAGACGTGATTATTTTCGTTTTTTCGAGTATCCAATCACACGTTATAGATTATTACTTTTATTGATTGATGTAGTTCGCGAAATCCAAGCCGACCAAAAGTTGATGAAATCCATTTCCATGAACACTACATTAACGCATTTAAAACCGATGATTGGCTGGGGTACAATTTATAATTTGAATGAGGAGGAAAAATATAAAACCGAATTTATCTTTCTCAGAGACGCGAACAAAGACGCAGATAAAGATTATATACAGTTAAAATCACATATTGATAGCTTACATGCTTTTTTTCCACGTTATCAAAAAAATATATTATTGGAAACATTGAAAGAGAAAATAGACAAAACGTTCCAAGAATACATGGAAGAATATGAACGTTTAGAAAACGGTAGCCAACGTAAATCAGTTGTTTTAGAAGAACCTGTCGAAAAATCACCAAAAAACAAAACACACAAAACACACAAAACACACAAAGGCTATCTAGATATTCCAGTAGAACTTCATCCTTGGTCGCCAAGAACCCGTATTGTAGATGTTCCCAAGAAGATACGAACGACAGTAAAGTCCAAGTCACCAGAAAAATAATATTCGTTCCATTTTACATAATCATGTGTTTTATCAATATAAATGGATGATTTTGTGATTTCCAATTTACACGAATCTCGTAATGAATGGTGTAGTCGCTTAGTCAATATATTTACACCACTCGTTATAGAAGGTATTCGATCGATATTCAACGAAGCATGGCAGTTATGTGTAGATAACAATGAGACGGATAAATATCTAATGACATTCCAAAATCTACTATCTAGAGTTCCAAAGTGGAATAATGTTATCGTAGAAGAAGAACGTAAACGTATTATTGAAAGAAGTGGATGTAATTATTTAGAAGACCTTATATCATGTGTACATATCATACAATTAAAGGTTCTCACCTGTGTTCGAGTAGGTAATAAACAGAAAAAGATAGATATTTCGATACCGAAACTCGACCATTTTATTCATAAGGTTTATATTAACGCTGCTCGTAAGATTTACTCGAATGTCTATTTGTTTGAGAAACAAATTAGTCCATTACAACAGCAGAAATATAGGCGCGAATTAGAAACGATTGTGCAAGAATGTATTATGATTGCTATCCGAGAAAGCATACCAACGGAAGCCATTATACGAGCGTATTTGGACGAGAGTATGGAGGACGAGGAAGAGGTCATTATCGAGAATATCCCAGACGAAGAACAACCGAAAGAGGAAGTTGTAGATGAGCCCAAGTCGGTAATCGATAGTGAAACTATACCAGAAGTTGTACCCGCCATTCAAAATATAGATGATGAAAAAGTGGTTACCAGATTAACATTTAATGATATAGATTCGGTTTTGGACGGGTCGGACTCAATAAAATCGGTCGATGCACCAAAAACGATCGAAAGATTAGAAGAGATTAGTACATCTAGGGCAATTCAGCGTAAATTAGAAGAACAACAAGAGGAGGACGAAGATAAGATCAAGATATTTGGCGACCCAGTTGACCTAAGTGGATTTGAGGTATTAGACGATTCGAATAAAGTTACAGCAAAATCCCATGATTTCGTGTTAGATGATATTGTTGAGTTATTTTAGTTCCAAGTTATTTGCGTAATAATATATCAATAAAAATGAATAAAAATTATATATTCCGACAACAAGTATGGAAAAACTGATATTAATTTCTTTGTTTATTACTTTTTTGTTTTGTGTGTTGAAACTCTTTGAAATGAAGTATTTAGAGAAAGAATGGAAACCACTCAAACATCTTATTCGTGATGCTGCCGTCGTGTTTGCATCTAGCATTGCAGGATTGTTTATATTTTTTAACTTGAATGGTTCTATGACGGATTTCTTTTATTTGGTTACAGATAAGAAAACAATAAATACAGCTGCAACCCAGATATTCACGGACGAACCAGGTTTTTAGATTATATCCAACATTATATATAATTAATGTATATATAATGGAAGACGATGAACCGAACGAAAAGCTACATAAGATGGTACAAAAAGAACAAAATATTGCAAAGAAAACACGAAAATTGAAATTGAGGATATTACCGAATGCTCCGCCGAATACACCAACCAGTAAATCACCCAAGAAATCGCCAAAAAAACGTCTGAATGAAATATGTATCGATGTTCTCGAACGTTTATCTAGTTTGATGACAAAAAAGGGGGAACATATGCGAAGTCGTGCATATACAAAAGCACAGGAGACCATTATGATGATGACCGAAGATATCACGGATATAGGCCAATTAAAAGGAAAATCGGCAATAGGACCCACTATTCTATCAAAATTAAGTGAATTTATAGAAACAGGTACATTAAGACTATTTGAACGCGAGAAAGATTTACCAGAAAATTTGTTAACTGATGTTTATGGGATAGGGCCTAAAAAAGCCAAAGAATTGGTAGAAAAAGGTATTCGAACAATTGCTCAATTGAGAGAAAGACAGGACGAACTTTTGAATACAAACCAGAAGGCTGGATTGAAATATTATGAAGATATTATGGAAAGGATCCCTCGAACCGAAATAGACGAATATAACGAGGTTTTTGATAATGTATTTCGAGGTATTCAAGAGGATAAAACGCAAGACAAATATGAGATTGTGGGAAGTTATAGACGAGGGGCTAGGTCATCGGGTGATATTGATATGATTATTACATCGGCCGATCCAAAGTTGTTTTCGAAGTTTGTGGAAGCAATGAAAACACAGAATATAATTTTGGAGACTTTGTCGCAGGGAAAAACGAAATGTTTGGTTATCACGAAATTGCCTCTACATAAACACGCTAGACGAGTGGATTTTATGTATACATCGCCCGAAGAATATCCGTTCGCAGTGCTTTATTTTACCGGTAGTAAGTCGTTTAATACAGTTATGCGAGGACATGCGCTAAGACAAGGAACCTCTTTGAACGAACATGGTCTTTACAGGAAAGAACAGGGGAAAATGAAGGAAGAAAAGGTGGAACATCTGTTTGAAACAGAACGCGATATATTCGACTATTTGCATCTGAAATATAAAAAACCCGAAGAACGCATAGATGGGAGGTCTGTTATAAGCATAGATTCAAAACAAAGCGAAATAGCAGTCGCTAAAGAAGAAAAACAACAAAAAAAGACTAGAAAATTGAAGTTACCAAAAGAAGAGAAAGAACCCAAGTCAGAGAAGTTACCAAAAGAGAAGAAAACTCGCAAGAAGAGAGAACCGAAACCAAAAGAACCTGTATACGAACCATTATTCAAAACCATAATACCGTCTACTTCAGTAGAAAAAGAAGAACCTGTTATTGTTCCTGTAATTGGAAGAGAGACCCAAGAACAAGAACAAGAACAAGAACAAGCACAAGAAAAACTAGAAGAACCACCTAAACAAAAACGTAAATATACTATGAAAAAACGTCTGCAAAAAACTGATATAAAAATAACAGAAGAAACTAATTTAATGCCAAAAGTAGAAACGCCCGAAAAGAATATAGAAAATTTCAGACAAAATGGAATCAATATTCTTGAACATTTATCCGAAAAACAATTAGCAGATATGTTACTGAAAGCAAATGACGTGTATTATAATACACGAACAACGTTGATGACAGATAATGAATATGATATTGTAAAGGAATATGTAGAAAAGAAATACCCCAAAAATGAGGTGCTTGATAATATAGGTGCACCGGTTCAAACTAAGAATAAAGTTACATTACCATATCAAATGCCTTCTATGGATAAAATCAAACCTGATACGAATGCCCTAGTATCATGGAAACAAAAATATAAGGGACCCTATGTACTATCATGTAAATTAGATGGTGTAAGTGGTATGTATAGCACCGAAAATGGTGACTTCAAATTATATACGCGAGGTGATGGAAAAGTTGGACAAGATATTAGCCATTTATTGCCAGTATTAAAGTTACCAAAACCAGATACGGATCCAATTGTTGTGCGTGGTGAATTTATCCTCCCTAAAAAAGTATTCGATGAGAAATATAAAGTTCGTTTTGCAAACCCTCGTAACTTGGTATCGGGTATTATAAATAGTAAAACAATTGACGAAAAGGCAAGAGACCTACATTTTGTTGCATATGAGGTGATTCAGCCCCAAATGAAACCGAGAGAACAGATGAAAAAACTCAAGGAACTTGGTTTCGAAGTCGTGCAAAATAGACGCGAACCACAACAAAACTTAACCAACGAGTTACTATCGGAAACACTCATGGATTGGCGTACAAATTACGAATACGAAATAGATGGTGTGATTGTTTCAAATGATGCGATTTATAAACGCGAGGAAGGAAATCCCGAACACGCATTTGCATTTAAAATGGTTATATCAGACCAAATGGCAGAGGCGAAGGTAGTTGATGTTATTTGGACACCGTCTAAATCGGGTTACTTGAAACCACGTGTTCGTATAGAACCCATCAAACTAGGTGGAGTAACTATAGAATATGCAACGGGTTTCAATGGACAATTTATAGAAGCAAACAAAATCGGTATAGGTGCAATCATACAGATTATTAGGTCTGGGGATGTAATACCTTACATCAAATCGATTACAGTACCGGCAGAACATGCGAAAATGCCCACTGTACCATATCATTGGACCGATACACATATAGATGTTATTATGAATGATATTGAAGAAGATGATACTGTAAGAGAGAAAAATATCACGGCATTCTTTACAACAATAGAAGTAGAAGGTTTATCCTCAGGAAATGTAAAACGTTTAATGAAAGCCGGATTTAATTCAGTCGCCAAAATTATTCATATGAAGAAGAGCGATTATGAAGGCGTCGATGGATTTAAACAGAAAATGATCGATAAAATCTACGATGGCATTAAAGATAAAGTAGAAAAGGCCGATTTATTGACGGTTATGGATGCATCGAATATGTTTGGACGAGGAATAGGTAAACGAAAAATCACCCCCATTTTGGAAGAATATCCAGATATATTAACTAGAACAGAAGCCCCAGAACAAAAGATCGAGTTACTTCTCAAAATAAAAGGTATCGGTAAAGAAAATGCAAAGAGTTTTGTAGAAAATATACCGAAATTTATGGGATTCTTGAGGGAATGTAATCTAGAAGAAAAATTACATATACATAAGTCATCGCAAGAACAAACCAATAACGAAACGTTATCAAATACAATAGAATTAGCAGACGGCGTAGAACCCATTGCAAAAAAAGAAATCGATTCATCGCACCCACTTTATAATAAACATATTGTCATGACCAAAGTTCGCGATAAAACCATAATCGACGGACTGAAACGAGTCGGTGGAATTCTAGATGATAATATATCAAGGTCGACGTTTGTTTTAATTACGAAATCGAAAGATGATGTATCTAATAAGACGAAATACGCGGACCAACATGGAATTCCAATTATGATTCCAAGCGAATTTATATCGAAATATTTGTAGTTATCGAAGTATTTGTAGTTATCGTATTTATTGAATGATTTATTATTTATTTTATATCCACATATAATATAAATTGAACGATGAGTAAAAAGATGGAATCTTTAGTTCCGCCATCAAATATATACAAAGATGTTTCTGGTTCTCCACGAGCATCTAGTGTAATGGTTGAATCACAAAACCTGGCACAAGAACAGATTACACTAAAATCGGAAACACCAAGAAAACGAGATGAATATATCGAATATCAGAATCAAATACAGACGCGATATTCGACCAAAACGAGTAACGCTGAACTAAAACGAACGATTGAAAAACACGAGAAATACGTAAAACGACTTATCAATAATCAGGCCGAAGAGTACGATAAATTAAACGATTTTTTTGATGGCAACCATGAAACTAAAAAGGTGCCAGAATTACGATATTGTATAGATTATTTAGTGCATGGCCTGGATATACCTATGATAGAAGAAAAATGCAAAGAGAATGCAGTTTTATATCAACTACGCGAATCACTCTACTGTTCTATATTTTCGGTTACTGCAAATCCAGAGAGTAATTATTTATATGGACCTACGATTCGAGTGATTATGAAGATTATCGATTATTATGATATTATAATAAGGACTGTAAAACAAGTTCCTGCGTATTATCATAAATATCGATATGAGCGATTCGTTGAATATTGTATTTCAATGGCGAAAGATGGTCTTTTCATGTTTCCTACATTCGCCTATATTGGTGCAACCGATTTATTGAAACTTCGACCTTATCCGATTTTTCCTATTGGTTTGAGTTTAACATTGAATTATGTAGATGAGTTTTTTCAAACACCCGTCGAATTTTTTGTACATGACATAAACCATATACGTAGAATGTTTGAAACGAACTTGTCCGATATGATGAAGCGTGGGATAGATACTAACGATTCTGCAGCTAAATTAAAATATTATGACGATTCTAAGGTATGTCTAGACGAAGTATTATATATATTGAATAATACATTGGAGAATCGTCCAACTTCTAAGAAAAATATAGAGAAAATCACTATACCACAAATAACACAAAAAGGTGAACAAAAAGAAACCACTATTCGTCATTTACAACTCGAAGACTATTCTGCTATAGGCGAAACAGAACCTATTGATATGGGTTATGCACAAATCATGAAAATAATTTTATTTGAAATAACACATGAGGATGCAATGCCGATGCAGAAAGATGTAATATGTTCTACAATCTTGAGAAATGCGGGTATAGAAACAGCATTTCCAAGAGTAGATAAAAACGGTAAGATCATAACAAGTATTGAAAAGGGCGGAAGTATATTAGGTTTCGTAAAGTATAAAGTAAGAAATGGGTTCTTTGATTCAATAGAAATGCCTCTAGAAGTTGTAGCCAAATATTTCTATAGAACAGATAAACAAATAACAATCGCTACACAAATGTTACTGAAGAAATTATGCGGTACTGAGGCTCAAAATGGAAGCAAAGACCATGATAGAATTATAATTAACATAACAGATAAAGCAGGATTAAATTTGCCTGTAAATGATGATGTTGTAGGACGTTATGCACCAAGTGTAATTATAAACCCTTTATATGGTGATTTTACAGAGGACGAAGTAGATGCAATACGTTTGAAGAATAATATAACAGTACAGAATTTATTTACAGGTGAGCGTCCTAAGCCAATAACGGAACAAGGTAACCTATTAGAGAAGCTGGGTAATAAACAAGGTGGTACAAGAAAAAGGAAACGGTCAAAAAAACAGAAAAAACGAACAAATAGATGGTTTGAATAACGTGTATCAGAACACCGGTATAGGTCCTGCAAAAGTTACGTAAGAAGGCAATCCACTTACATCGATAAATCGAACAACATCATCTGCCAAGTATAAAACTAGAGACATATCGCAATTCATATGCTGACATTTGCTTGTCCAGCGATCTACTTTCAATACATCACTCAACCCCCTAATACGACCTGCTACACCACAGTGTTGTGATGGACGCTTTCCGGGCCTACCTAGAGTATGTTTTATACGCCATTCACACGAAAGGGCATTTTTATGATCTGGAAATCCAGTTAAAAGTGCATATATTTCCCAGCCGCCACCTCTTCCATGTGTATAATGCGCTCCGCCGACGATCTCCTCATTATGCTGACGAAGCCTACGTTTGGGATTGTTTGTTGATCCGTTATAGGATAAATGCGCATATTGGGCCTGTGTGTTTCTTAGTATATAACAATACCACGTATCGTTTTTAGTTTCGTCCATTTTTATATACTATACTAATGTTTATAAGTTATTTGAATAACTTATAATCATACAAAGCTCCCTGCGAGAATTGAACTCGCGACCTCCAGTTTACAAGACTGGTGCTCTACCACTAAGCTAAAGGAGCAGGGGTTTAAACGTTACCATGCGCAAATAAAAAACTCTATACTTTATACTTTATACTTTATACTCTATACTCTATACATAAACGGGCAATGCATCAATATCAATACCATTTTCCAAATCAAATCCGTCTTTGGTAGCAAACTGACTAAAATAGGGGAATTCTAGCTGAGCTTCTGGTGTATGATTGTGTACTGTTCGAGCAATCATCTTATATAACTTGAAATTGGGGTATCGTTCGTCGCCATTTTTTTTATACAATACATTTTTGTCAGAATCGTCTAAACACCATCGATAGATTGTCTCTTGTAAAGGATCCAATGAACTAACGTCAACATCATCATCGTCAATAATAAAATCGTAAATGGAACAACCAAGACGACACAAATCAAAACTGTAGTTAGGGTCTAGACGGGGTTTTTTCTCATTCAAATAGGGTTCGCAATTATATTGTGTTGCTGCATCGCCACCGGCAGCAAAACTATCTGAACAAAATGTCTGTCCATTGAAACGATAAATACTACGACCAAAATCGATTAATTTGAAGATTTTGCCGTAGGTTGGAACTTTATATACCACGTTTTTATATTTATAATATAAGTTCTCTATATCAGTATTATTGTACATTATATTATTTGTATGTAAATCATTATGTGTAAAATGGAAGGATTTTTGATAGGATAAAAGAGTCATAACGATTTGGAAAAGTGCACTAGCAGCGAGTTGAGGATTCATTTTATTCTTTTCGAATAATTCGTCCATTGTGCCTTGACATTTCTCTAAGCAAATAAGCTGTACTGGAAAATCCTTGATGTATGCATAACGTTCAATTTCATTTGAAGACTCCGTGTTAGATGTGGTTTGCCAATCATCGTCTTCCTCATTCTGAAAGTTGTATTTATTTATCTTTTCTGATACATCCTCGATTTCATTAGATATTTCTTCTTCTTCTTCGGATGAGCTATAGTTTACTTCGCTATCTGACGATGATGATGTAACAGTTTCAGCATCTTCATCAGCATCGTCATCAGCATCATCGTCATCAGCATCATCGTCATCATCATCATCATCATCGTCATCATCATCATCATCATCGTCATCATCATCATCATCATCATCATCGCCATCGTTCTTTTCATATTCCTGTATCATATCCGATTCAATATTCACGTCTACAATATCACCGATTTCATCAATATTTTCGATATCATCTAATAGAACAACGTCATTTTCATAATTATCGATGACAATACGATTTTTGTTACGACGAGAGCCGGAATTCGTATAATCATCTTCCATAAAATCGGTAATAGAGAATAGTTTATTTATATTTTCGGTAAAATACGTAGAACTGTTTAAATAATCGAGATCGTCAGTTACATTCATTTTATATTTGGCCTGAACACCTATAGCAGTTCCATAATAATCGATACCGTGTACAAAGCCATGATTGTTTAAAAGTTGGCTAGTCAAATAGCTAAAGAAACTATCAGTATATGCAGCATTGTTTGGGTCTATTATTTTAGGGTGATAATCGGTTTCAGATTCGAGTGTAGGCATAATACGGAGTTTGGATTCATCTTGTTTGTATTTACCAATCATATATCTGATTGGGTCTAAAAGAGGCGAAAACTTGACAAAAACATCTTTGTGAATAGGGGTATTTGATTCCATATCGACGATTGTTTTGAGATCTTGAATATGATATTTATGATTTAATGCAATGGGAACATCAGCTGTTTTTAAATTGAAGAATTTGCCTAAAATAGGATTATAATTGCGTAGTTGTGAAATTTGATAGGGATTGTATTCATAATTGAAATCCTCAATGGAAGACTCGGCTGTTTTTCCTAAAGAATCTAGATCGATGGATTTATTTTGAATATAGTCAATCGAGAACTTACGCTGATTCATATAGAATGAAATGTGTATAAGTGTTTTATACATATTTCAATGACTAATATTACGAATAGTAGACGAGAATACACGATAGGCTATCCATGTTTTTGTAGTCATTTGGCTACAAAAATGTGGATTTCTCTATATGTGTTAAGTCGATAAATACATTTATCGTGTTAAGACATTAACCACTAATTCGTAATGTTGTAAAAATTAAATATATACGGTAAAGGTATATCATGACTCTAGAATTGAAGAAATTTAATATGCGTGAAATAACATTCAAGCCAGATGAAAATAAAGGACCAGTCATAGTTCTCATAGGTCGTCGTGATACAGGTAAAACCTTTTTAGTAAGAGATTTATTATTCTATCATCAAGATATTCCTGTTGGAACAGTAATTTCAGGGACAGAGGCAGGTAATGGGTTTTATTCTGCACATGTTCCTAAATTATTCATTCATGAGGAATACAATACGGTTCTAATTGAAAACGTTTTACGAAGACAAAAAACAGTATTGAAGGAGGTAAATAAACAGATAGAAACCTATAGGAAAACTACGATAGATCCGAGAACCTTTGTTATTTTAGATGATTGTTTGTATGACGCTACATGGACACGTGATAAGATGATGCGTCTCCTCTTCATGAATGGACGTCACTGGAAGATTATGCTTATCATCACAATGCAATATCCGTTAGGCATTCCTCCCAACCTGAGAACCAACATAGATTATGTTTTTTTATTGAGAGAGCCTTACCTGACAAATCGAAAACGTATATGGGAGAATTATGCATCCATGTTTCCAACACTCGAGTCCTTTTGTGCAGTCATGGACCAAACAACCGAGAACTACGAATGTTTAGTGATAAATAATAACGCAAAATCCAATAAACTGAACGACCAAATATTCTGGTACAAAGCACAAGACCACCCAGACTTCAAGCTGGGGTCAAAAGAATTCTGGGAAATATCGAAGAACATGACAGACGACGACGATGGAGACGCATACGATCCAAACAAAGCAAAAAAGCGCACGGGTCCTGCTATCAATGTGAAGAAAAACAAGTGGTAATCGAGTGAGAAATGTTGCTCAGGACGAGACCTGAGCAACATTTTGTATATTCTGCCTAAAAAACGAAAATAATATAAGATGAAATAACATCTTACCATAATGCTAACAATCTTGCTCATCAAGTCTGAGGAGCAACATTTGATAATTATCTGCCCGAAAAACAAATAATATAATAATATGAAATAAACTCTTACCATAACGCTAACAATGTTGCTTTTGTTGTAACAAAAACAACAATCATGTTGGTTTTAAAAATCAGTAAAACCGCTTTTATAAAACTGCTTATAATAACAAAACTCGCTTTTAAAAACTTGTTTATAAAAAGATTTAGAAAAAATATACTGATATATAAACCAGTATATTTATGGGAGGAGTATTTTCACGGGGACCAGAACAAGCAAATGCACCAGAACAAGCAAATGCACCAGAACAAGCAAATGCACCAGAACAAGCAAATGCACCAGAACAAGCAAATGCACCAGAACAAGCAAATGCACCAGAACAAGCAAATGCACCAGAACAAGCAAATGCACCTCAACAAACACCACCGCGCAGGGTAAGAAGACCACCGCCTACAAAAGAAGAATTTGCAAAAGCAGAACAAGAAAAGGAACAAAAAGCAAAAGAAGAACAAGAAAAGGAACAAAAAGCAAAAGAAGAGAAGAATATAACTGCAGAAAAAGAACGAGAAAAGAAACAAAAAGCAGCGAATAAAATAATAAATGACGTTACAGTACTAGATAGAGCAATTATCAGTGTAAATAGAAACGAGACAGTAAGATTGTTAAACGACGGAGCAAATCCAAATCTGAAATCTCCAGGCACTGAATATACCTCACTACTTATAGCTTTTAATAAGTTCACCACATTAACGATTGAAAAAAAAGACATTACTGACATAATTATTATAATAAATAACCTATTAGAAAAAGGTGCAGATCCTAATGTCGGTGAGTATTCAAAATCCTCAGACGGCGACAATTATAGAATATCACCTTTTGCGATTGCATGTTTATCGTTGATAAGTTTATATGAAGTAAATAACGAAAATAAATATATTTCTGGTATAGTAGAAGTAATGCGTTCCTTAATAAAAAAAGGTGCTGATATTGAAATTTTAAAAACAGATTCTATAAAACATTTTCTAATGAAAATTTTGAAATCAGATAATAAATACGAACCGCTACTAAATGAAATTTTAAAAAAAATGAATGGTACGCCGAAACTGCCGGAACAGTCAGAATGGCATCTACCGAAACTGCCGGAACACTCGGAATGGCATCTACCAAAAGGTGGTAAAAGGAGAAAAACAAGCAAAAATAAAAGTAACAAAAAAAAGAAAAGGAAATCAGTAAAAACACGATAAATATATGTATACCTCGTTCCTTCCGTTTACACCCTTGAAGATTTAAAATGGGACGTTTTTAGAGCGTCCCACTAGAGTTTCAAGGGCAACGTTGCCTATGCTTCGCAACAAATCAATTAAAAGGCAAACCACCATAGGTGGTTTGTCCCATTTTAAATGTTCATCGGTGTATATAAAATCACATTGAAGATGAACCACTGTTCAAGGATCATAGATTTCCTCATTTTCTTCATCGAGATCGCTAATACTATCATTATCCTCATCACCACTATCGCGTTCGACACTCATTTCAACATCAACAATTTGTATTTCCATAACAGGATTGTGATCTACATTACGGGCAACAGAATCGCTATCAGATTCGCTCGGGTCACGACGCTCTCGAACAGGCTCTGCATCATCCGCATAATCTTCAACGACCAAATGTGAAGTCGCGAATTTCGATAAAGTATTTTCATATCTGAATCGTTTATGCGTATCATTGAAAGATACAGTTCGACCAGATAAGTCGATATACTTACGACCAAATAGAGGGTTATACCGATAAAATTCAGTTAACGATTTTTTTAAACGGTGCTTATACATCTGTTTTAACATAACATCGAAAGAAAACGACGCAAAATAATACATCATTAAGTAAGGTCTCATAATCGAAACCAATCGTTCTTTCGGGAAATCAACATCAATCACGATTTTATGTCGACCACATAGAATAGTCCGAAAAATCTTCAAAATTGTATCATAAGCAACCCTTTTATCCATGTTTTTTACATATTGTTTAATATAAGCAGTTTGAATTAATACCGTATTCTCATCTTTGAAACATCCGAGATGAAAATTAGACATGAAATATTGTTGAAATAGCGGTGACATATGAATAATACGCGACTTCATGAAGAAGTAAATATTATACAAATCCGCCTTTTGAAATGGTATATTATTATAAGGATTTTTTATGGGGATTGGTTCAGTGAAGAACCAAGGCGAATTCGATAGTGCAGTATCGATAATACGCTTCAAGTCAGAAACTGTAAAGAGGTAGAGCTGTCCATGTTGTAGAATAGAAATGACATTTTTATCGGTACGAGAGATAGGATTCATAAACATATCTTCGCAGTTACGCTGAGGTGAAATACGAATTTTGACAATTCTGGCAAAACGAGATAATGCATGATAAATTCGCTGCGCTTTACAGAACGCCGACACAAAAATGGTTCTTTGTTCATCGTTAACAAAAGGGTTTTTGATAACACTCGCCATATAAGAGAATTTGCATTTTCCGCTTGGAAAATAAGATAATAAGATATTAGACACATGTTCATCCGGAAACGACAAGATAGCCTGATCTAATATAAATTCTTTTTGCATGGTTCTTCTTACAAATGGAATACCTAAGTGTTTACCAGCTTTGCTTTGTTTATGAAGAATAAAGCCAAAAGTATCTCTACTCGTTTTTGCAGGTATAGTTTCAATAAGCGTTTTGAATGATATAAGTGAATCATTCGTAACCAAAGACAATGGTTTCGATGCATCAAATACGAAAGATGGAGTCATTTTATAAAATATATTATATTGTTTTTATAATATATTTTGATTATGTAATTTAATAATTCAATTTTCTTTGTTCAGAAATCATTGTTTCGCGTGAAATTATGCACCAACTTCTTGTACAAAGTCTTATAAACATTCTGTAATTTATCGAATTTCATGTTAAATTTACCATCCATATAATTAGGTAATATATTCTCAACAACACCCTTATCTTGTAAAACTGTGGCGCGCATCATATCCGTAGTGACATAATTACCCAAATAATTATATAACTCACATAAAAATGAATCCTTCAACGAGTTCTTTCTCCAAAAATTACGATATGTTTTCACGAAAAGACGGCTATGTGTCTGATTAATAGGTAATGCGAATGTAACTACTGTGCTGGTGAATTCCCCAAATTTCACTCTAGCGACCGTAGTATGTGGTAATATAAATTCGTTTTCTATTGTAATATCATTAAATTCGAATATCCGTTTTGCTATAGATTGTTCTCCTGATTGATACTCATAAACGGTTTTATAATGGTACGGATAATCCAAAACCAAATAGGGAGGTACTTCTTTCGTAGGACTAGGTTTTGCTCTATTACCGAACGTATGAACAAATCCAATATGCATGACATCGAGCGAATTTTCGCTAACTAAACGCGCATATGATTTAAATGGTACATTTAAAAAAATGGTTGAAAAGAGGTCAGGACGCTTGGCTTCTTCTTCTACGAAGATGCCATCAGAATAATTCGATATAACAATTCCGTTTTTCTCCAACAATCGATTACTAACAGTATTCATATAAATCCACCCATTTTTTTCGACAACATTATAATTATCAATATTTTGACAGGGTGTATTCGTAAAATTCAGGCCAGGAACAACCGTAAGTGTTCCGTTACAGTCGAATTCATAACCATGATAAGGACAAATCACATTACCATTGTATAAGTGTCCACCAGATAATGAAGCGCCTCGATGACTACAGCTGTCATCTATCGCGTAATATGTATTGTTTGTTTGCCATACGACATAGTCGTGATTCCATATAGTTACTTTATTGAGCTTGTTTTTACGCATATGCTTAGTTTCACCAATAACATACCAATGAAGATGATAACGGTTGATTTCAGATGAGTCCGAAAGCGTCATAACAGTAGACATTTTGTTACTTATTGGCACGCGTATATGTTGGTTTCTAGACTTTTGCATATTTGAAATGCGCAATGGTGTAAAACTTAGACTAAAAAGACCCCGCGCAGCTACCAATAAAAACAAGAAAAATACATTCATACTATATTATATACATATATAACGAAAACTTTATTATATTTCGATAAATAATATATATATACACACTTACGTCAGTTTATTTGGTTTTCCTGAAAATGCAGAATACCCCTTCAATAACTTGGAATATTTCGTTCCTATTCGACTAGTATGCTGTATAGTATTTTGCGACGCGTCATTAGTAGGCTTTGCAGAGGTAGCTGTGCGTACAACATGCTCACGCTCGTTTTCTACGAATTCCACTTCACAGTCGGTATTAAATAAGGAGACACAAGGCTCAGGAAAAACATCATGTATATATAGTAAAATATCAGTGGATTCGTGTCGAATTTTTATAGTAGTATGTTTGGTCAAACATGTGAACTGTTTGAGAGCGACTTCTAGCGCGGTTTTTATATCGGCACATCGAAATATGTCCTCTGTTTTTGGTAATAAACATACTTTGGTTGCTTTGACTAGATTTACATGTTCTAGTGTAACAAATGCACCTTCACTGATACCTAATTCATGTATAAGCCATAAAGGTAATAATACTATATTTTCATCAGCCGAGAATTCAAACACGCCTGAATGATATTGTTTACCAGAATCGGTGGTTATACGAAACGTAAGGGGGTCTCCAGATTCCATCAGATGAATGAATGCATATAAAAAATTTGACGGTAAAATGATTTTATCGCCTTCTTCATAATCGAACTTGTTCATAGAATACATGGAATAACAAATACAGTGGAAGAGCATTATGGTGCTATATTATATTATAATAGATGTATATTATTATATGGATAATAACATACAAATTATTTCTGTTTTCTATTGTCATTATTATTATTTTTTTTGACCTCTTCTTGTAGTAATTTTATATTTCGGTCGAGCCCTTCGATTTGCCGACTCAAATCTTCGTGACAAGGATATAATACCTTCATTTGAAAACGTAAAGCAATAGAACTGACAATAAGACCTGCCGCAGGTACCAAAGATGAAAAAGGTATTCGTCTGAACATACTATAGTATATATATATTTATTTATTTTACACCTTTTTAGAATAAATAAATATTTTCAAACTCGTAAAATAATATATTAGTTATATATATGAGTTCTAATAATTCTTTTAGTGAAGAAGAAAAAAATAATTCTTATAGTAAAGAAGAAGAAGAAAAAATAAAGCAATTTAAATCATTTATCGATGAAAACGAAAAGAACACAATACCCATCAGCAGTGAAATTACCGATATAGAAAATAGCATAAAAAAAGATTATGAAAAAAGAGATAAAGGCTTTAGGCTAAAATCTGACTTTGAGAACGATATAACAGAGTTATTGGAGATAAATCGTAATTATAGGATGAGTGATTCACTGCAAACTTCGCGTTATTATGATGGTCGTTATAATGATTGGATAAATGAAAATAAAGCTATTATCAGAGAAAGACGAAGTCAAATTAGAGACATAGATGCAACAATCAATGATATCGAAAATAGAATAAATGAAAAAGAGGACCTTATTTACGAAAAGAAAAAAGGATTGAACAAATTAAGAAAAAACATAGGAGAAGCTTCGGATGAAAGAGATAAGATAATATGGAAAGATAGAGATGAAGAAAGTAAACGTATTAATGAACTAAGAGAGCAAGGTCTGGATGAATTTGGAGACCGATTCTTAACTGGTAAATTTATTAAACCGAATTTAGAACCAGAACCAGAACCAGAACCAGAATCGAAATCTTTATGGTCAAGAGTTTTTAATAGAAGTACACAGAAAAAGGGTGGCAAAAGAAGATCGAAAGGTAAGTCGAAAAAGGGCGGCAGAAGACGTCGTCACACAAGAAAACACCGTAAATAATGCCACATTTACAAGTTCAAGTTACTCAATTCCTCACCTGAAATAGTTTTACGCTTAATCAACACATCTTTGAATTTTTCGATATTCCAACGTTGTGAAACGATAATATCAATCGCTTCTTTGAATGCATCATTCACCAAAATCATGGCTTCCTTATCGATTTTTTGCTTTGTATATTCTGAATACTTGGAACCAGTCGCTAAACTTCTACCCAAAAAGGGATTTCGTTCTGACTCAATATTTTCATTGTAAAATACTTCCAAGTCATTTCCCATACCATAATTACCAATCATCTGTTGTGCAAGAGAATTCGCCTGTTTCAAATCCTGTACGGCACCGACAGAGACTTGATTTTCACCGTAGAATACACGTTCGGCCGCTTTTCCACCGAGAGCGATGACGATCCGTTTTTTCAATAGATCTTTAGTATATAGCCCACCCTCCAAAATTTCGGGTAGCTCATTAAATAAAGTATATCCACCAGCACCATTATATGTGCTTTGTATTGTGACTTTTTTCAATACGAAGTATTCTTTGAATTTGGCGGCGATGATAGCATGCCCGAGTTCATGTATGGCAACCCGTTCCAACGTTTCATTAGACCGTGTATCCGTCTTCTTGATAATACCCACAATCAATTTCTCCAAAGCATCTTCCAAGTTTTTTTGTGTAATAACCGTTTCGCCGTTTCTCGCAGCATAAATAGCAGCTTCGTTTATCAAGTTTTTAATCTGCGCACCGGAAAACCCACCTGTGATTTCCGCCAAGAAATCCACATTGATTCCATTTTCAACCTTTTTTTTCTGTAAATAAGATGTCAAGATCATTTTACGAGAAGGTCTATCAGGTAGTGGTACATTGATAATACGGTCAAATCGTCCGGGTCGCAAAAGTGCAGAATCTAATACATCACGACGATTTGTCGCTGCAATGACGAGAACGTTTTGATTTTGTGCGAAACCGTCCATTTCAGCAAGAAGTTGGTTCAATGTTTGTTCTCTTTCGTCATTGCCTAGATTTACACCAGCGCCGCGCTGTCTTCCAATCGAATCGATTTCATCGATAAAGATGATAGATGGGGCGTTTTCTCGAGCTTTTTTGAACAATTCACGGATTCTTGCCGCACCCATACCGACAAATAATTCGATGAATTCACTGGCAGAAACAGCTAAAAAATTGGCATCAGTTTCGCTTGCAATGGCTTTGGCCAAAAGAGTTTTTCCTGTACCGGGTGGTCCCTCTAATAAAATACCTCTTGGGATTTCTGCACCGGCGGCTTGATATATCGTCGCATTTTTCAAATAGGATACAATTTCAGTACATTCTTCGAAGATTTCCGGACTCCCCGCCCAACTTGATAGGGAAATATTCGCTTTTATCATATTGATTTTTGCGTCACTTGAGCCAGAGAATCCACGTGAAAAAGGGTTTATTCCACCGCCGCCACCCATAAATGGATTAACGCCGCCGCCGCCGTTTTGCCTACGTATGCCATTAATAATAATCATGATTATAGTATATAAAATAGTGGTTGTAATGAGTCCTTGTGTCAAATAAAAAATATTTGCTAGTCCTTGTTCAAATAGACTAGATATAGAAGGTGGTGTGTCAAGAACATAGGAGGCAATATCCTTCTTATCGGACATAGTTAACACTCTATCAGTCATGGACGGTGTAGTTTCAACTAGTTTAAATTGACTACCGGAAACAGGTTTGTTTTCCCTGAAATAAATATTCTTCATATCAGGGGTATAGTAATATTCGTTAATATTTCCGGATTCGATATCTTTCATGAGAGTAGTAAGAGATGTTTTATCGATAATAGTATCGAATTTATTATTGTCCGCGCCTGACATGTAAATACGACGAGGTCTTTGTATAGTCGATACACGCAATGGTGTAAAAGCGCTTGCACGAAGCAGTAATGACATAAAAAATGAATATAGTATTGTAAACTTCATTATGTTATAATATATAATATATAACATAATACGAAATGTTTATATTGTTTATGAATCTTGAACTAGAAAATAGTATATGAAATTCTAATATATGAAATTCTAATATATGAAATTCTACTAGTAATATATAATATGTGTTTTTCGGCAGAATCGAGTATACTATCATTTAGTGTAGGAATGGTTAGTTCAATATTATGTATATTACTAGGAAAGTCATCAGACAGAATAGTAGGTTACTTTTTCGGATTTATTTCACTTATGCAGTTAATTGATTATTTACTTTGGACACATCAAACATGTGATAATTACAACAAAATAATCTCTATTTTAGGAATGATATTGAATCATCTACAGCCGATTGTACTAGGATTTATTGTATTATCAGTGAATGACAATATTCCATATAAAAATCGAAACATAATTATTGCAATGATGATTATATACTTAATAGTAATTATACCCTATTCTTTTGAATATTTGAAAAGCAAAACAAAACAATGTACGATAAAAGGAGAAGAACACTATTTATTATGGAATTGGAATATGCTTGAATATACTGGTTATGTTTATACAGTGTTTATTACAACATTTTGTATAATATTCTTACATGCATTCCAAAAGTCAAGAACAGGGATAATGGCATGTTTAATAACTATTATAACATATACTACAACTTCGTTTTTTTATAAAAAAGAATATATTGGTACGATTTGGTGCTATTATTCTGCATTTATACCATTCATTTATTACTTGAATCGATGTTTGTCATATTAATGTCTATCAGTCGATAATTGAAGATGCAAATCGACCAGATTTTTCTACTGATTCATATAATTTATGATAATTTTCTAATACGTTTTCCAAGTGAATTCCCGTTTCATTTTGTCTAAAAAATGATAAATGTGAAACATAAAAGTCGCTGTATAATATATTTTTGAATTTTCTTTCTTTAACATATTCTACAGTTAACTTGTATTCATCATCATCGTAACAATCCATAAGTTTATACCATTTTGTCGCTTTATAACCAAAGAAATTGATACTGAATCTACTTTTTATTGGAATAATCTCGTTGTTATAATCGTAGTTCAAAAATGTTTCGTAATTTTCTATGAAATAGTTATGTAATTTCTCTGCTTTTTCTCCATTCTCCCATAATGAACCACATGCTCCCTCATTAGGATATTCTAATTCCATTAATTCTTTTGGTATTAAATTATATTTATCTTGTTGAAAGAAAGCAGAAACGCCGTTATTAATAGTATTCGCGAATACTAGATCGTAATTATTATTTTTAATAAAATCTATAAATTTGGGTAATTTGTATATATCAATGAAAACAATATCGTCGTCACATTTTAATATAATATCATCCTCATATCTTATATCATTGTAATAATTGTAATAATTTTTCCAGTTTTTTTCGCAAGTATCCATTAAATAGAATCCTTTGTTTTGTGTAGTATCATATTTCAATTCTCCTACAGAATTAAACCCTGTTTTGAAGTATATATTTTTAATTTCAAATCCCGTTTTAATTTTCTGAGACATGATTCGTTCATTGTTCTTTACTATCTCTAATACATCATCCACAATCACAACTTGAAAATTATTAAAGTTCTCTTTATCAGCTATACCATCTCTAATAAGAGAAAGAAGAGGATTTTCGCTATGACATTCTCTAATAACAGATTTCGTATTACTCCAACCACCTAAAACAACTTCATATTCTGTATCCATATTTGAAATCTTAATATGGATATCATTAGAAGCTCTTATATTTAATTCGAAAGAATTATTTGATAATACGGGTGTAATTAATATATAATTTCCATCGCCCGATGATGAGGTTCTTTTTAAGTTACTGATTGTTTTTAAGTACTCTTCATCGCTTGAATTTCTTGTGTTGTTCCAAAAATGGACCTCATCAATAATCTTTAAATCCAATGCCTTCTTTAGATATTGCCGTAATATTTCAAGATTTGGTTTTCTTCCAGAAAAGATGGAAACGATATTCATTATATTTATTATCATTTATCATTTTTAAACTGTTTCCCTATAAAATTAGTTTTGTTTTTCTAAATCAACATTGTTATCCAACCCGGCATTTTTATTCTTGTTATTGGTTTTATCGTTTTTATCGTTTATTATTTTTATTTTATCTAATGCATATTGCCCACATGGACCACAATGATCTTCATTTGATAAATCTATTTTTTGGTTAGTTTGTATATTACAATTTTCTATTCTCCATCTACCAACGGGTATAGGTAGTTCTTTTGGTATAAGTTTTCTTATAATAGTAGTTATGTATTTCATAATATATAACTAACATTTTGTATTTAATGCCTTTTTGGGTATAAATATATAATCATTCTTTTTAATCATTCTTTTTAGTCATTCTTTTTAGTCATTCTTTTTAGTCATTCTTTTTAGTCATTCTTTTTAGTCATTCTTTTTCGCATCATCTACTGTACCATCGTTAGCATGTTTCATCAGCAACTCATTACGTAACTGCGTAGCTTCAGTCTCTTCTACATCACGCTCTTCGAAATTAACAGTCTCTTTGACACCAACCAAATTACCTTGTTCGTCCATAGTCTGAGTAAGAACATTTCCACTCTTCTTTGCCTTCTCAATGTTCTCCATAATGGCCTTCTTCTTGGTTTCACGCACACGCTCCTCGAATTCCTTTTTAGCCATTTCCTCATTCTTCAACTTCTCCTTATGAAGGGCATTTAGTTCATCTTCCAAATGCTCGACGCGACCAGTCTTGTACGCATCGGGATCCCATGGTACCCAAATACCTACAGGACCTACATAAATATCGTGATTGGGGTCTTGCTCACGCATCTTCTTGCAACGCAACTCAGCCTCTTCTTGTGTTGGATAGACACCACGAATCTTTAGGCCACGTACAGATGTTTGGAATGCATGTTCGCGAGAAAACTTCTCGTTTAATTTATCCTCCTGCTTATCCATGAAGTTCTTATAATCGTCTTCGATACCACTCTTTCGTAACTTGTCAGTTTCTTCCTTGACGAATTCATTGAAATCGTCGACCAAGCCAGTGACATTCAGGTTATATTTATAGGCGATAAAATGGACAAAATCGAAATATCGTTCCATAGATTTAGAGAATTCCCACTGTTTAATAAATTGTTCGAAAAGATAGACCTCGCGTTTCTTCAGGATTTTTTCGGGAGAAACGAAGGACATACAAGCGAATTTTTGACCGGCGATAGGGGGGTCTTCATCGCATAGATCGATATATTTAGGATTTTTCTCGCCATTGGGTAAAGTCTTTCTCTCAAACTCAGACATTTAGTAATATTATTAGGTGAAAATTTATGTTTAAGTGATTTGTAAAGTTAATATTATTATTTTAGGGAATTGTTCAGAAATAATTTGTTAGAATATTATATAACTCAAATGAGCTTAGATTTGAACGAACTTGTAAAGCGCGCTATCAAGTACTTATTGGAGGGTTTAGTTGTAGCTGTTGTTGCATTCACAATTCCCAAGAAACAGTTGAATGTTGAGGAGATTGTTATTATCGCATTGACTGCTGCTGCTACATTTAGCATTTTGGACGTGTTTATCCCTGCAATGGGATCATCTGCACGCGGAGGTGCAGGTTTCGGAATCGGTGCCAACTTGATTGGTGGTCTCAAGATGGTCGCGTAATCACAACATCATATAACAAATAAATCGACGTTTCGCGTAGTATTATTATATATAAAGTATATAAAGTATATAATAATTATAACAATGACTGAGCAACAACACGAAGAAGTAAGTCAATTAAAAAAACGAATCGGTGAATTGGAAAAAAGTTTAGAAGAAACCATAAAAAAATTAGAAAAATATACAAACAATGACCGACATAAAAAATACTATGAAAAAAATAAAACGAGAATTAAGGCGAATGCAAAACGATACTTAGATAAGTTGAAAGAAGAAAATCCGGATAAATTAAAGGAGTATAGGCACAATGCTTATATGAAAAGAAAGGAACGATTGTCAAATGAATAATATCTAGGTGTAATATATAGTTAACCTATAATGTCTTCTAGTTTTGAAAAGTTTCGCAATTGGATAACTGGTAAAAAAAAAGAAACACCTTCAAGCAAAGAAACACCTTCAAGTAAAGAAAAACAATTAAGAGAAACAAAAGAAGCAGACTGTGGAAGAGCAGCATACACAGGTATTGGAGCACAGGAATTAGGTCTTACTGAAGAACAAAAAGATAAAATATACGAAGATTGTATTAAGTCAAAAGGAGGAAGACGTCGTAAATCCACTAGAAAATCAAAGAAATCCGCAAGAAAATCCCGTAAAGCAAGACGTTAATTTGATATAATATTCAAGTAATATTATATCAAAAACCAAATGATCTAGACATCATAATATGGATTATCCTTGATTTCCATACCACAATATTCCTTTGGTGATTTTTTGTAATCGACTGGGTCATGGATTCCAGCAGTTTTGGCGTTCTCTAACAAAAACTTGAAATTCTGCCAAAAATCGGTCTTATGTCCGATAGACTCAGTCATAATATGTGAAAGTTCATGAATAGCTACAAACATGAGTGTATTCATATCAATCAAATCATCATTGTTATTTTTGGAACGATTCAAACAAAACGCTACTTTCTCACCTTTGTTCTCACTATATGCAGTATATGTGCTATTCGGTAATGTTTCCATCACCTTCTGTGGATTAAATCCACTAATCAACCGTTTCACGCGTTCATCGTTAGGATATTTTTCGCCAACATATGCAACTAACTGCTTGCATTTGTCAGTGACTGTGGCCAATAAATCCGCAGCCGCACTCTCTTTTGCTCGTTCTCTGACGCAATACTTGTTACCATCTACAGTTGAAACAATACATTTCAAATTGAAACTATCAGATGTATCAAGGTACATATAAATCGATGCCGCGAGAACTAAGCCTATCGCAACATATCCTAAAATATCGTATTTATTCATACTTCTCTTACTATATAGTTATGATATATTGTTCTGTTTTAAAATAAAAAATGGTCGAATATTATTTACCTTTCATATTAGGGTTTGTTATGTGTCCACCATGTCCAACGCGTCCTTCAACCACACTTGTCATATGCCAAACCATCATCTGAGTAAGATATATGATTAAGCCAAATGCGATAGCATGAACTATTGCGATTGTATATTTATTGGAAGAACGACTTGGTAAACAAAGAAGGATACCTGGACAAAGTAAGAAGAAGATAAAGGCACTGTAAATAGCAACGATAAGATTCATTGTTATAAGATATCGCTATATAACTGCTAAAATATATCATATGTTTTATTAAAAAATGTATGATACAAATTTGATTACAAAGTTAGATTATTGATGAGGAACAGAGGAATCATTCTGTTGTTTTGGTTTATTCATATGTTCATTTCCTTCCAAACCAACAGACATCTTCCAGACCATCTTTTGTGTGAAGTACAAAATCAAGCCAAAGATGGCTGCATGGACAGCAGCAACCATCATTTTACTACCATTTGGAGGTAAACGCAAAAATACATTGGGTGTAAGGACAAAGAATAGGGCAGCGCAATAAATAGCAACAACAAAGTTCATTGTTATACAATACAACTATATTTTTCTAAATATGCTAAAAATAAAATAATCATACGGTATTGTATTTTATTTTTTTATCATTTACCTCCTAAATAATGCATTTTACTTGGGCCCTTGTCCCAACTCTAAAGGAACACGTCCATAATCGGGTTCGATTGTGCTTTGATTCCATGGTCCAATGTCTGACTTGGTAATAATAGGGTCAGATCTCAATTGTAAATTAGGATTACGGAGGGTTTGGCCGATGGTATCAAGTCCAATATGGTAACCAGCTTGTAAAAGATCGGGCATCAATACGTCACCTTGATTCATTGTAGATGGGTTCAATGCAGCCCATTGGCTATTCTGGTCCTTTGGTAACAAGTCGGAAGGATTCGCAACAGGTTGCATAGCATATCCGGGAGAAGCAGTGGAAGCAGTGGAAGAAGCGGCAGGTGCAGAGACAGAACCCGAACTAGCTGCTAAAGCAGAATTAGAGTGTCCAGCATCCATACCATCTAAAAAGGTCAATTTAGAACCAGAATAAGAAAAAAGAGCCCAAGCTAATACTAGAAAAATCACTAAAACTAACACTCTTTCTTTTGTAAAAAACTTTGATACTCCACTAAGAATCTGTTTAAACATTCTGTTTATATAAACGGTGGATAAAATTATTTATGTATTTTTAATTTTATACAGTGAAACCTCATTTTTTTCTAAATATCTTCTATTGCGATTTTTTCTATAGTATCGTTTTCTAAATCAATAACTTCTTCATCGTCCAAATCGTCATCTTCTTCACTATCACTACTTAAATCTGTCAACATATACGTGTTTTTAATATTTTTTGCTTCTAAATAGGCGGTTAATGCTAAATCGCGCGCTATTTTCGCTTTTTTACGTGCTTCGCGATACATTTCATAATACACTTCATTTCGTTGTTTTATTTGTACGGGTTCAATATCACCAATTTCGTCTAAAGTAAACACGACCTCTTCTAGTTCATTCGATTTTGGTGGTTTTTTTGTTTCCGGTTCGGTAATTTGCTCTAAATTGGAATGTCCAATGTTTGTTTGTACAGGTTCTGGTTCTGGTTCTTTTTTTGGTTCGAGTTCTTGTTGTGGTTGTGGTTCTGGTTCTGGTTCTAGTTGTGGTTTGACAACTTCCTGTATTTCTGTAGCCTTTTCTGATTGAACATCTATAACTTTATCGCTGACATCATTTGATACATTAGAACCCTTATTATCTTTGCTCTTGAACAAGCATTTATCAAATAAAATCTGTGTCTTTAATGACATCATTTGCTTTAGTTCCATTTCAAATTGAAAACTTTTGGCTGAACATTTGATACCTTGTATCTCTAAAATAGTCATAACATCGACCTTATCAGTAATGCTTTCAAAACTAATTTCTCGTTCGTCTTCATCATAAATCTTGATAGTCGGTTTTCCTAAAATAGTACTTATGTTGACTCGGGCAATATAATACTTCCCCGATTTATATAGTTTAAGAGGTGATGTAAAATAGCTCTCAATGTCATCGAGTTCGAGTTCATTATCAAACCATTGCTCACGATTCTTAAAGATTGTTTGTTGACAATGGTTCTCTAATTTCTCCATCCAATGAATAAAGGATTCGTTCTCGTTTGTGAACATAAGATCTGTATAAAATCGTTTACCGCCACCTGTTTTAACAATCCCTTGCTTTGTTGAACATTTAGGAGGTTGTATATATAGCGGGTGTTCATCAACTAAACACTTTATAAAATAATTACCACCACTAACCAATGTTGGTTTAATCAGTTGTAATTTACTAAAGTCAAATGAATCATATGCTTTAGATGTATCAATAATCGATTCCATAACAATAACCCCTTTACTATAAATTTAGCTAAAATAGATGCGTTTTAAACGAGACAATTATTCTGTGTAAAAAGTGTAGTTAGGAACGGCATGAAAAACATTCGCGATACATGTATAGAATTTTTCCAAAACGAGGACATCCGAAAGGACGTCCGCGAGATCATCAAACCAATCGTCCATATTATTTATAATGAAATCTATGTTTATATATGGTTTATTTGTATTTATAATGTTTTTTTGATATTTTTAGTTTTAGCAAACCTAATATTACTTTTACGTTGGTTCTCGAAATCGTCTAATAGTAGTTCAATAAATATAGATTTAGAACAATAATCCTTGATTCAAAATAAAATCTCAATGAATAATATAGTTTACTATTTCAATGCCTAGAAGACACTCACACAAAAGAATGGGTAAAAGAATGGGTGGAGGCGGAGCATCCGAATATGGAACAGCACTTTATGGTTCTGCTGGACAACACCAAGCTGGTGAAGGTAATCTAATTGCCATCAACAAGGGTGTAGCAATGGGTGGTGGTATGAAAATGGGTGGCCTTCCTGGTGCAATGGATCCAAAGATGAGATACCAGATTGCTGTTGATGCTTTTAAACACAATAAGAATAGAGACACTTTAAGCAACGTAGAAGAGGCATTGAACAAACTTCCCGATGATGAAAGAATAAAAGCAGGAAAGGATGTTGAAATGTATAAAAAAGAGATATCTGGAGGAAAGAAGTTCGGATTCAATTTAATGACAATGCCCAAGATGTTCATGCGCATGACTCGTTCCCGAAAACACAGACGTAAGTCAAAGAGACATCACGGAAAGTCGAGAAAACACAGAAAATAAACTATTACACACACACCTAATATTAGAATAAGAATAATATATTTGAATACTATATAAGATACTATTCAAATGAGTGGTATTGGAAATAAGTTACCTGCAATAGGTGCTGCTTATGACGAGTTTAATAGACTAAGAGATATATATAACCGAGAACATGATATAAATAGCAAGAACAATAGATGGAAAAAAAATAACGAAAACTTTAAAAAGTTGAGACGTAGTCAAGTAATATTATCTAATTTAATTCGCGATCTTTCTCCAGAAGAAAAACAATCAATTATAGAACAAACTGGAGACCCAAGATATTTTGATGATATATATGGGTACATGGAAACATTGAGTCAATATGGAGGTAAAAGAACAAAGACTAGGTCTAAATACACCACTCGTTCAAAGAAACGTCACGTAAAGTCGAGAAAACATAGAAAACATAGAAAATAAAAACCTAGTTTTACATCGATGAACATTTGAAATGGGACAAACCGCCATATGCGGTTTGCCATTCAATTGATTTGTTGCGAAGCATAGGTAACGTTGCCCTTGAAACTCTAGTGGGACGCTCTAACAGCGTCCCATTTTAAATCTTCAAGGGTGTAAATAATATCTTTAGCTATAATATAACATGTCGAACTGGACCGCTTATGTTACCAAATTCTACAAGGCAGAACACGCCAAAAACCCCAACTATAAGTTCAAGAATGCGTTAAAAGATGCAGCCAAGTCATACAAATCGCAAGGAACAGTAGAGGCACCAAAGAAGGGTAAAACCGGCAAGAACAAGAGACGCACTGCTCGTAAAACACGTAAGCATAGAAAATAAACCCTTTTACACCCAACAATTATCAAATCGTTGTCATAGCATCATAATAATATATTATTATTATAATGAACAGAGAACAAAACCAACTCACAACAGAACGTGCAGAATTCATAGAAAATACGAAACAATGGGTAACTTTAGATACACAACTCAAAATCATAAACGAAAAAACCAAGAAAATACGCGACATGAAAAAAGCATTAACTGAAAAGATCTGTGATTATAAAGAAAAACATCCAATTCATAATACAATCAAACTAAGCGATGGAGAACTAAGATTCTATGAAAAGAAAGAGCAAACACCACTATCATTTGCGTATATTGAACATTGTTTAGAACAAATATTGACAGATGAAGCCCAAATAGACTTCGTCATGAATTACATTAGAGATAATCGCGAAGTAAATATTGTGACAGATATCAAGCGAGTTTACAATGACAAATAAAAATATAAATATAGTATAAGTGTAAACCAAAAATGACAGAAGTAGAATATGCCGAACCTTATGTAAATAAATTAGTCTTTAATGAAAAAGAAGACGATGATGCTATAATTACTGGCGGATATCCTATGTCCAGTTTCTTAGAGTTCGAGAACTTATCAAACCAGTTTCTCGGTGGTGCAAAGAAAATAGGTGTAGATAGATTTAAAGATTTAGCCATACCGTTCTCGTTAGATACCCATCATAGTAATTATAATGACGAAAATTACCAGAAAGAAAAGCCAAAGAAATCAAAACCAGTTGAAGTGATAGCCGACGGTTTATTTGAAAAATTGGTTGATTCTATCATAGTAGCAAAAAAACAAAAACAAACTAGGAAGGATCACAATATAGAAGTAAAACCAAAAACGAAAACAACTCGTAAATCAAGACCTAAAAAATAAACATATATATGTAAACAATGTGTATTTTAAACGACCCAACTGTGAGAATATGCATAGGACTTGGATTAGTCACAATGCACTGGATAATGTTCTCGGGAACCATGTTAGTAATTCTTTTGACGAATGAACTGCCTGTATTGGTTCTCGCTAACATGTTTATATATTTAATTTTAACGATGAATATTATATTCGGCGATTGTCCAATCTCCATTTTAGAAGACCATTATTTAGGTAATAGTATGGTAAATGCCTTGTCCGAATTAACACCATACAGCTATAAAACAACGGATCGAGGAAATTCTACGCTGCAATGGATTTTCATGTCAATTATGGTTTCGACTACCAAAATTATACTTTTATTAATAAAATACACATTTCAAGAGTTTTTAGAAAGCAAATAAATTTTGACCCCCTCAAAAAAAAATACCCATATTATATAACTATGGATATTATAAGAGATTTACAACTAGATAGTCAGATTTATACACGTAAAGATTCTTTTATAAAAAATCAGATAAAATTAGGTATTATAAATGCGCCACTCTACGCAACTGCATTCGTAATTGTACTATTAATCAATTATAAAACAGATAGGAATATTTTTATCGCAATATTTAGTTTTTATTTTGTATCTAGTTGGAGTTACTTTACACATTTATTTGCACATCAGCCAATTTTCAGACCATTAGGTCAATTTCATTTACTTCATCACGATGAAACGAATCATGATTCGTCAGTTGTCTTCTTGATAGAAGCATTAATCGATTTTTTCGTATTTGGTGGATTTTTACTGATACCAATCGGTCATTTCGTTGAAAAACTAATCGGATTTCGAATATTTAACTATTATATTATTTTGATGTGGTCGATCTTTTATTTGACATATCATTTATTGAATTATCATTTTACAAAACCCGATGCACATAAAGAGCATCATATCTCAAGCGGAATAAGTAATTATGGTCCTGAATGGATGGATATTTATTTTGATACAAAAACAGAAGGTAGTATATTCGAGAACTTGAATAGTGGAGCGGTTAATCTTATTATTGCGACCGGATTGATTTTGTGGTTGAAAGATACTGAATTTGATTTGACTAAGATGCAGATTCAATCATAAACCATAAACCATAAAATAATATATCATAAAAATCATATATTATTTTTACACGACTACGATACAGAAGACCATTTTTTTGTATTATATGAATTTAATTGTAATAATTTCGATGAATTTTTCTTCCAATAATCAACTTTGGATTGCAAGGCTAGGTCTTCGTCAGACATGGGTGTAACTTGATTCTGTTTGGCCGATAATCGATTCATGTCATCAGCAGTTGGTGGAGGTTTCTTACCATAACAATTTACACCAAACTTCATATAAGGATTATCTATAAACCCACCATTTATACCTGGTCTACCACAATCGTTTTTATGTTTCGCATTTTTCTGTAGTTTTTGCCATGTAGATTTTTGTGTAGGAAATAGAATCATTTGTCCATCAGACCAACCATAGTTACACCACTCACCGCCATTATTATATGCCTGCTCAATTTGATCGTAAGTAGCCAATTTTGCACCATATGATGTACAGATTGCTTGAGCATCATCGTATGTATATAAATTATTTGATACGTTGAATACTTCATTACCATCAATGTTCTTTGTTACGTTAGCTATATTAGACGTAACTGCAGATATTGGATTACCACTAATATCAATTTGTTTACTAGTAGTCTTCCACATTTGAGATAACATATCAGTTAAATCAATTTTGAGAACATATTTAAAAAAATCATTTATTATCATAACTACTAATAGTATCCATGCAGAACTTTCAATGAAAGAAACAGAGATGGGTTTACTACCATCCATAGGTATACGTACCAAATAAACGACCAAATAGAGTGCTACTAAAAAAACAACATCAGCGATAATTGCAGCAGGGTTATTTATAACACCTATCAACCAATTATACGCATTTGTGAAATACTTTTGCTGTTGATCCGGTGTTGTTGTATAGTACTGAATAAGAATGAATAGTAATAATGCACCAAATATACAGAAATCAATGATTGTACTTAAACCAGATGATGAACTATTGAAAACAAACCCTAGAACGAAATAAGCAATCATGTATATTACTAAAAACCATATTACCAAGATACCGGTTGACGCGCTAAATATAGTCGAATACCATGAATTATCAGTAGAGCTTGTTGTGCTTGTGCCTGTGCCAGTGCCTGTGCTTGTACCTGTGCTTGTGCCTGTGCTTGTTCCTCTGCTTGTGCCTGTGCTTGTGCCTGTGCTTGTGCCTGTGCTTGTGCTAGAATTAGTTGTTGACGGTGTGCTTATATCAGGTTTACTTGAAGATGTTGTTTTTGTTCCATTTGTTGTTCCAGTCGTGCTAGTTATTACCTTTGAATTCAAGTCTACGTCCTTTTGTTTATCTGCCCATATTGTAACTTTATCTGTATAATTTTCACGAATCATAAAATAATATATTATACAAGGTTATTTTTTTTACGATAAAACAAACAATAGGCAGATGGAGAAATCATATCTTGTGGATTTGCTACACTTTCTATATTTCGATCATCGTAATGATGCCACTGTTCTTGAGCATTTTTAACAAAAGCTGTATAATGACCACCATCTGTTCCACCAAGATGATTACAGATACCAAACAAGTCGTATTTAAAACTGGTTTGATTATATCCACGAACATACTTCGCTAGGTCTAAATCAGTCAATGGGAAATCAATCAAACTATTGTCTTTATATAAACCATCGGGTGTAAATCGCTTTAATGCAATGACTAATATCTTGGGAAAATTCCAAAAAAGCATTTGCTTACTAATATCTTCTTTTTGGTTCGTTTTTTCATTAAACCATGCATTATCACCTTCTAAATACTCTGGTGCAATAAATAAATCTAAACAATCGTAAAGACTTGGTTTTGTATCGGGTTTCTGTGCAAGTGGCAGATCTAACATAAAATAGTTCTCCGGTTTAATAGAATGTCGAACCTGACCGTCCTTCGAAGTAATTTCGCTAACATAGACCCCATAGAATAAATCCATAATTTCAGAATATTCTTTTTGATAAGTATCCTTGAGCATTGTATAACAGGTTACTGCTAGGTTATCTAAACTATTTTCAACATTACCACTAATTTTCATATTGACACATCGACTAATACTGTTATGCATACAATCCATCATAAATAGTAAAAATTCAGGTAAATCATTTTGTGCATAACCGGTGAATAGTTCTCGACCTTTGGCCATAGCAATGTTTTTTACATTAATAATAAATTTACGAGGTGTAACAATACCATTTCCCGACCACATTACTTTTCTTAAATCATCGTATTCATTCAAAATAGACACATCTTGTGCAGACTTTTTTGTGAGTTTTTGATATTTTTCAGAATCTAAGAATTCATTTAATTCATATACATGGCCGAGAACCTGTATACATGCACTAACGAAACATGTATTTCCTAAGTTCTCTATGCCAACTAGTCCTTTGTTATGGTATTTCGTCAAGTTAATTGGAGGGTTTTTTGGTGTACTCATTTGAAATTTATATATAAAGATAAGTATATATAGAGAATTGTCTTTAACCTTATTATACTAATTATGAATAGAAACAATGGACGATTCAATTTAAGATCATTGGAAGATAACATACAAACTATGTTAGAAAATGTCTTGCAAAACTATTTGCTTCCAAGCGAAACACCGAGCGTGGTTCCGCAACAAACAAATGTTCCTGTACCCACACAAAACAATGTACCCGTTCCTATACCCACACAAAACAATGTGCCTTTACAAGTACCTAGACAAAACCAATCCCCTTTACCAGATACTAATTATCGAACACAAAGACAAGTTGACCAAATGTCGATTTTACATACAATACGTGAAATTATGAATTCCTATAATTTAAATATACGTGAATATAATTCAAATATGCGTGAATACAATTCGACTGTAATTGAAGCATTGCAGTTGGTTCGATCACTTCAGCGACAATATACTAATATCGATATTCCAGAACCTATTAGAGAACCTACTCGGTCTAATCAATCAACACAATCTAGAAGTAGTAACAGAAACACAAGAGAATCAGAACCCTATCAAACGAGCCAGAATAGAAGTACACCAATCATATCATATACTCTTTTCCCATTATTGAATTCGAATATAAATAGAGGTTCTGGTATGCAAGATGTGGTGGTTAGACCCAGCAGAGAAGTAATAGAACAAGCAACCGAACGGCTCACGTATTCCAATGATATGATACTATTAAATACACAATGCCCTATTTCATTGGAAGAATTTGTAGAAGGCGAGAACATTGTACGTATTCGACATTGTCGACATACATTTCGCGAAACGTCGATAAATAATTGGTTTCAAACAAATGTGCGATGTCCAGTTTGTCGTCATGATATTCGTGAAATGGTAACACATACTGATATAAGTGATAATCATATTGAGGAAATGGATGAACTATCAGAGTACACTACCTCTCTTATTCGACAATATTTAGATAATAGCAGCAATAGTTTAGATCATAGTAATATTAACAGTCAAGGTCACGATAATGACAATGAAAATGACAGTGAAAATGGTAGTGATGAAATTGTCTATGTTTCTGAAATAATCGATAGTTCTATAAACAGAATATTAGCATTTCAAGGAAGAGCAGAATATTATGACTCATATCAAGACCAAGAAGTACATAGACTTATAGATGCATCAGGCAATGTATTTTATAGAATCTGAAAAATCAAAAAAAAACAAAAAATATAATTATATACCTCAATATGTAATTATGTTATGAACGTTCGACTACACTCGCCCAAAGAAGTTACTAATTGGTTGCATACCATTTTTCTCATTCGCTATTCGTGTCAGAATTTTGTCAAATAACAAGGCTTTCACTTTCTTACTGCAATATTTTTCCTTCATTTTCATGAATTGTTCCAAATCTGGATATTCGAGAGTCAGTTTATCCATGTCACTCAAATAGTTCTTTACAACTGTCTTTGTTTTACCCTGACATTCCCATATTTGAATTAGCGCCAAACCAAAGAGTTGTTGTAGTGGTTTCATCAATTGGTTCGTAATATAATGATTATAATCGACTTGCAGTTTATTTTCAACGATGAATTCGGGCGTTTCAATCTTATCCCCCATAAGAGCTTTCGGGTTTTGATTTACAATAAATACAAATTTCATACGATCACCTGGTTTAGGTTTGTTACCAGGATCGCGTTTACCGATACGATTAGCCAATACGTTATGGCCTATCGAGTTCGGATTTTTATAGTAACCGCGTAGAGCTTTCGTAATCATAAGTTTATCCATAGGAATACGCCCTTCGATCAAGTCCACCATAGATTTGTTTAAGAACTCGATAGCTGATTTGATTGAATTTGTCGAACTTGTATCCATCAGCATATTCAAAATACCACCATAAACGTCCTTCAAATAGTCACATGAATCACGGCGTTTGATAGAGAGACCCATAAATTTCATCTTGCCCTTATTCGGATTGGTCTCATAAAGCATACCTACATATCGCTTTTTGGATAATAGGATAAAAGGCATAAGTGTTTTTTCATACGAAAGTTCCATAGGATGCTTTAGCCATTGACTACACAGCTTGGCGGCTTCTTGTGCGAGTTCGATAGTCATTTCTAGTGCAGGCTTACCCACGATTTTATCGCCTGTTTCGGGATTTTCTAAGTTGAATGTGAAGAATACAGAATCCGTGTTATGTACTACCATATTACCAATGCCAGCTGCAAAATGATGATTATCTGTCGTCAAATCATACACGTATCCTTGATATGGAATTTCTTCAATCGATATTATTTTATTTCTATTCTCGATAAACGTTTCTTCTCTTCTAGTTGTTTTTAGAATAGATTGCTTTCTTTCTTCTGGTGTTGGTATAGTTTTACCATTTTCTCTTAATTTAGCGGCAAATATTTCAGGAAAAGGGTCATTCCATGTTTTACTTTTTTCCAACTCTGCCATATTCGCATTCTTCGGAATCATTCGAATGCATATACTAAGCTTGTTATTTGAATTATTTTCGTGATCGTCATCGTCATCATCGTCATTGTCGTATGAAATAGTGTATAGGTTATATGAATTGTATGATGTTAAATAGTAATAACAAATGGCAGCATCCAACATGTTATCGAAATAATAACGAGTTCGGTCAGATGATATCTTTTTTTCGGAATATTTTTCAAAATATATGTTTGGTAAACTATGATGCAAAAGCTCTGTTCCGACAACAACATCTTTCGGTGATATTTCTTGACCATTAGATAGAATTAATGAGTGGTCGTCAGTAACATCAACCAAGCCTGTATGAGTAAGAACACGAACCATTCTTTTATGACTCGCCAATTGATGGCGAATTACACGATAAAGCTTTGTCCATCCTTTATCTGTCCATGTTTCGACACCTACTAGTTCACAAACTTCTTTATCTTGTTTTCCTTCTTCTGAACAGACAGTCCAACTACTATTACCATAACGATTCGCCAAATCCTCAATAGTACAAATACCGAAAACATCGCCGACCTTTACGTATACAGGAGTATAATTCGCAACACTATCACCATAAATATATTCGGCTTTTGTTCGGATAGATTCGCCAGTCTGTAACTGATGCACTCTATCCTTATAGACTTCTTCAATCATCGTTTTCGCATAAATAATCATTTGCCTACCTGTAGCGGTAGTTGCAGCAGCAACATCTTTTTCATAAAAAGTCGATGTTCTAGAACCACACTGACCATACAGAGAATTCGCCGTTACCTTATAACCAAGCTGTCGTTTATCCAAAATATTTTGCATAAATGGATCACTCTCCGTTTTAATCATCTTTCTAGTATCCGATCTAGCCTTCAATAGCTCTTCCAAGATAGCAGGCATAATACCCTTTTTATTATCGGGAAATTGCGCCCATCTGCATATCATGGTACCCACTTTCGTTTTTTCCGCTCTAGAAGTCGGCGTTTTACGAATATATTTGAATGTATCAAATTCCATATCAATATAATGGTATCCCGGTAAATTATCATATATAAATACACCAGCTCTATTTCTTTCGCCGGTAACAGCAATCAATTTGCCATCTAAATCATACTCTTTTGACCATACTTTGCTATCATGTGAATAATTTTGACTAATCATAGACGACGGATAAAGAGATGAATAATCAACACATGCAACTGGATTGTCCATATACATACCACACTTGGGTGGTAATACAATGGCACCTTCATACCCTTCTGCATCCCCCGTCTTTTCAATATCTGGCATAAGAGTGTCTTTTTCCATGCACTTTTTCGCAACGAAACTCGTAAGTTTAATACCCTGCCCCCGAAAAACTAAGAAACTGATCGGTACACTGCAGATATTCGCCATTTCGATGTAACCGGTCAAGACATCGATTTTGTTCATTAAATGGTGTACCAAATTGCAATCCTGAATACAATATTTCGCAACAATAGCACGGCCACTAGAGTCACGGTCTGCCAATCTGAAAATATCCTGAGGTGTAATATCATCTTTTGCCATAGTCCATTTCACTGGTTTTTTTGTATCTATTTGTTCATGTCCGGCAATCGTAATTATATTGACACCCTCGCCCTGTCCAATCGCCAAAACCTTGAACTTCTGCCCATTTTTATAATAATTTGACGTAAAACTACTAATCTCAATATGAATAAAATCGCCGACATGTAATCCCATCAGATTTTTACTATGTAGTTCGGTAACAGAACCAAATATAGGATGTTCTGAACAAACAATCGCTTTTACTTCATCACTAATGAATTCACCGGCAACATCATCTAATTTGTAAGACGATAAATTGAAGTCGCGTCGAAAGTATGCATACATATCAATTTGTAGACGCCCCTGCATTTTGAAATAGCGTAGGTCATATTCACCCGAAGCAATCGCCAATTTACTGCATTCTATAGAGGTCGTCATCTTATCAGTCTTAGGGTCTCTTACATCGTTCAAACATACATCACCGATTTTTCTAGAGAGTAAGAGAAACTCACGTTCACAAGCCAATTCCTGAGAACGGCGAAACATAAACTCATAATCAAAACCAAATATGTTATAACCAATAATGATGTCAGGATTTTCTTGTTGTATGAGTGCTGCCCATCTTAAAAGGAGTTCTTTCTCGGTTTCCACACTTTCAATCGTAACATTATCGACTGGGTCACATGTTCCTAGAACCAAACAGTGATTGAAGTAGGGTAGTGTTTCGCCATATCTCAGGAACGTTGATCCAATTACTGTAACCTTATCGCCTTCTAATTGTGGAAATAAGGTGGTTAATACATCGTTGACAATTTGTATTTTTTCGTCTCGGTCATAAGCCATGTTCATCAAAATATCGATGACTGTGGAGATTTTTTCGTTAATTTTCGGTGTTTTCTTCGAATTAGAACGAGTATACTCAAAACTCGTTTCACCAGAATCTTCAGTACATTCATCGCTTCCGACTACAGCATCATTGGATAGCGGTGTATCATTTTTTATTTTATCGAAAATAGCGTCGATAGTAAGAAGATGTGATTTGTCCTCTTCAGAATTGGCTTTCTTTGCATCATCTACTGAACGCTCATGTAGAATTTGAATTAGTGTAACAATTTGTTCTTTAGACAGGGTTCGCTTAGGATATACTACATCTACATCATCAAAATCGTCGTATTTGAATGCGGTCAAAATGACGCGTTTGAGCAAAATAGCCGCATTCTTCGTATCTAAAAACTGCGACTGTTTCAAGAAAATGTCGACCAAGTTTTTTGCTAGGTTTTTATATGTTTTTATAGGAAGAGGAAAATCTCCATGACTACTACTCGCCTCAATATCAAAACTACATATTTTATAGGGGACTCTTGTCTCTTTCGTAGGTAAGGGTATGAGATCACTCAATGAACAAATATATTCATACGTACACGTCGTTGTTTTTGGGTCCGCTTTTATTACACGACCTACTTTGAACGAAACCCAGCCAGACGGACTGATTTTGTGAAGATGAAAGTAGCGTAAAAGTGGTGGTATATTACTTTCATAAAGTTCTACATATGTTCCATCGAATTTCACCTTTTTCAGCTTTTTACTGCTTTTGGTTTCACCAGCATCCGCAATCTCTTCGATATAGTTGTACCAAAGATTTTTATATTTACGCATACTGGCTTGGTTTTGGAATACGATTTTTACGAATTTACTCGTTTTTGAACCGGTGAATCCATACAATTTATGTCTGTCTATCAGTTCATGCGATACAATAGAACCCCTAAACTGTTTTGATACTTTCGATTTGAGGTCATCTATGAATAGCGATTCTTGTATTTTCGACCAAGAATCGCCAACTTTTACAAAGAAGAAGGGTTGATAGTCGTTTACAAAAAGAGAACATGTTTCGCCCTTTTCATTCACACCAAACATTTGTATGATGAATTGTTGGTCTTCTGGATTGGGATTTGAGTTTTCGTCTGACCCAGAACCATCTCCAGTTTCGTCTATTGTACCATCGTACACGTGAAAATCGAAGAGACGAAACGATTTTACGATAGTTGGCTTGATTTTTTTTACGGCGGTAGTCATGATTTCTGGTTGTTTAATCATAGATAATTGTGTTTAGGTTTCTTTTTGATTGTTGTATAATATCAAAAAGAAATGTTCAATTTTTTGATGTGCGACGACGTTTATTTTTATGATTTTTATTGTTATCATTTTCTATTTTTCGTTTTTTTAGTCACATTTCGTGTTCTAGAACCATGTCGTAAAATATATCCACCTGCTTGGCCATTATTTGTTGCCCATGATGTCAACGCATTAGCTTCGCGTTCTCCACCATAATACTCAATAGCTCCTCCTTTCTTTTTGAATATAGTAGGGTATCCATTGGCTACTAATTTTTCTCCCTTGACAGTTGCATTAATATTGGCGATTTTATGTTCTTTTTTTGTATCAGAGTCTTCTATTTCTATAATAGCACCAAATTTCTTAAAAGTAGGATGATTGGCTAAAGATTTTTTCATACTTGCCCAATGGGGTTTTAATGATTGACAATGTCCACACCAATTCGCGAAAATAAGACCAACTAAAATGGGTTTGTGGTAGGGATGATGATTTTGGCGGGTTCGATGTTTTCGGTTTTTTAGAGTATGACGCATTCCTTATTAATATATTATATCATAATATATTATACTATAATAAATATATAAGGAATGAATAGAACCCAGATATATGTTTCATTATTTTTTATCATAGCATTTTTGGCAGGAGTTTATCTAATATTAAATGGTGGATTAACAGAAGGATTTAATAGTTCATCTATGGAACAAACAACTGGTCCTACGTCAAGTTGTCCAAATTTGTTGATACGAAAGGGAAACGGTCTTTTACTTTATAATACAAAGGCACCTATAGTAGATGGTGTAAATCCTTTACCATTCTTCAATTTAGACGAATATATTAATTATTTAGAAATCCAACGCAATCAAGGAAACACATGCCCGGTTCTCTATTTACAACAGGAAAATAACGCACAGGGTCACGATGTTCTAAGAGTAAGACCCAGTCCATTTGATTTACAAGGAGGACTTCAACCTATGAATCAAATTGATCAGAATAAGCCAGTTGTAACAGTAGTAGATGCAAGTCGTGAAAACAGCCCATATAATGCTAACAATTATGCTGGTTTTGACCCACTAAATCAATATATCGGTGTCTATACAAATTTAGATCAAATACATAATTCCACCAAGCAAAACAAGATTAGTGATAATCCTATGGATCCTAATTGGGCAGGTGTTATTTATACTCAACAAATGATAGATTCTGGTAAATATGCGGATAATAATATAACGAGACCTGTATACGGCGGACCACCCAACACATCATTTTATCCTGGATTACCCGCACCGATGAAAGGGCCCGTAGATCAACTATAATATCGCGTATAGATATAATACAATCTGTAATTACAATAATAGTATTGTAATTACAAAGCATATTTGCAGCCGATGTACGACTAGTCAAATTATTTAGTAAATAATATATATATGGACTCCCATAATATTCTCTCTTCTCCCCGTTCCATTGTTCTCTATAAAGCTGATTCGGGTGTTCGTGTTATCTCATTTCCTGGATATACTCCTACTAGCACAACTACCACAACAAATGACGTAACATTACCACCGCTTTTGGACGGTGAATATACTCAAGTTATTCCTGACAGTAATACAGTTCTCCATACAGTGGGATATATTAGAATGTCAATTTATATCGATGCAAGTGGTACAACTTTTGCACAAGATTCTAGTGGAAATGATATTAATAATAAATTAGTTTCTTCAACTATTTATACATATGGATACACTGATTTATCCGGTAATGTTTGGGATGGATACTTTCTAACATACTTTGACGATGGTACAACGTTTGGTAACAATGATACAAACAATGGTGCATATTGGTATACATTGGAAGGTCTTGGAAAACCTCCTCAACAATATACATAAAAACGTCAGGTTTACACGACTGATGATGCCAATAAAAAACGCCGAATATTATCCAAAGCCGACTTACTAATTTTACGTGATGTTCCATTCGTCTCAATGGTTAGATTCTCGAAACATAGTGGATTCGTATTTAGTTCGACAATTAGATTAGGAAAAGTTTTGAATCTCTGCATAATAGCTATTGCACTGGTATAACTAATACCAGGTATTTGACATAATATAATTTCACCGATGTTCTCGGGGGTGACATTATCTTTCTTCACCTTTTTGACAACTTTACAATAATCTGCCTGTGTAAGTTCATTTGTATCTTTCGTTTCACTGTTTATTTCACTATTTTTCTCACTATTTTTCTCACTATTTTTTTTATAATAAAACTGTTTGCCTTTACTGATGTCCCTATCGATTTTTTCGGCAAGTTGTAAAACCCATTCCGCTGTTTCGCTAATTGTACCGGTTCTGTGTGTACTAAACCCTTTAAACATTTGAATAGATGTCATAG